AAGTTCAGGAGTATTGTAAGCAACTTTACAATCAACCAATTCATTCTTCAGATCATTACCAAACATCTGGAGTTGTTGCCAGAAGTTTACAAGAGGTTCATAAAGGTCATTTACCCAAATATCTAGATTGGGATACTTCTTTGTGATGTAAATTGCAACACTCCCACCACCAATAAATGGTTCTCGATACTCATCATAGTTGCGAAGATCGGGGAAATAAGGTCCCATCTTTTCACAAGCACGGGATTTACCACCAGGATAACGAAGAGGAGTTTTAAGAGATTTCATCAAAGGATCTCCATAAGGTTATCAAGAATTTCTGAAGAACTAATATTCTTTTTAGCGGGAGTTATATTTTGTGCAAGGATTGTGAAATCACCAGGAAGAAGTTTAATTTTTGCTACTGGCGATTTAGGAGTAAAATAAATACGCTTCTCTACAGTTTTCCAATCAGTTAAACCAAGTGTCATACTAAAGGTATCGACAAGAAACATGTAGTCAAATGTTTTATCTACGACCTTAGTTTCTCCACGGAAGTTTTTAAGATCAATTGCTCCAGTGGAACCATTTTTGTTAAACAATTTCAATTTACCTTTCATCTCATAAAGTTCATTATTAGAGGAAACGAAATCTACACCATCTCGATGATCACCGACATATTCAAATTGACCATTACTCCACTTTGCAAAAGATTTCTCTTGTAACCAAGTTCTAAGAGTTTTAAAGGCATTAGATTTCATTTGGGTTGTATTTGTTGCATTTACACAACCAAAGAATTCTTCAAGATTGATTTTAGAAAGATCAAATTTCATTTAAATTCACACTCACACATAATTTCAGTTAACGCCGCCAGAAGATTAATTTCTTGATCGGCAACAAAGGCAATCTGATACTGGTACTTAGCAATAATAAGCACAGCAGCAGGAATAGAAGATGGAACCACAGTCCCATAAAGTGCATCATAAACCCTACGAAGAATGATACTACTATCATTATCAAGATTAGATACAACCCATTTACGTACTTCAGTGAAGTTCTTTTCCTTAAGATTTTTAATAAGGTCATCAATCTTCACATCACTAAACGTTGCAAGAATAGCGGAATCAATTTTACCGCTAGATGAATATCTTTGGCATTCATTTAACACTCGCCTCCAATCTGGAAAGTGTTTATTGATAAGTTCCGCAAGTACTTTTTGATCGAACTCGATGTGTTCTTCATCCAAGATGTTTTGCAGACGCTTGAAGAAGGATCCTGCCAATGATGCTTTTTCTTTCCCTTTGATTGCAAAATCAACAACAGCACATCTTGAATGAAGCGGTTCGATGATTTTGTTTTTGTAGTTACAGGTGAAGATAAATCTACAGTTACCACTAAACTCCTCAGTAAACGCCCGTAAGAGGAGTTGTACGTCTGTTGTCGTGTTATCTGCCTCATCAATAATGATGACTTTGTGTTTAGCAGTTGACATAAGTGAGACGGTCGAAGCAAAGTTTTTCGCAGTGTTTCGGACAGTATCAAGGAATCTACCTTCGTCGGATCCATTAATGACATAAACATCTACTCCCAGTTCAGTACATAGTGCTTTTGCAACTGTGGTTTTACCACAACCAGCAGGACCACAAAGAAGCAAATTTGGCACTTCGCCTTTATTTAGAAAATCGATAAAGGTTTTTTTAATGCCATCTGGGAGAATACAATCTTCAATTGTTTTGGGTCGATACTTCTCAACCCACAAAAATTCATCACGACTCATAATTTTTTATACCCAATTAGGTTTTCGTTCTGGCATACGAAGATAATTAGATGCAACCCAAGGTTTGGATGCGATATACATCTTGTAAGCAGTAAAAGTGTCAATGCTTGTGTCAAGTTTATACTCATCTGGCATAGCACGAGCAAATGGTGTTATCTCAACAATCTTCCCCCTAGGAAACAAATAGAAAGCATCCACAAGTGTCTTATAGCAGGAATGCGTTTTATTATATCGCAAAGAGTACTCATCACACAAGTTAAGACCATGTTTGATCAACCAATAAGCATTGTGAATACTCTCTAATGCCCATTTAGTACAGGGATGATTGCGAAAAGCACCTTTTTCAGTTTTGTATGGGGTGTTATCAGTTTTGTACAAAGGTCCATAACCATGACCCCATTTTTCCGATGCCACAATAGAAAGCATTTGACAACATTCTAGTGGCATTTTGACAACATGCTTATCTGGGAGACAGATAGCACTTTCTGCTGGCCAAGGAGAGGTTGCGAAGATGTTCATCCAAAAGTCGAGTCGGGTTCCAGAGCAATATAATAGGTCACATTAAACCCAGTATTTTTAAATTGTGACAAAAGTTTAGATGAAATTACAACTTCATAGTTTCCAGGAATAATCTTGATATTTTCTACCTTGAAATTGAAGGTAAATTCCTCATTAGTTTCACCCACAATGATAGAGAAATCATTGGAAGTGTCATTTTTCTTGTCCCGAACTACAAGTTTAACTACACCTGCCTCACCAACTACAGACAAATCAGGAAGTTGATAAATTGATGCTGCTTTGAGCAGTTTGTCTAATTCTTTAGTATCGAGTAAAAAGCAAACATCTTCAGTTGGCAAATTAATCGATTTATCTGGAGGACTAATGATTACATTTGGATCGGCAAAGAAGTATTTCGACCTGATTTTACCCTCTTTAATAACAACATAATTGTTATTTTGAAAATCCAGTTCCGCATTTTGATGTAGGTTAAGACCATTCAAAAATTGGTTCAGATCATAGATTGCAAAATCTTTAGGGATATCCTCTTCAATTACTGCTTCAGCAAGAATATTTTTCATTACTGAAATAGTGCGAAGAGAGTTACCCTGTTTAAATAAAATAGATTGATTAATAGAAGAAAAATTCTTCAGAAGAGTAATCGTTTTGTCAGAGAGTTTCATAATAATCAGCGAAATTCAGAAAGACCGTTATGTTGACGGGAATAATGCTTGTCGAAATGAAGCAGAAGCATAGCATAATGAATTACTTTTAGAAGGTCACGCTTATTACGACCATCTTTGTCACCGTAACGACTTCCATACTTAAGAATATTTGCCTGACAAAATCCAGCGGCAAGTTTCTTTGCTGCCATCAAGTCAATTGTTTGAATGTCAGCGTACCCATCTTCGTCACCACAATAGTGTCCATGGTAAGTGCCGACCACATATTCTTCAATGTCTTTGAGGATTTTCTCCTCATCATATTTCCAAAGATGATTTTTAGATTCAGTCATAGTAACAGTAGTTTTTGTAAGATTGAGCATTCCAGATTGCTCATTCGTAGACAATGTAAATTTATTCATTTGATCAGGATGTTCATCCATAATAAAAGGGGAGATCATAGTTTTACCTCCCCCAATTATATCAGAACGGAGCAGGTTGGTCAATGTTCGGAAGAACTTCATTTGTTACCGCAGTAGGCATTTCAAAATTAGCATCAATCTTATCATAAAGTTCCAAGAAAGATTGCTTGGTTTCATCATCAAATCGGTTTACACAAACTTGAATTGCCTTTGCCTTGTCGTTGAAAATGCTGTAGGCACGAATGATGTGGACCAGTCGGCGGGTGCTGATGATTTCCTCAATACCACCATCGTAGAAGGTCTTACGGATGATGTCTGCCCAATCTACCAGACGCTTACAGAAGTCACGATCCTCCACACCAAGGTCCAGAGCAATGCCCTCAAGGATCTTCTGCTCGGTGCTAGGAGCGGGATAGGACTGCTCAAAGGTCACAGGGAAACGCTCAAGGAACGCTTCGTTGAGCACATTGGTGCCGATGAAGCGACCGTCATCAGAACCCTTACCCTTGGTGTTTGCGGTGGCAAATACGTTGAATCCAGCAGCAGGTTTGACGAACTTTCCAATTTTCTTGAGGAAGACACCCTTACCTTCCAGAACAGATTGCAGGCACAGAATCTTGTTAGAAGCAAGGTCAATCTCATCCAGCAGAAGAATTGCACCACGCTCCAGTGCCTCAATCACAGGACCATTGTGCCAAACAGTCTCACCATTCACAAGACGGAAACCACCGATAAGGTCATCTTCATCGGTCTCAATCGTGATATTGACACGAATCATTTCACGCTTAAGTTGAGCACACGCTTGCTCCACACTGAACGTTTTACCGTTACCCGAAAGACCCGTAATGAACGTAGGATAGAAAAGATTGGACTGAATAATTTTTTTAATATCGTTAAAATTACCAAACTTGACGAAGGTATCATCTTTATCAGGAATCAGATTTTGTTCAACAACAGGAAGGACTGCAGGAGCACTGTAGGAACGCTCAATTTCGTCAACACGTTCTTGAGTTACTTCCAGATTCCAACGACCACGATCAGTTTTAAATGGTTCCAAACGACGAGTTACAGTTTGGTAATTCAGACTACGAGAAGCACAAAAACCACGAATATCCCCAGAACTAATTTCAGTTCCGTAAAGATTTTTAAGATCAGAAATGAGTTGTTCGTCAGTCACAGAATTTTTGCGGGGCATAATAAAAATTAGTTTTGGTTCGTTTCAACAAAGTAATTATACAGTCAGTATGGAGAGGCAACAGTACTGCTTGTGACAGTTCTCAATCTGGTTTGGGTTTCTTGTTTTTTTTAGAACAAGCATCTCTAGCCCATGCCCTAGACAGACTATTCACATAAGAACACGATTTACCAGATTTGCCACAGTAAGGACATTTAGAATCTGGAGGATCGCCAAGATATCCTTCAGGTGTATACATCCTTTTCTTTTTTTGATTTTCCGATTGTTTTCTTTTTTTATGATTCATTATGAAATCAAACTCACAAATTCATTAAGAATTTTTTTATTAGTTTTTTTAGATGACAACGATTTTGTGAAGGCACTTTTAATTTGCCCTTTCGTTGCATCTTCTTCAACTTTAAAATCAGTAGAAGTATTTAACGAGTTAGAAGAAAGACCGAAATATGTACTATATCCAGAGGTTTTAATTGCAAAATTCCTATTCTTTTTCCATTCACCCATCAACCTAGAGTATTCAGAAGTATTACTATACCCAGTGTAACGACGAATAAAGTTACCAGCATCCCTACCTTGAATAATACGAATTCCAATGAAGTTAACATCCTCAAATTTATCTCGCAAGTTGCGAAGAAGAATATCAGTAAAATCAGAACTGTCATTAGTCATTTTATAAACTGTTCCGATTTTCCTATCCCTAAGAATAGTATTAGATCCAATAGAATTTAGACCAATATAAGGATTGGATTCTGAATGCCTTTTGAATTGCATGTGGAATTTAGACCATTCACTTTCACCGTCAGTCAAAATAACACATTGAACTTTCTGAAGTTTATTTTCAAATTTAAACTTTGGAAGAATTTGGTGCAAAGCAATCAAAGTTTGGTTGAGAGGTGTCCCAGACAACATCAATCCATACGGGATACTGTAATTGTTTGAATGATTATAATAGTAATTATTCCTATGAAGATTATTAGTTACCCTGAAAATATTCTTCATCTGATGTTCCAAAACTGAAGAACTAACCTTACTAGTAAGAATATTGAGGAGAGAAAAACTCTCATCAACAAAAACCAGTCCCTCTTTTTTATCATAGTGAGGTTCAGGAATTATTGCTTTACCCTTACTATCATAGTTCACACGTCGCCATTCATTAGTAAATGCATAAACTTCAAAAGGAATATTAACTTTTTTACAAAACCAAATAAGATTGTAAAGTTGCTTAACTGTGTCAAAAAGTACATCAGACATTGATCCAGACCAATCAATGATAAACACCAATCCATGGTTTTTACCATTGGCAAGTGTAGTCACTTTTTTAAACAAGTCTTCATTATACTTATAGGTATGAAGTTTTGAACAATCCAAAATTCCAGTTCGAGCAGTAGTTGCCCTAGCGTAACTATCCGCAGATTTGCGACACTCAAACTCCTTAACGAGATAATTAACTTCCTTTTGAGCAGATCGCTTAAAGTCCAGATACTGCCTATCAATTAGATCAAATGCATCAGTTTTACCATCAACTTCAATCGTTGATTTCCAACTTTTATCACATTCCTCATGAATTTTTTTGTTGTCAATAATAACAGTATTGAGATTTAATTTCGGAAGTTCAACATACACACTTTCATACTTATTATTATCAACAAGTTCTTTGATAGATTCTTCAAGAGCATCAGCAGTTTTCACATCAATACCAGAAGTAAATCCACCAGTATTAGATTGACTTTGAGAATCTAGAGTATCGTCAGAATCATTTTGATCTGCTTGAGTTTCTGTAGAAGACTGCTGATCATTAGATTGAGAATTGGTTGCATTATTGTCACCTTCCTCACTTTGCTGATCAGAACTTTCATCATTATTACCAGGACTATTTGGAGTGTGAGAGTTTAGAGTTTCAACTTTTTGCTCCATTTCCTGTTTTTCTTTACAATATTCGTAAAGCAATTCAGACGCAAGAAGAACATCAGCGAATGTTTCAGTTTGTCCTACAATATCAACAATTTCCTTCTCCTTTTCATCAAAGTTAACTTTGAGGAAGTTGCCAATTTTATAGTGAAGATTTACTTTATCTGCAAGATTATACTCATCAACATCTTCACCATCAATAGAAAAGAAGTCTTGATCATTCAGTTCATTATACCCATTGTAAAACGTTTTCCTAAGACCGTCATAGCGACGTTTCATGAGTTTTTCAACCCGAACATCTTCAACAACATTTACAATTTGTTTGGGAACCTTACAAGTATCCCACCAGTCATCATCTGGAGTGAAGAGTGCATGACCAACTTCATGCCCAACAAGCATGTCGTAAATTGCGTTAGATGCCTTCTCCCACATTGGTAGGGTAAGAACCCGTGTATGGACATTAAAGCAGGCAGTTTGAACCTTTTTATGCTCAACCACAAGATCCTCTGTGGCGAGAAGACGAGCGAGATTGCCTTTTACTTCGTGGTTGATGGACATTGGATTTCGTTTGAACTGACACCAGTATACGAAAAAGGGTCGCCTTGCTGACGACCCATGTGACGCTTTTTAAATTGTCTCAGTCGCGCCTTTGCTTGCCTGAGTGCTTGGGGTTTTTTCTTTCCCTTGTCATTTCTTTTGTGGGGATTTCGACCACTTTCCCATATTTTGTGTCTCATTTTCCTTAGTGAGTTAATTGAACTAGTAAATCACAGTATCAGAAAATCGGAGTAACCTGCTTTGGAGTGTGCCACTTAAACAGCCATCCTACTGAAACTTTTAATTTTTTCGAATTTAACAACATTTGTAAATTTGTCTCTCATACCCTCTTTATGGGATATAACAAAAATGTTAGCATCTTTGATTATAAATCTAATGATTTTTAAGAAATCATCAGTTCCAAATCCATCGAGAGAAGAATCAAAAGTCTCATCAAAAATAATAAGATTACAATTAAGAGAATTTTTTATTTTTGCAATTTCTCTCCAGGTAAAAAGAAGAGCGAGGTCAATTCTCATTTTTTCACCTTCACTAAAAGAACTATAAGAAAAGTCTTCGTGAATGGGGGATTTAATAGATTCGTTAAACTCTTCGTCTAATGAGAAGTTGATATAGAAATCCATCATCTGTAGATATCTATTAACTTGCTGATTAATTAGAGGTAGATATTTTTTGATGATCTTGGTTTTAACTCCCCCATCTTTCAATAAACCATAGACAAAATCATAATAATTAATTTGTTCTTTTTTAGTTTCTGCCTCCTTAAAAGTTACTTCAAGTTGTTCCCTAAATTCTTCTAATTTCTCATGTTCAGTATTTCTATTCTTAAGTTGATTGGTAACAGTTTGAATTTCGTGTTCAAGTTCTCCGATTTGTTTTTGGCATCCAGAGATCCTAGTATTGTTTTGAGAAATTTCATTTGCGAGTTTAGTAACCTCTTTAGAAAGGGCGATAAATTGACGCTCTCGCTCTTCTTCTTCTTTAATTGTTTCTTCTAGTTCTTTATAACCAGATTGCAACTCCTTTGCTTTATTTTGAGCGTCTACTATTCTATTTAATCTAAACTCTTCTTCTATATTTTGCGTACAGGTTGGGCAAACCGTATTCTCAGTAAAAAACTTATGCTCCTCGGTAATGGTTGTTACTTTCTGAGAGATTTTTCCTTTAAGGTTTCCTAACTTACGTAGTTTTTCAGTTGCTCCAGTATAAGTTTTTAAATGCTCTTGCAGTTGTTCAATCTCATGATTTTTACTCTCATTCACACCAATTAAAGTATTTTCTTCATCAACAAGTTGTTGTATTTTTTCCTGCTTATTTTTAATATTATCTTTTCCTCGATTTTCTAACTCTTCGATAAAGTTTTTCTGCATTTTAACTTTATCTTCTAAAGATTCTTGCTTTAAATTAAAAGTTTTGATAGTATCTTTAGTTTCCCTAATCTTTTCCTTTAAGACAGAATTCATAGAAGAAAATATTTTAATATCAAGCAAATCTTCAATTACTTCTCTACGATTAGATGTAGACAATTGCATAAATGGAACAAAACTGCTACTTCCAAGAATAACGATTTGTGTAAATGATTTGTAATTCATTTTCAAAACATTTTGCTCAAACCATTTTTGCTGATCGATTGCAGCAGCATCCTGATTTAAAAGAGTTCCATTTCTATAAATTTCAAAAATAGATGGTTTAATTCCACGTACAACTTTCCAATTATTAGTACCTACAGTAAATTCAACTTCAACCAGACAATCCTTTTCATTAATGGAATTAACTAATTGTGGTTTATTAACACCACGAAAAGACTTACCAAAAAGAGAAAAGGTAAGAGCATCTAACATGGTACTTTTCCCAGCACCATTATTACCAATAATTAAAGTAGTATCTGAATTAGTAAATAAAATTTCAGTAAACTGATTGCCAGTGCTTAAAAAATTCTTATATCTAATCTTCTCAAATAAAATCATTTTCTTGTGGTGGAATTACGAGGTCATTTGCGGTAATTATAGCATATTGATACCCATGCATTTCACAGGTCTTTAGAATCATTTCATCTTCTATATCAATAACATGCATTGTTGGATAGTCCATTTCCTCTAACATCATAGCAAATCTAACAGCATCATCCTCTTGCTCAAATAGATAAAGAATTTGATTTCCTTCTTCATCCACAACAGAATAAGCACCTTCTTCTTCTTTGCCTTCGATTGTTAGTATGTGCATTTTAGACTAACTCACACGCTTCTTTGTAAATACCTTGAATAAGTTTTTGAATAACATTCTTATCTAAGTTTGTTTCAAACTCTTCAACATATCTATTTAATATAGAAATTGTGTCTTCTGTTTCCAATTCTTCAATTTCAAAGTTTTCTTGGAAATTAAAATTTTCAATAATCTTTAATTCAAATATGTTTGATGCATATAACTTATCCAAAAATTTATCAAACTTTTTAGGATCTGTTTTTTTCTTAACGATAAGTTTTACTATTTTATTTTCATATGGACGAGCATCAAATGTTTGATGATCACTATCATCATAAAAAATAGAATAAAACATTCTATATGGATTATCAATAGGAGTTAATTCTAATGTTTCAGTATCAAATAAATGAAATCCCCTAGTGTCGTTATAATCATTTGAATATATTTCGTAAGGATTTCCTAGATAAAATATTGTGCCATCATTAGATCTGGTATGATAGTGTCCAGAAAATACCCTATCAAATTTCTGAAAAATACTACTATCATGTCCAGTAGTCATAGTGTGACCACGATATGCAGAAAATCCATTAAGTTCTAAATGCCCCATGGCAATTTTAGATTTACTATTTTTAATTACATCAAATGTATTATTTTGATTTTCCGAATTAATCCAAGGAATAAAAAGAATATTTTCTTTACCAATCTTAATATGTTCAGGATTAGATATCACCCTGACATTCTTATACTCTCGTAGAAGTAAATCTACAGCATTAATATCATTCGTATTTTTATAATAAGCAGTATGATTACCAACAACAGTGTAAACCGTACACCCCAGCGAATTTAATCTGTCGTAATAATTATTTTTTGCCCACGCAAGAGCAGAAAAATCAATACCCTTGCGACTATCAAATGTATCTCCCATGTCAATAACCGTAGTAATTCCTTCCCTTTCTAATGTGGGAAAAAATACATCATTATAAAAACTCAAAAAATAATCATGGAATACTTTTGAGTTTTTACGTGCTCCAAAATGTTGGTCGGTTATTACAGCAACACGCATCAATACCTCAGTTTAGAATGAACATTATCTTTGATACTATTATAGTCAGAATAATTGCTTCCGTCAATAGTATTATCATCACAAAAAACTTCGTCAAATCCAGTCTTTTCTAGAATTTTATTCTTAATCTCTAACTGCTTTTTCTCTTTTTGAATTCTTCTCAGAAAAGCGTAGTGAATAATTTGAGTAAAATAAGCAAAAGGATTTTGAGATTTCTCTGGATTAAAATTATGAATATATTGAACACAATTTTCAATACCATCAGAAATCATATCATCTTTGAAAATATAATTAACAAAGTTTGGTTTAAATGAAAGGTGAGTAGCAATCTTTAAAAAGCATTCACCCAGATAATTGGTAATCCTTGGTTTTGGGTCACCTCTCTCCTGTGCTTCTACAATTTCTTTTTTATACTGAATTAAAGCAGCAAGAAAGTCCTTATTATTAACGTAGTGTACTGACCTTTTTCTTTTAGTCATTGCTGAGGTGGTAATCATTAGAATCTATAATGTAATATGTAGACATTATAACACTTTAATCCCCAAATCACAAATGCTTGACACAACCAGCAGTATTTCGCTATAATAGGTTTGTTCCCTTTGGAAACTATAATATTAGCTATTATTAAATAGTTTCTCTAATATCTCTTTAGCATCATTTATATTAGATATATAACCCATTTTACGATTTATCTTTCTTCTAGTACCTGAAGAGCTACTAAAATCTGTAGTGTTTCTAATATAACTTTGATACATTGATATCATTTGGATATTTTTAGATTCACTTAGTGTTAATATATCATTCATATTTAATATAAAGATATCTTCTTTACTAGTCTTTAACCATTGTTCAAGCTTATATCCAGTACCACTTCTGGTTTTTACTTCTGATACAGTTACAGGATTAGTAATTAAAAGTAATGTTTCACCATTTTCATCAGATGGTGCTACTTTGGCAAAGATCTCTTCACCTGTTTTTAATTTTACTGTGGCATAAAAATCGTCTTCTATCATGTTTTTAAATTAATAGTAATTATTTCGTAATTAAATTTTTCTTCATTATAAATTTTAATTCTTTCAATTAAATGATTTAATGTATAATTTTTTCTTGACTTGTGAGTACAATCATCAGCAATATCATAAAGCATTGCTTTTGTTTTGTTTTTTCCCTTTCTAAGAACCCTTCCAATACTTTGTAAATTACGTATTCTAGATTTGCTTGGTGATGCAAATACTACATTGTGAAGGTTTCTAATATTTATTCCTGTAGAAAATACACCATAAGAAGCAATAATTATAGCATTTTCTTGTGCCTCAGTAATTTCTCTTACACGTTCTCTTTCAGCAGTATCAATTCCACCATGAACAAAAAATACTTTGCGACCAGATTGTTTACAATTATCAATTAATTCAAATAATGGTTTACCATGAGATTCAACTCTAGAAAATAATATTAAAGTATTACCCTTTAAATCTAAAACTAAATTTTTAATAAAATTATTTCTTTTATCATGTGTTATAATAAATTGAACCTCATCTTCATAAGTTTCAAAAGTCTGAGGAGTATGCTTTAATACAAGACATCTAATATCTAATTTAGATACATGCCCCTTCTCCATTAATTCTGCAGTTCTAGTAACTTTATAAGATGGTCCAAATAATCCTTCAAGAACCCATTTATGAGTTTGAGTACCATCTAAAGTTCCAGTAAAACCAAATCTATACTTGGCATGATGTAATTTTGTCATTATACTAATGAGGGATTTACTTTTGAATAAGTGTGCCTCATCACCAACTACCACATCAAAGTCTTCAAAAAATCCTCTTTCTAAATTGTAAATAGATTGCCATGTAGTAATAGTTACATTGGCATTATTAGTCTTTTCCCTACCAGAATAAATTTTATGGCAATACGATGACGCATCCCAACCATAATCCTCAAAATCTTTGTACATCTGCTCTACAAGAGATGTCGTTGGAACGACTAAGAGAATTTTTTGTCCTTTGTCTACATAGTACCTCACTAATGAATAAATCATCAGAGATTTGCCAGATGCAGTGGGGCTTATCAATAATCTTCTATTATGTTTTAAAGCATCGTATACTCCATCAATCTGATAATCTCTCGGAGAATGAGAGCAAATAGATTTCATATAATCTTTTACACCCTCATATGAAATACCTTCGTTTACTTCAAAAGGTAATCCATAGAATTTATTATCTTCAAATTTGTAGTTGTAATTATAATTGTTACAGAAGGAGACGAGTTTATCAAGCAGACCTACGTAGAGTTGTTTGGTCCGCATATCAAATAAATGTATTTCTCCATTCCAATTCTTACCTCTATATTGAGGCATGAATTTTGCATTGGGTACTTCAAATTTAAAGTAATCCCTTAATTCATACTCAATATGAGGTTCACATTGTATCTTTAAAAATACTTCGTTAGACTTTGAAATTAATAAGTCAAATTTATCAACCATATCCTGCCTGGAATTTTATAAATTCGATGGCATTCTTAATTTGGTAAGTTCTGTTTTGAATAACCTTAAGAATACTCTCTAAGTAATTTAGGATAGTTTCATAGTAGTCTATTTTTAGACATACCTGAGACAATTTTTCATCGGCATCCAAATACTTTTGTAGAGTATCTTTGTCCCTTATTTTTTTGGGAAATGGATTTTCGATATAAACTTCTGGATCTGCTTTGCCTGTAAAATATTCGTAGCGTTCGTGCCTAATATTCTTTTTTTGTTGCTCTGCTTTCTTTTTTAAAAGAACGATATTATTGTAAATATCAAAATATTTAGCATGTAAAATTGGGATGTTTGTAGATTCTGTGTGAAGATTATCCATATCAATTTTGGCATCTTCTTCCCACATTTTTTGTATCATGTCAAGATCAATAATCATAAAGGATTTCCTTTCCTGTCTACAATATTGTACATAGTATACTTGAAAGAAACTTCAGAAGTAAAGTATTCTTCATCTGGATTTGTGGCATCAAAGGATAATGATGATAAAGTATAAGGAAACATGTCCCTAAATATCACTTCAAATTGAACATTATTACTACTATTCAATACTTGTAAAGTTCCATCAGAATAGATATTCATTTCTGGAGTTATCTTATTATTGACTATCGGTGGATTTTTCTGCAAATTATAAATTTCTGTTAAACTTTCTGGAAATCCCAATCCTCGCATCCAATTTTGTATCTGCATATAGTTCTCTAGATTTTCATCTACTATAAATTTCAAATTAAAATCATCAAATTCCATTTTATCCCCTGGGATTGGAATATCTCTCAAATAGTTTGGTTGGTTTGCTATACCTAAGGTAATCCCAGGTATATCTGCAGCATTTGAGAAAAATGAAACTTTTCTGGCTCTATTTAATGTAAATTTAAATCTAACCGATGATAAAAAATTTCTATTTTGTATCTGATTACTAAATGCATTACCTGTTGCCATTTTGGTACTATCCTAAAAATAATTTTTTAACTTTTCTATAAAATAAAGTCCAATATTTTCATATTGCTCTTTTGTTGGGTGGAAACTATATGGATTTAATATTTTATTTCTTACTGCATAAAAGAAAAAATTAGCATTATTAAAAGATTCATAACTTAATTCATCTTCTGATAAAATTTGTGGGTTATTTTTTAAATGTAGATCGCACAAATAATATAAAATATCTCTTTTATCTTTATCATATTCTATTAAATTTTTTATTTTTGATGTATACTTATGACTATTAAATGTATCAAACCAAATTACTGGTATATTATTAAGATTAAAAAATTGATTCCAAAATAGTACTTCTTTTGTTAATTCATTAACTTCATTTTCATAATTGTATGAACATTTATTTATTGTCATCGCCAATCTATCACTATCAAAAATATCTTTTAATCTACTAAAAATTTCCCTAATAGAACCTTTGTGTCTATCCTGATTTAAATAGATATCGCAAAATTTATTTTCATCCTCACACCACATATACACTCTTTCTGTTGTAGTTAAACCCCACAAAACAACTATATTATCATAGTCAGATTTCAATTTTTTCCATTCATCACTAATAAAAAAATTTCTTGCAGTTTTAAATTGTCTTAAATTACTACTACCACCAACAGAAAAATTTAAACCTTTTATATCAAAATGTTCTAAAACTAGTTTTCTCCAGGAATTTTCATAACATAATTCATGGGACCATCGTATATTTTCAGTATAATAACTTTCACTCATCCCTTCTTTGTACCCAGCACCTATACCATAAGTCCAACTACATCCAAAGGTTATTAATAAAGATTTTTTCATTATATTATTGTAATAAAAATTATTTATTAAAAAAGGGGGGCCTTTTGGACCCCCCGAATAAACGATGTAACCAGATATCACATGAGGTTCTTGATTTGAACTCTTCTGTAGTAACGGTTTGCGTTAACTTGAAGTCTGCCGAGACCTTGAGTGGTTCCTTCAGCAAATGGGTTAGCAACAAGACCGTATCTGGTCTTAAAGCCAATCTTAGGCTGGAAGGTGTTCTCACCAACGGCACGAACCATTTGGAGAGGAACGTAAGGGCAATAGAACAGACCTGCATCATAAGGGGAAGAACCCTTATAACCAACAACGTAGTACTGGTTAGCAGATACGTTTGCCGAATAAGGATCGATATATACGCGGAACTTGCCGAGTAGAACACCAGCGAAGGTGTTACCAGTGTCATCAACGTTGAGGTTTGCGTTCAGAGCAGGGGTGTAATCGAGAACACCAGCCATGCTGAGAGCAGATGCAACGTCAGCAGAACACATGATAACATTACCCTTTCCTCTACGAGTTCTTTGTGCGATTGCGTTAGCATCGCGCTCGATTTGGAAGAGTAGACCTTTGAACTTCTCAACTGACCAACGACCGTTTGAATCAACGTCTAGGTCAAATACACCAGCGGTAGCAGTATTTGCTGCAGCACCTTGCTCAGCGACCTTGTAGATCGTTCTGATGACTTCTCTGTTGATTTCTGCGAGGATCTCAGTGGAGAGAATGTTAGCAAGTTCTGCTTCTGCGTTTAGACCGTGGATAGCCTTGAGGTCTTGAGCGAGTTCTAGTGAGTACTCAGCTTTCAGTGCTCTTGACTTTGCTTCAACGAGAACTTTCTCGATAGAGAATGCCATTTCGTTGAACTGGTTTGCACCACCGTTACCGAGATTCTCAGAATCTCCAGTATACATGCCCTGACCAACGTTGTAACCATCGGAACCAGTGGATGCACCAGTACCAACAGGGTTAAGAAGACCTGGGTTTGAACCATACTGAGTAGTAGTACCCATACCAGCAGCAACGTTAGTTGCAGCGGTGAGACCAATACCAGAATTCTGACCAGAGAATGCGGTGTCTGCTTCGTTGAAGAGTGCTTCGGTTCCCGACTGATTGTTGTAACGAGAACGCATTGCGAAGATAAGTCCAGTAGGACCACTCATTGGTTGAACGCCAGCGAGGTCGTATGCGACCAAGTTAGGCATTGAACGTCTGATCAATGAAATTAGCACAGGGTCGAAACCTGCTACAGGACCACCTGCAGCGGCGGAACCTGAGAAACCACCTGAAGCACCAGCAGCATTACCTGCATTGGTTGGGGTTTCCATGAGAACGCCGCTTGAGAAAGCTTGCTGTTCTCTTAAGAATTTTTCTTGGTTTTCTAACAGGACTGCGGTTACAGCTCTTCTATGCGAATCTTTGATAGGATCAAGACCATCATAGTCGAGAAGTGGTGCCCACTTTTCCTGCAGATGCTCGGATTGGAACATTTGCTTTTACCTTTTACTAAGTGTGTTTGTTTTTATTTGAATAATATTAAGTTCACTTTTTAGCAACTGCTGAAAGAGTTCTCAGGTAAGCATTCATTGAATCTGAGTGATACTCAGTTGCAACGTCTACTCCTTCAGAAAGTGTTTCAGTTTGTGCCTGTTGAGATGTGGATCTTGAAGGAAAATATGATTCCTTCAGGGTCTCTAGTTTCTCACGATATTCTGCATCACCTTCAAACTCAACACTTTCGGCAAGTGAAGCGAGCTTCTCTTTCTGAGAAAGTGCTAGACCCTCAGAAATGTCATCAAAGATTCCTTGTGCAACCGACTCTGAGAGACGCTTGTTTAGGGAGATATTCTTTTCGATTTGCTCGTTGAGTTTTGTCTCCATTTCATCAAGTTTTTCTACCATACTCTCTAGTACATCGTATTTATCTTCAGGGATTGATACATAATGCTCTTCAAAAAGACCTCTCATTCCTTGTAGGAATGATTCGGTCATCTCGGACTTAAGACCATGCTCAATAGCAAGCTCGTTCTCCGAGATCCATTCTTCAGCGACGTATTCTAGATAAGCATCAACTCTCTCTTCAAGAGCGAGTTTAATTTCTTCAACTTCTTCAATAAGTCTTTCTTCGTACTGAACTTCAAGGGATTCCTTGACTTCAGACACTTTTGATCTGAGTGCAGCTTCAAAAATAGTACGTGCCTTTTCTTGAAACTCTTCGGATAGTTCTTCACCTTCTAGAAGAGCATTGACATCTTCTTCGATGTCATACTCCTCCTTCTTCATTTTCTCATCTTCATCCTCATCCTCATCTTCCTCATCTTCACCTTCTTCATCCTCTTCATCCTCTTCATCCTTTTTGGATGCTTCGGAAACGATTTCCTCTTCAGTCTCTTCTTCAGTATCTACTTCTTCAGTATCTACTTCTTCATCATCAGTCTCTTCTTGTACAAGATCCTGATCTTCTAATTCTTCTTCTTCTTTAACTGCTTGGCTCTTTTTCAGACCCTTCATTGGATCTGCAGCCTTTGCACCTTTGTTGACTACATTCCTAACTTGCTGCAGTGTTTTACCAGGGGTCTTTAATTCTGCAGAGCTATCGTCGGAACGATAGTTCTCTGGAGTAGGACCACCAAGATCTTCCCAGCTACCAGTCTGACCAGCAACTGCTCCAGGTGCTAGCTTCTGCATTGCATCCCCTGCCTTTGCTCCAGCATTGACAGCGGTTCTGGATTGCTTAGTGCCTGCTTCCATTTCTTGTAAATTTTTACCACGAGACATTTGAACTCTCCGATTAACCTTGAAATTTAATCTATATTTATTTATTAAATTAAATAATTTTACTTTATATATATCAGAGTGAATTCAGGAAATTATTGAACAATTCAATCTTATGCTCTTCTAATCTTCTTTGATTCACTAAAGTATTAACTCTTTTTTTGGCATTTTCAGCGAGTTTTTCGCGGAGAACACCACCATCCCAAATCCACTCTTTACCTTCCATAATTCCCTGAACAAAAGCATCAGGGGCAGAAGGGTCGGCAACAATATCAGCGGCAGTTGCGAGCATGAAGTCTTCACCAACTTCCTTATAACCTTTATTATTTTCTCTTAAGGAACCAATACCACGAGACGAAACGCCGAGAGTTACTCCATCTTTAAGAAGTGCTTCGGCAATCTTACCCATAGGAGTGTGTAAGATTTGTGCTTTTCCGATAAAGTTATTTCCGTTCTGTTTGAGTTCAGTAATTTTATGTGAAACTCTATCGAGATTTACGGTGGGACCATCTGGGTGTCCTAACTCCCCAAGTGCTCTACCCTTATTAACATAATCGTTAGTATATCTCTTTACTTCTCTTTCCATAATAGAGAAAGGATACATTCTTCCATTACGATTTACCATCTCGCTTTGGAGGAATACACCTTGGATATACATTTGTTTTTTACCACCGACACTTTCGGTGATAACTTCAACCTTTTCGATTTCTTCTCTGATGAGTTTCATAAGTTTAGTTGGTAAGTCCTACTTTTGCTGCTTTAATTGCTGAAGATGTCCAGAGAACATCTGTGGGAAGTTTTTCTAAGAATTCAACTGAACTTGCTGGCATAGAAAAATAATTAGTAGTTGCTGCACCAACTAAAGTTGATACTCCAACCGTTATTATTCCACTAGTATTATTGTGAAGACGAACGCAAGTTGCACTACCAATGCTAGTAGCAGCACCTGCAGTTATTCCTGTAGAAACCTCAGTTTCAATTATTTTAGTTCTTTGCATTGGTATAATAAAGACTTTATTAGTTATTTATAAATCTCTGTCACCCATCATATTATTTAAGCAACAACACCATACTCAATATAACTACCAGCACGAACAGTAGTCTGAGTAGCACTTGAAGTATTTTGTGACCATTGGAAATAGAAATTCCCAGCATTTACACCATTATGAACAATTCCTTCCAAAGTAACATATCCACCAATTGTTCCAGATGTTGAAGTGAGTGTATTGTCCACAGTAGAATATGCAGTCGCAACATTAAAACTTAATGTACCTGACGAAGGAGCACTATCTCTTTCTACAATACGAACTAAAGTTGGTGCTGCAGGTCCACTATGTCTCCATTTAAAGTCGGGAGTTGTGCCAGTATCAAAGAAAACTTCTAGTTTGAATTGATACTTTGTATTTGCTGCCATTGTAAAGAATAATTCACTATCATTATTAAGTGTACTATCACTGGTTATTGATTGGTCTGCTGTCTTATAAACAAGAGTTCTTCCACCAGCACCAGTTGCATTGATGGTAACTTGTCCAGTAGAACCAGAAAGACTTATATTTGAACCAGCAATAAGTGAAGTTACAATGCCAGTCAAGTTTGTTCCTGAACCAGTATAAGAAGTTGCAGTAACTACACCAATAAATGTTCCACCATCAGTACAATCAAGTTTTGTCGTAGTTACAACTCCAACACTTATTCCACGAGATGAAGTATTTCCATAACCTAATGTTGTATTCAAATCTTGAGTATTTGCAAGAACATTAGATGCTTGAGTAACACCAATAATTGCACTTGGAGACACTGGAATAGTTGGAGATGATTGTGCCGCAGTTGTTGTAAGTGCGATACCTGCGTGATTTCCGTTCCATAAAATTTGAATATAATCATTGGCATTTACAGTTACAATATACTGCAGTGACGCTAATAAAAGACCATCTGGACCAGTTCCTTTTGCAACAATGTTATATCCAGAGTTACTGTTTGGAATATCTACTCCATTTTTTCTGAACCAAACATCAACATTTTGAATACTTGTATTGGTATTCCTAAAATGAAGGTCATAATTGATTGCATAAACTCCACCATAATCAAAAGTAATTCTATTTGTGGATGCAATACTAACTCCATTTGAAGAATATGTATTACCGATACTTACAAAGTTCCAAGTAGAAATTCCAGCATTTGTCTGTAAAGTAGTATCATAGAAAGAACCATAATAACCAGTTTGACCAATACCAGCTCCAGTTGCATTGATTGTAACTTGTCCAGTTGAATTTGATACGGTAATACCAGTACCAGCAACGATAGAAGTTACAATTCCAGTTAGGTTTGTACCAGAACCAGAGAATGAGGTTGCGGTAACTACACCGGCAAATGATGCACCACCACTCACTATTAGATTTGATGCGGTTACGATACCAACAGTGATATTTGGAGTTCCTGTAAGACCTTGTGATGTAGAAGAAATTCCAGAACTTGTGGAGTATCCAGCAATTACTGCATATGTTGCAATTCCAGATGAAGTAGCATAAGTAGCAATACCCGCAGATGTAGAATATCCAGCAATCGTTGCATAAGTCGCAATACCAGCACTTGTGGAATAACCAGCCGTTACTGCGTAGGTTGCAATCCCCGCAACAGGTGCATAAGTCGTCGTGACTGTTGTGATACCAGACCCAAATCCATTCGAATATGAAATTGTAATTCCAGCACCTGCATAAATTTCATTAACAATTTTTGGTTTATTCAGAATAGAAGCAACACCAACATTTGAAGTCCAATCACTATTGACTTGTGGAGTTGCACTAATAGTAAATTGTCCATTTGTGTTTGTTACACCAATTGCAGTACCAGCAACAATAGAAGTCACAATACCAGTTAGATTTGCACCATTACCAGTATAAGAAGTTGCGGATACAAGTCCAACATTTATTCCAAGTGCCGAAGTATTTCCGTTAGTTAATACTGAATTGAGGTTCTGTGTTCCAGTTGCATTAATCGTAACTGTACCAATTCCATTCACAGGAGATACTGAAACTCCAGTTCCTCCAATAATTTGATTAACAATATTTGGTTTGTTTAGAATTGCAGTAACACCAACAGTGGCATTCCAATCAGAATTAAGTTGTGTTCTTGGACCAGGAATTAAATCATAATGAGTTCCATTATGAATTAACAAATCTCCATCTTGAAGATATAAGTCCCCGTTTAATCCAAAATTGGTTGTACCAACTCCAACTACTGTATATTGCCAACCTGCTTCTCCAGTTGCATCAGTAATTGGAGGTGTATTGGTCGCAAGAGTATATAATCCTTTGTAGATAACAGCACCTTCAATAGTTGGAGGTGTCTCCCAAGACATTACATAATTACCAGCAACATTAGTAACCTTAAGGAACTTATCTGCAGTTCCTGCGGTTTGAGGTGGGAAATATGTTAATCGTGAATTATCATAGAAAGTAATACCAGTAGTGCTACCTGTACCAGCAAAGGATAATCCTTCAGTATTAATTCTTAAATCTAATGTTTTTGCGATTGAACCAATCGGTGCATTATAAAATCTATACTCTGCGCTCTGTGCAGTATTTGTGAAGTTTTCTCTTGCAACGACTTCTATATTGTTTGCTGCTAATCCACCAGCAAATCCTGTAGAACCCCATCCAACTGAACTATAACGACTTAAAATATCTCCTGATTGTGATGCACTTGGAGATGCAGCAGTTCCACGACCAGCACGACTAACATAAGCAGGAAAAACACCAGTACCCCAAGCATCATTAGTGATACGACTTACTGCACCATCATTACCAGTGATATGCAACATACCACCAGAGTTTACGATTGGTTGATATGCTCCATTAGTTGAACCAATAATACTTACTCCACCAATATCACCTGCAGGAATAGTTGGAGGATAGAATTGAGTGCGACCTGTGCGGTCACTATAAAATGATGTTCTATTACTACTATCTTCAATTCTTACCGAACGATTGAATATAATATCTGCAGTTGCACCAAGTTGTCCAATATAAACATCACGAGTACTATCTTTAATTTGTAAAGTATTATCTCTCAATACCCATTCACCAACTTCTAAACCAGCACCACCTTGAATGTAGAAGTTTCCGTCTTTTGCACCAAGTGCTTGGTCATTTCCTAATGTTTCGTCCTGTACATAAATCGTACCAGTTCCAAACCAGACTTCTTTAAATCTTCTGGATGGAGAACCCAAAGACCACTCATTAGTCGTGTATGGGAGAATGTCTGAGTGATTAACAATATTACCACCAGGACCTGCATTCAAAGTAATATCAACATCATTTCCAGTAAGTATTGACATCCCCGCATTGACGGTTGTACGAGCAAAAGTAATTACTGTATTTTCTACTGGAAGTGGTGCTCCTACTGCAAAGTTTTTATCGGTAATAATAACCTTATTATATGCACCAGTACCAATTCCAATAATTTTACTTCCAACTGAAATACCTGCACCAGCAATCACATCATCTATCTGAAGTGTTGGTGATGGAACTTCTTTGAGTTCATAAACTGCATATGGAATACCTGTAATACCATAGGTTAAACCATAACTTCCGATACCTAAATTAGCACTATCTCCGTGTTCAAGAACTACATTTAGATTTTCATTACCAATGTTAGCAACAATTGAAGAAATACCAGAAATAACAGAACCAACTGGAATGTTTAGTGCGGAAACACTAATTTGATTGTCGGTTGTATTTCCACGGTCAGTGACTGTATCCAGAGTATCTGCATCCAAATCACCAACTGATACGAATTCTGCTTTATTAATTGTTGAGTTCCAGGACAGAACTTTACCATCATAAGCAGAAGAATTCGTTGCAAGTCCAACAACATCATCCAGGTATCTAAATTTTGTTTCACCACCACCACCAATTGTGGAGAGTTGTTGTTGGATGCGATTGAGGAACAGACGATAGTGTTGTTGTAGTTGGTCTAAAGTTACAAAATTTTGATCAAGTGGTGTGAGTGGATCGGAGTTCTTTGTATTTGGTGGTTCATTTAGAAGTCCTTCTTTGATGACCTCCTGCACAACAACTTCTGGTTCAATGCGAGAATATGTTTCTTTAATAAAATCAATCTTCCTCTCAAGACGATCAAGGTTCTCTTGAAGATTTCCAACAGGAATTTGATCAATCTCTGCGAATACTTCTTCTCTGAGAGCGACTAATTCTTTATGATTTTCTTGAAGATACTTATCTACATCTTCTAAACGAGTATCATATTCTTGAATATTCTCACCAAATTTTTTCAGATGTTGTTCATTAATTACAACATCTGCTTTGATATTTAAAATATCTGAAGAAACTTTGTCTTTAATAATCCCAACTTTTTCATTGATATTATCAATCCTATAACTCACATCTAAAGAAATAGTTTCAAACTTCTCTTCAATCACTTGAAGATGTGTAGAAGTTTCTTCTTGAAGTGATGTCTCAAGTTCTACAAATGCTTCATAAAGAGATTTAATAACCTGAGAATATTCTTCTAACTTTTCATTCTCTTTGGAAACTCTACTTTCTACAATTTTGAAGAGTTTGTTATAAGTATTAGTTGTCCTTTTAACTTCGTCAGAAGTCTCTTGAAGGTGATTATTAAAATACTGAAGATTATTATCAATAACTTCTGCAATGTTATGTACCGTGATATCTACATCTTCTTTGATACTTGAGATATTTTCTTCTACAACTTCTTTGAATTCATTAAACTTTTCACCAATGTTGATTTGATTTTTGGTGAATTGTTTTTTGAATTTTGGTAGTTCATCTTCTATAAGTTCTTCAACAATTTCAGTCAAACTTAAAACTGTTGTTCTGAATTCTTTTAGATCTTCTTTGTTTAGACCTTTAACCTGATTCTGAAGTGACTTAAAATTCTCATCAAGAACCATCAACTGAGAAAGCATTGCATTCTCAAGGTCAGTTCTATCCAACTTCTCAGATAACTGTTGAGATAGTTGTTCTACCTTCTCTGATAGAATATTAACCTTATCAAAGTTATCACGGAAACGATCATAAGTTTCCGTGATTTCTGTAGAAACCTCTGGAGAATTAAAAACTCCAGAAGTTTCTTTTTTATTAAAGAGATCTGATGGTTTTCTGAGCGTCACTTTTATCCCTAATCTTCGTCATTATAAAGATATTTATTCCATAACAAAAATTTAAATTTTTTGTTTTTTATTGCTCTTGTCCACCAAATAATGCAGTACCTGCAGCAGGTCTTAAACCTTCAATCTTTTCTGCAGATTTTGCAAAAAGTAATTCTTTAATTTTATCACTGACTTGTGAGGGTGATTCGTCAGAAATAATCATGTCTAAAAGATCGTCCATTGCTTTAAATTAATCAAAATGTTTGTTTTTATTTATCACTAAACTTGAGTTGACTTTTCATCTGCTGAAGGTTCAATAGGAACTTTTCCAGATGCACCATTAATATTATCTCCACCAGTTTGACTGGTATCCATTGGCATACCAGTCATTGGATCAATTGGGGCATTAGGATCTGGAATAATTCCATCTTTAATTTCTTTCTTAATCAATATATCTTGCTCTACAATTTCTTCATCAGTTTGGCGAAGAATTTTACGACGAACATAATCCTGAGAATAATACTTACCAATATATGGTTCGGCAGTTGCAGCCATATTAAGTCTCTCAGTCATTAACTCTGCTTCTTTCAATTCAGAGAAGTGATTATCGTATAAGAAATCATATTGGATATGCTCTCTCATAATATTCCAATCTTCTGGAGTAATAATGTTCTTAAGAATTAATTGGGTCTTAAGCATATCATTAAATAAATTTGAAAAACGCTTTCTTAAACGTCCAACAAATTTAGTAAATTTTAGTTCGTCTCTTAAAATCTCAGATGAACGACCTAAATTAAATCCACCTTCTCCTTCCATTCTTGATGGTGGGACATTTAACGAGCGATATAACTTACTCTGGAAATATTTAATATCTGTAATTTCTCCAAGATTTTGACCACCAGGTAGAGTTGTGATTTCAGTTCCTCTACCACCTTCACGGCGAGGTAACCAAAAATCTTCAAGCATACTCATGAATTTTTTATCATCACGGATTTCTCCAGTTGATGCATCATATACGAGTTTGTTGCGATAACGCATCATAACATCACGAAGATATTGTTCTGCCTTAATCTTAGGAAGATTACCGACATCGATGTAGAAAATTCTACGCTCTGGTGCTCTAGATAATCTATAAATTACAAGACTATCCTCAATCATTCTAAGTTGATTGAGTGATTTAATTGCTTTGTGTAGATATGAAAGTGTAGTTCCTTTATTTCTATCTACTAATCCTGAGGTACAATATGAAACTGCATCTCTAGAAATTTTAATTCCACCACTAGTTTGAGTTGAAACTCTACTATTAACAGTTCCAATTGGAGATTGTGATGATGGATTATAAATGAAGTACTCTTCAATTTCTGGGAATTCATAATCCATTGGATTTTCACTAATCCCATTTAGTGATTTTTGATTATTATTTTTTGTCCCTTTATTCACAGATTGTCTAACATAACGCATTTTTAAAGCGTCAATATATCTTAATTCCTGAATACCTTCTTGTGGTTTCTTTAAATCAATTACTTTATGATAATAAAGACGACCATCAATATACCAATTCCTATAAATTTCGTGGCACTTTTTATCAAAATCCAATAACTCTAGAATACGCTTAAATTCTTCTCTAATCTTTTTCTTTATACCATCACTTGCATTTAGATTCGATAATTCTATTTGAACAGGACTATCATTAGTATCGCTTACAATAGCTTCGTTTACAATATCTTCAATGGCACTATCACATTCTGGGTGAAGTGCCATTTCACGATATCTTTTAATTAAATCATATTCAGTTCTATAAACACCTTCAATATCTACATATGAACCAAAAAAACCACTAGTTAAATAGTGGTCAACCCCGTCCTCATTATTTTGAGGAACGGGGGAAACTACAGATGGAGATGTTTTTTGTTTATCGTCAATAGAAAATCCAAATAATTTCGCCATTATTAAAGTTGTACTAAATTGATATACTATTTATTATACAATCTCAGTTCCATTTTGATCGCCAGTAGTACCAGCAGACCACCACTGAACTTGGAATTCTACAGTAAATTCTTCAATTGTATCTGAAGTGTCGTAAGATAATTCAATTTGAGATACGTTTGTTGGGAATATATCGTAGAATTTGTACACTCTTAATGGATTGTGTGATGCTGAATTTGTATTTGACGTGGATTCCTTAGTTTGACCTCTTCCAAGTTGATACACATAAGCATCAACCATGTAAGATGCTGGTCTGGTAGCACCAGTTCCATTGCTCAATTTATTCATCTGGTTCATCCACTGCTCAAATTTTGTCCTTAACTGGAAATCTTCATCATTAATAACAGTTACTGTCCAGGTATCAAAAGTCCTGTCACCAGCAACTTTCAAAATACGTCCTCTGAAAGGAACATCAATTGGGGCAACGTTTGATGCTGGTAATGCGGCAGCTTTGCATAAGAAGTTAAACTTCTCATCATTCCAACCATTTACAAAAGATGGGAATGATGGAATTGCAACTTCAAATAGATTGGGTCTTGCTGCACCACCAGCAAGTTGAGATTTGAAATCGGTGATTGTTCTAATGTTTCTCGCTGTCATTTTAGGTTCCTCCTTTAGTGTTAATTAAAATAATTAAACTCTTCCAGCGACTTCTTCAAAGCTAACACCTGTACGGGTAGCAACAAAAGTAAGAGTTATGTAATTAATTGATTTCGCAGGCTTCAGATAAATGTCTGCTCTAAATTCATTGTTATCAATTACATCAGGAGTGTTATTTGTTTCATCACAAACTACGAGATAGTCATAAACACCTCTCTTTGCTTGAACATCACGTAAATAAGGTTCCACAATGTTAACAAAGTTTGCTCTTGTTAACTGATCATTAAACTCAAATAGTTGAGATTGTGCTGCTTTTTCTAGTGCTTGCTCAATAGTTAAGAATAATCTGCGAACGTTAATTCTATCAAAAGCAGATTGATAAGCAAGAGCAGTCTTATCACCGAACAAGATGATACCACCACCAGGTTGATTGATGATGCTATTAACTCTTGCTGGATATAATCTATCTCTTTGTGCTTTATTTGGGTTATATGATAATTTAATTGCATTTAATATGTTGCCTCTTTGTTGTCCTGCAGGGGAGAACCAAGGATATGCAACAATATTAGTTCTGCACATTAATCCAGCAATATCAGCATTACATGGAATATATCTAAACAGATTATTAAATCTATCGTAAGTATACTTATACCCACTATCAAATACCGCATATGATGACGAGGTTAATGCACTGAAGAATTCAATAATATTTTCAGTTTGCGTATTTGAGTTAGTGATATCAACTACGCTTCCTCTATGAGGAGAAATAACAGCAACACAATCCTTTCTCGCTTCAGCAATAGCAATCAAATTATTTGCCTTTGCTTGAGAATCTGCAATATCATCTAATCCAGGACCATTAATTAAATAGTCCACTGCAATCTCATCTCTATTATCAAATAATCTGTAAGAGGACTGAATATCACCTAACGATGCTTTAAATCCTCCAGTTACACTATAATCAACACCGTTAGTTAAGTTATAGCAAACAGGACCAACAGAACTGAAAACTACATCTTGAGCATTTTCATCCCATAAACCTGCTGCAGTGCTATAGACTGAAAAACTAGTTGAAAATCCAGTAGAAGTTGGAGTTGTGCGATGATAATTATCAATACTTTGTGATGGATTTGATCCAGCGTAAATATATTTTGAATAATTTGCAAGATAGTTCTTATACCAAATCTTTTGTGGGGAATTTACACTTGAAATCGTATCAGCAGCTTTTGATAAATTAACATGCTTTTCAAGAATACTTCCTTGAATACCAGTTACATCTCCACTATCATCAACTAATACGACATGCAATCCATCATTTCTACCGTTTCTTTCAGCAACGTAATTGTTTGTTGTTGGTTTTGGTGCGATAGATTTCCAATAAACTATGGAGTTGTCTAATCCTAAAGTTTGCTCACCATACCAGTCTACAGCATCAATGACCTCAACTCTTGCCTGTGATTCAGTAACTGTTAAGATGATCTTGTCATCTCTCAATGTGCTTACTGTTAATATTAGGTTATTTGCTGGAGTTGAACCTCCAATAGAAGTTCCAGCAATACTTACAGTAGTTCCAACTCCATAAGATCCACCTGGATTGGTGATACTTACAGTACTAATACCACCAACACCATCTCTGAAGACTGTGAATAAAGCACCAGTTCCAAGAGTACTTACACCAGAAACTGATGAATAAGTTGTATTTGCTTGTGCAAGTAATGTAGTTGCCGCACCAACAGTGATTTGATTAATTGCACCATTTGTTAGACTATACCCACCTACTGAAGTTCCAGGTATAGTGATAGTTGCTCCTACAGTATAACCAAGTCCAGAATTAACTACAACTGCTGATTGTACACCACCATTTGTATTATTTCTAGTAATGTTGAATGTCGCTCCTGAAGCAGAACCAGAAGAGGTTCCAGCAACTCCAGTATAAACTTCACCTTGTTCACCATCAATAACACTGAAAGTAGTAACTCCAACTGAACCAACGGAATCCTGTGGTGATACTAAATTTCCAATGTTATTGATTGAATTGATTCTATTTCCAACTAGGAATGATGCAAATTGATTATTTTCAGCATAATCAATTGGGTATTCAGTTCCAGCTGCAGAAACTCTAGAAATAATCTTTACAGCAATATCAGATTTATTTGATGCTAAAGATTTTGGGGTTATTTTTGTAACAATACCTTTTAAATAACCGTTAAAAACTGCTGTAGTTCCAGTTCCAGGAATTACATTTCCAGAAATGTCTACGGTTACTCCATATCCAACTTGAAATCCTAAATTTTCAGGATTAGTTGTTCCTATACCAATAATTTGATCTGCTAAATCATCGATGATACAGACTTTTAAATTGTTAGCCCAAAATCCTGGATCTTTTGCTGCAAAATAAAAACTCGATGATGTGGTTGAATAATTCGTTAGATAATCATCAAAATTTTTGATTTTAACATCTATTGATGATCCACCAACAGAAACGTTAGAATTCTTTAATTCTGCACCATCAGTTCTAACAACTTTTAAAATACCACCATATGAGAGATATGATGATGCACTCATCCAATATTCGTATTGGTTATCTCTAGATGTTGGTGAACCAAAAACATCTAATAATTGTTGCTCTGTAGTAATGTCAGTTGGTTCATTTACTGGACCCTTTTTAAAAGGTCCTGCAATAGCACCAATATTATCTAATACGTTTTCAGCTCTCCCAACAGTTAAGTCAACTTCCCTGACTAATATACCAGGAGATAATTGAGGAGTTGCCATGTTTTGCTCCTAAGTCTCAGATTTGCTCTAAAAAATATTTATTAAAAACTTACTTTACGTGGGGGAAATTGGACGTGAACAACCAATTACCAGTCAGGATATTCCCACTTAAAAACTAAAGGATGCATTTTTCTTGATTTTGCAATTCTTTTTACAGTACACTCCTTACATTCATACGAATATGATGATGATACTGGACCTCTATCTTTACGAGTTTGATAGAAACAATCTATTAAATTTTTGATTTCACCACAAACTCTACATCTCCTATCTACTAGTAATAAATGCCCATATCTTATCTGGTTATCTAAATCCATCATTGGTAGTTCCACATATATGACATATCCCCATACTCATCGGTATACCACCTATCTCCACTATTATCCACAAATGATGATTGATCATTTACACCATCAACAATAAATCCAAAAGGTGCCATATCTTGAAGGATCTCATTTTCCTTTTCTTCATATAACTTTTTTCTCACATCTTGATCGGTCAGTTCTTTAAAATAATCTTGTACAACTAACCAAGCATAAATTACAAGACACATTGCTAAATCATCATTACACCCATCTTCAGCTTCAAATGAATTTGATTTTTGAATGAATGTAGTTAATTCACTGATGATATCATAATCATTAAAAATTAATTTATCCTCTTCGATCATCGCTTTTAAATTTAGACATCCAACTTTTTTAACAGTTTTAGACATCTTAACTCCAAGTTGGGTTTTCTTTCCAGAAAATCCTTGCCCAACAATTTGTCCTGCTCTACCTCGCATAGAGCACATTAAAACATTTTGATACTCTAAGTCATAATGAAGAATTGATGCTACTTGATCACCAACATCATTAACTTCACATAAAACATATGCATCATTATAACTTTTTGCTACCTCATGGACAATCCCAGGAAATATCATGGGTTTTATTTGATTGTCTCTATATTTTGCTACAACTTTATGTGGAAATTGTGTAATATCTACAACTACAAAAGCAGAGTAATCATTTCCAACTCCTCTAGCTACGTCCACAGAAACTGTATAATTATGATCATCTTTAACATCTTCAAACACATCTAATCCACCACTTCGTAGTCTAGGTGCTTCATAAACTAAATTACGAAGTTTATTTGGTGAAATTAATGTATCAACAGATCCTAAAAATTCGCATTCAAATTCGACCTTAAACTGTTGTTCACTGGTGTTTGCAATAGTTTGCTCTTTCCATTTTTCATCTCTACCAGGAACTTCACTCCAATGAACTTCTGTTGGAATATATTCATTCTTTCTTCGTTCGGCATCATGCCAAATTTTGTAAAAATGATTCATCCCGTGAGGGGTAGAAACGATAATTACTTTGGTATTCTTACCAGAAGAAATAGTAGGATAAACTGAACTGAAAAACTGATCAGCAATATGGTTGGGAATAAAAGCAAATTCGTCGAGGAAGATGATGTTGTATGATCCACCACGAACTGCTGATGCTGATGTAGAAGCAGCAATAATTTTTGATCCATTTTCTAACTCTAAAGATGCTTTGTTCCATGTCATCACCCCCTGCTGTAACCACTTTGGGAGGTTCTCGTAAGCGGTCTGGAGGCGGTCTAAGAGATCTTTTGCGGTAGATGCCTTGTTAGCAAGTATTGCGATGTTAACGTTATCATTAAAAATTGCATAATGAAGAAGATATGAAACAACGATTGTAGATTTTCCAGACTGTCTCGGTAATTTACATACATTAAAACGATGGTTATGAAACCTATCAATCATCAGTTCTTGAAACTTATATGGTTTAAATGGTTGTAAACCATAATCCAAAGTAACAATTTGGATATAATTTTTTGCAAAATAAATTGGATCGTCTTGACAACGAGCAAATTCTATAATTTGGTCTTGAGTAAATTCAAGCGGAGTATTCGCTTTTTTTAGAAGCGGATTACCAAGATAATGATCGGCCATAATAAAACCTATTTTTTAATTACAATTCCAACGTCTTAATGCTTTGTTTATTTTACTATCTGGATCTCTTGCAGTTTCTGAAGATGTATTTTTTGCTTTATGACCTTTCATTCTTTGGCAAAAAGACTTGCGACGATCAGCCCTTTTGCCCGTAGGCTTTTTTTCAGTTACTGCAGTTTGTAATTTTGAACCAGGATTTTCTCGTCTGTAAGCATTTACTGCTTTTTGACTTAATCCATCAGTATTATCTTTACGATTTACTGACTGCCAATCCTCCTCTAATTGCTCACCAATAGTTTTATTATTTAATAGATAATTTTTTGATGGTGAATTTTGAACTTGAACAATAGGATCTCCACCAGGTCTCAAATCTGTTATTTGAGCATGTAGAACTTTTGCCTCAGGATAAACTTTTTGCAATTCATATTCAACTTCCTTTCTTGAAGGTACTTTTATTTGTGGGAAGAACATTCTTAATGAATAAGATCTACCTCTCCAAGTAAACATTATTATCATTAATTGTCCATTTTGTGATGGAATTCTGACTGCTTCTTCAATATCCTCTTTTTGTATCAATTGTTTAGCGAGATCATTTGCCCTTCTCTGCTGTCTACGATATAATTCTTGTCTTGCATCAGAACCTGCTTGTGCAGCATCTCGATCAGCAACTGTTTTTGCAGTTTTACGAATTTTATTTGCTCTCTGGCGGTCTTTAGGATTTTGTGAATTGCTTAATCTATTTGCTTTGTTTAATGCCTTCTCTTCGCCAGTTTTTTTTACACCATCATTTAGTCTTCCAGAAGCACGACGAGTAAATTGAAGTTTTGCTTCATCAATTTGCTCTTCTTTTTTAAGTGGTTCTGGTTTAATAAGATCGATAAATTCAACAAATTTATTACCAAACATATCTTCAATAGTTACACTTTCAGAGTTAACTGATTTCTTTTCAACTTTTTTAAGTTTAGTGTAGTAATCTGGAACTTCATCTAAGTGTTGTAATGCGGTAATTCTTGCTCCAGTTTTATCTGAAGTGTGTTCACCTTCTACTTTAATTCCAATCTTAAGTTGTTTTTGTATTGCTTGAAGTGAGACCCCATGCTTTTTAGCAATTTCTTCTGGTGACTTATATGATTTAACTGGACCTTTTGGATCTCTTTCTTCTTTCATTGCACAGTCATCTTTACCGTGAACTGGGCAAGATTTTCCTTTTTTAGTATGATTACAACCCATTTCTTCGGCAACTGGTTTACCAATACCAACTTCTGTGGGTTTTTTCTTTTGACCATCTACTTTAAAACCGTTTGGTAAAGGTTTGCATACTTTATCGGTATTGCACCAATACATTCCTTTACCACATTTTTCTTCACCAATAATTTTTTGTACTAAAGATATTTCTTCTTTTTTTACTGTTGGTAATGATACCGATGCAGCCTTTGCTTTTTGTAATTTAACTGCCTTATCACCAAGTTGCTTTGCCGCATCTGGTGTTAGTGCCCCAGCTCCAGAAGATTTTTTGACTGCAAAACTAACTTGCTTTCCTTCATCAATACCTTCATCACTTTGAAGATATTCTGCTGCAGTATCAATATAATCTGCTGCTTTAGTGATTTTAGATTGAACCCAAGCAGGTAATTGTGTATCTCCTTTCTTTATAACTTTTCTCAATTTATTAATGGAACGCTCAATGGTATCCATTTCATTACGAGCCATATATCCCTCATCATCTTTCTTCTTACCACTTGCAATCTCTTTGTGGTCTTCTGACAATCTCTTCATTTCTTGATGATACTTTTTTTTATTTATAAAAAAAGGGGAACTAGGTTCCCTTTTACTATCATTTATTTTTTATAGTTTCTGGAATATCTTCCGAACTTGGTTCCTTTCCTGGAGTTGCAAATGTGATTGATCCAATTTTTACTTTGTTTTCAACACCTTTTAACTGAGATTCTAGAATTTCATTAAAATAATTCTCATCAATCGATCCATCTTCATTTTTTGGGATATTAACTAATTTAGTAAAAATGTCACCTTTTTCATTTTTAAAAGTTATTGTAACATGATCTTTATTAGTTAAATCACTTGGGACTTCATAAGTAATCATTTTTTCTTTAACTCCTCAATCTCTTCTTTCAGACTATTTATCATGGTCTGTTGTTCTTTAATTGCCTCAATTAAAACTGCAGTGATGTTACCATAAGCAACCGCTTTAGTTCCAAAATTATCAGAAACAACTTCTGGGACAACCTGTTCAATCTCTTGAGCAATAACACCAATTTGATGTTCATTGTCTCTGTCAATACGATCAAATTCAACACCACGCATCTTAGTTACTTTTTCAAGAGCATTTTCAATTGGTTTAATATTGGTCTTGAGTTTGATATCTGAGTTTGCAGTAACTGTACCTGATGCTGTGAAGTTTCCTGTAATTGTCCTGTTACCAAAATGAGAAACTCTGAATACTTTCCACCCAGAAATATAAGAAACTGCTGAAGTTCCAGGAACCTGAGTTGTAGTATAATTAAACAGTGCCATTGGTGTCCAATACTTGGTCCCTGCTTTAAATTGTCCAGTTGCAGCACCAAATCCAGTAATATAACCACTTACTTTAGTCCATGCAGTTCCTGGATTAGTATTTACCATTACCCAATATCCAAAAGATCCTGGATTTCCACCTAATGATGTAAATGCCTCATTATAATCAATTGATCCCATATAATGCGTATTAGTACCTGTTACATTTTTGATGTAACATTCCATGTAATAAACATCATTTGTATCTACTGGAATATATGGGAAACCAGCACCATATTCACCACCAACACTAGGTTGACCAGTAATAGAAACTGCATATCCACCTGGAGCAGTTGAATCGTTGACCCAAGATACTCCAGCAAAATTAAAGTAGTTTTGTAATTCTGCATTTGTCCAAGTTGGATCCAATTCAAATACTGCTTCACCCTGACTGTAATGACCTATTGGATATCTTTCTGCAGTATCAACTCTTGCATTAGTTCTTGTTACTTGAGTTGTATCAACTTTAGCAGCAGCAAATCCACCAGAAGCATCTCTGGAAACAATAGTTGAGTTTGTGTTAGTTGTAGCAGCATTTAGACCATCGAGTAAATCAGCATCAAGACCAGAACCAGAACCATCATTACCATCATTCCACATTCTTCTCCATGATGAAAATGTTCCAGCACCACTCCAAACACCTCTCATAAAGGTTAGTGATGGATTACCCTCACCAACTACCATCTGCCAACCATAACGAGCAGTATTATTTGTGTAGTGGATTGACTGCACACCGTTCCAATGTGAAGTACCAGATGGTTGATTACCTGGATTACCCCATGTGTCAAAGAAACCAGAACCCCAATCAAATACGGTGTTTAGATCAGTTGTTCCCCATCCTCTGGTGCCTGTCCAATAATTAGTATCTGTTGTATCTGAACTTCTTGGTCTTGAATTTTTGTAGGTTAATCCAATCTGCTGTTGGAAGTCGGCAACTCCCTTATATCTAATATAATCATCATTTGAACAATAGATACGATCAATATTTGTTGTATCTGCAATATCACCTGATGGTGTATTAATCCAACCTGCCTGTATATAACCATTAACATCAGTCCTTACAACTTTATTTGCTTCATTATTTCTACCAGTGTGTAATTCTAAACCATCAAGTAAATCAGCATCAAGAGTAGAACCAGCACCATCATTACCAGAGTGCCAAATTGTTTCGCCACCCCAAGTAAGAGCACCAGTTCCAATTCTACCTAATTGAGTATTAGAAGAATTACCGAAGGTAATAAATCCTCTATCACTATTTTGAACCCCCTGAACTCTAAAGGTATTTGCCGTATTAATATCTCCAACCCATACATCATCACCAATTCTTAAATTTGTACCATTACCATTGTTACCTGAAATTAATTGATCAACTGTTACTACATTTGCACTAAAGTTACCAGAAGCATCTCTTCTTACGATTCGGTTTGCAGTATTAGCAGTATCTGTTGAATATCCCTCAAGTAAAGATGCATTTAGATTTGAAACTTGAGTTGTTGAAGTTACTGTAAGTGGTGCAGTTCCTGTTGCTATAGTTGAAATTAACCTTGTTCCACTGACTGTTCCAGTTACTGATAAATTACTGGTACTATCCAGTGTCATTGCAACAGTTCCACCAGTACCAGCACTATTTTCTGTATCAGTGTGTGTACCACCACGATGCCAAGAAAATCTACTGTCTGATCTAAAATAAGATGTACTATTTTGAACACCTAATCCATATCCTGTTGACCATAGATTTATCATTTGACGAGTTTGATTTCCAAATGCCAAAATGGTTGATGGAGATACGTTTAACTGACCAGTAAATGTTCCTCCAGTAGCACTGAGAATACCAACACTAACTTCACCACCTGCACCACGCTGAACTACATAATTTGCAGTATTTGCACTTGAAGCATTGATACCTATAGTAACTGCAGCAGAGTTATTATAAGAGGTCCCTGTTAATGGTGATGAAATAGTTAATGTATTACCTAAAGAACCACTTATAGTTGTTGCACTAATTGTACCAGCATTTAATTGTCCAGTAAATGTGGAAATACCAGCAACTGTTAATCTATTCAGTGTTGCTGTACCTGCAGTTTGATTGATATTATTTCCAGAACCACTAAATGTGGAAACACCAGAAACAGTTTCATTTGTAAGTGCTGCAGTACCACTATTTGTTATAGTTGTTCCTGATATTGCACCATAATTTAATTGTCCAGTAAATGTGGAAACACCAGCGACTGTTAATCTATTAAGTGCTGCAGTACCAGTAGTTTGATTAATGTTGTTTCCTGCACCTGTAAATGTAGAAATTCCACTTACAACAATATTAGTATTAATTAAGTTGGGTAAAGTTTGTTGTGTTGTTGCCGATGCCGAAATAGTACCAACATTAATCGTATCACTAAATGTAGTTACTCCAGATACAGTTAGTGTTGTTGCAATTAATGTATTAGATACTGATACTCTAGCTAATGTTGAAATACCAGAAACACTAAAGTTTGATGCTGTTAATGTTCCAGCAACGTTTGCTGTTTGATAGTTTGCAACACCTACATTAACATCACTTAAGAATGTTGTAATGCCAGAGAACACTGCTCTATTGAATACTTGAGTTCCTGCTGTACAGTTAATATTATTTCCAGAACCACTGAATGTTGTAACTCCAGAAACTGTTTCGTTTGTTGCAACAATAGTTCCCGCGTTTGTTAGACGAGAATTAGTTGCATTGGACATTGTGATATTGGTTACATTAACTGTATCACTAAATGTAGATACTCCAGTTACTGTTAATCTATTAAGTGCTGCTGTACCAGCAGTTTGATTAATATTGTTTCCAGAACCACTGAATGTTGAAATACCACTGATTGTAGCATTGACTGAACCCAAATTAGTAACAGTTCCAAATCCACTAATTGATCCATGCGTTACTGCTAAACCAACTGCTCTAAAATATCCCCCAACAGTTAAAGTGAGATTTCCAGAAAGTGTTGGTGAAGTTACAAGATCATATGTGGTGCCATTTCCTTGAAGAATTGAACCTGCTGGGGGAATAGCAGCAAGACCAGTACCACCTTTAGAAATTGGAATTGATGCAGTGAAATTTACTGGGTTTAGATAATATGATCCAGACTGTCCACCTAAAGATGCAGCATCAATATCACCTGTCGATGAGTTTTTAATTGATACTTCACCGTCACTTCCGATACTAAATGTTGAATTTTTAAATCTAGATACACCTAAAGAGGTATAATCTTGTCCTACTACAGTTTTAACTCTTTGGATAGAAAGATTTACTTTACCAATATAAGTATTAACTCCAACTCCACCAGGAGCACTTTCTGTGAATGATGCAGTTGCACTTAATGGTTCTGTAGTTCCAATGCCAACTCTGGTTACAACTTTATCAAATGTGGAATCTCCTCTTAAGAAGGTGTCTGAGTTTGCACTTCCAGATCCAAGTCTTGATGGTGAAATTGTACCACTAGTTATGTTTGCTGCGTCTACAGAAGATGTGGCAAGAACGCTCCAGTTATCTAAAATACTAGACGATGTATTTACAGTTGAATTATATTGAACATTTTGTCTAGTAAATGTAACAGTTCCTGTTGCGGTTGATCCTAATCCTACTGGACTAAATGTAGATCCATTTAAAGAGGTAGTTGCGTCTGCTCTTGTTGCATGTAAAGTAAATCCGTTAGTAATAACTGAACCAACGAAATAAAATGCTCCAGTTGTTACTCCTACTGGAGTTGCCCCAGTAACTTTTACAGCATCTCCAGTAGAAAATCCATGCTTTTCAAATACAATAAAATCATCTGAGGTATTTACACCAACTCTTGTTAAACTATGGGTTCCAGTTCCACTACCAGTAAGAGAAATTAAAGATGATAATCCATATGTGGTATAAAGTTCAACTGAACTTAAACCAACTCTCTTAACATAATAAGTATCACCTTGAGTTAAACCATCAATAACATTCCCGCCCGCAGAAGAATAAATTACTGGATCACCGTTTGTAAATGTTGAAACACCAACAACAATTCTATTGTTTGTAAAATCTACACCACCACCAATGGAAATATCTGTTGGTGTGAAAGTTTTTTGATATTGAAGTTGTAAACTAGTACCTACACCGACAGCATCTCTGTCTGCAATATAATCAGGTAAAGTTGATGACGCAACAAATTTTTGATTATTTGTTAATTTTAAATATAATCTAGTTTCTATTATATTAACTGTAGCAGTAAAGTTTGCTCCACCACTTCTACCACCAAGTAATGTTACATTATTAATTGTTAAAACATCCCCAGAAGTGTAATACCTTCCACCAAAATTAACACTGATTGCAGTTACAGTTCCAGAAGCACCAACTGTAATGGCAGCTCTTGCACTAGTACCGATACCAGTAGTTCTATCAAGTACACAAGTATAAATTCCTGGATTTGTGTATCCAGAACCACCAGAAGTTATTGAAACTGATAGTAATACACCTTTCACTAGTCCTGTAGTTCCATATCCAACAGCATTTGTGGGGGGTGTTGTAACAACTCCAATTGATCCACCAGCACTGTTTGTACCTGTTACTTGATCACCATTTAAGAAATTGTAGTTTCTAGTGGTGCTACTTAATAATAAATATTGCCCATATAAATCATTAGTTAAAACATATCCACTTGCTGGTTCTAGAACAGTGTCACCACTTTGTAAGTTAACAGCAGGTATTCTATTAACTAAATCAGTTCTTCCACCCGAAACATTTGTTGTATAATAATTAACAACCTTTGGTGGAATTAAATCTGGGTTAATTTGTCCATTTGAATTTAGTTGAACAATAGCACTTGGAACAGCATTTGTGGAAATTGACTTATCAATAAAACTCCCCAATCTATTATTTAAAAATGATCTGACTGCAAGTTGAGTTGAAACTCTCTTGTTTTGAGGACCACCTATTTCATTATCACCAAGTCCAATATCAGTTGAGAATTCTTCAACTGCAACACCACCAGAAAGACTTAATCTTAAAGAATCTAATTGACCAATTGTAACCTTATTGTTGAAAACAATGTTACCAGTTCTGTTGTATGCAGTAATAAAATTACCAATCTTAAAGTCACCCAATTCATTAGTTCCAGAACAATAAACTCGTCCACCAAGCTCCGAAAGTTGTTCGGTAGATGTAATAGTTTTTCCTCCGTTTTCTGGTAACGCATTATAATCTATACCAGATCCAGAAAACTCCCATGTATGTGATGATGAGTTGATAATAGAAGGTCTGTGGAAGTGTAAATTATATGCTTCTGGTAAACCACCGACACCATTAATAACTGTATCTGGTATAGTTGCACCAACTTTACATTCAACTGTATAATAAGTATTAATACCAGCAACTCCAGTAACGGCAATAGATACTGGACTTCCGCTATGATCATTAATTTTTAATGTAGATACATTATCTGTTACTCCAAATAATCTGGTAATACCACTAGATGATTCTACGGAAACAACTAATTCTCTCTTGGTAGAATTGTAAGTATATGCATATCCAACTGCAGTTCCACCAGGAACTAATTGTGTAATTTGTCTACCAGAAACAAAGTTTAATGTTGATGATGTACTTGCAAGAGAAACAACTTGATAATTATCGTGAGAATCTAAAATTTCTGAAGCAAAAAACTCTACGTTACCTTTTTGGAATGTGTTAATTCCTGTAGGTGTTGATCTAGTATCAACAACTCTTGTTAAAGCTTCGTCTTCGTATAATTGGAATGTATTTGAATCAATATATCCTAAGTAATATTGGTTTCCACTAACCATACCCTCAATAACTCTTTGAGGAGCAGAATTTTCATCTCCAATGTAAAGTACGGTATCTGCGTTTAAAAATGGGTGTGCAGTTACCGTAAATCTATCAGTAGCAGTATTGAGACCTACTGTAGGTAAGAATGTTGCCTGCGTTACAACTGGTTTAAAATCTGCAGTATCATCATTTCCAGCATTATCAAAAAATCTTAAAACATATAGATCTTGATCAGTTCTACCGAGACCAATCGTTCTTAATGTTTGAGAACCACTTGAAGTTCCTGTAGCAGCAACTCTACCTCTATCAAATACGTAAGATCTTTGATTGAACCCAGATGATCTTAATGCATATAAACCAAAGTTAGTTGCTGAGTTTGTAATGGATAAGTATCCACCAGACTGTGTTAAAGATCCATATTTGCAGAAAATTTGGAAGCACGAAACTACCTGTGCATATCCATCATTTATAGTTCTCCATCCAATACCACCAAAAGAAACCATGGTAAATGCTGCAGCAACCATGGACTTACCAAATTGTGGTTGAGGTCCTGATACAGGATTTTCTGCTTCTTCTGGTATAATTGTAGTATTTGGTGTTTGTATTTTAGAACCATCAACTAAAATACCATTTCCTGCTAAGAATGAAAGAATAGAGCAGTTTTGAATATACGGTGATCTACTAATTAAAGGCTTATCTGTTTTAACAGCATATCCAATTCTACTTGTAAATGTATCTGCTGGATCGTCGAATGCAATTGCATAATCAAAAGTATATTGGGGAACACCTGCAAGATCGACATAATCTTTCATTGCAAATCCAGTTACATAGCATCCATTTCTAACTCTGAAAAGATCTTTGCCAGCATTCTGTGGTCTAATAATGGTATTTCTTAAATTATCACCAACAACAGCAACATCTTCGTATAACAGAATTGGATTGTCTTCTACATAATTTCCAGCTTCAACAAATATACAAATTGGTTTTGATTGTGTAGTTGGTAAGGATAGTGCTGGTGCTGCAGTAGTACCTATACCAATGATTGTTGTTACAATACCTACAGAGTTTACAATTGCAGATCTAACATTAGCACAATCTGTTGTTGCTCCTATTCCAGTTGCTGGGACTGCAGAAAGATTACCGTTTGTAATTGCTGCTGTTAAAATTCCAACCAAACTATCAATATTTGATCTGATATTTGCACAAGAAGATGGACTAGTGTTGAATCCAGTAACAGGATCAGCAATTATGGTCCTATCTTGATAATTTAAATTGTTGGTGATTGCTAGTTTTGCATAATCTCTCGCTGCCTGGAATGCTGTTACTGATTGGGATTGTTCACCCAATAAACCATTTGATATTGGGGCACCACCTCCATTAAAATATGCTTTTGTTGCATATACTATATGTTGATTAGAACCGTAAGAAACATCCTGAGCTATAGCATCAACAATATATCCAAGATCTCTAGCACATTTTCTGCCACCTATAATATTTGTTGATCCAATACCAATACTTCCACAAATAACATTACATGATGTTGTAATTCCAGCAAAATAACCACCATTATATGATGGTAAACCTGTTGTACTTCCAGCACCTATAACAGAGGTAACAATTCCTACAAGAGAAACAATATTAGTTTGTACATCAAAACATGAGTTGGCACTAGTATTTGGTGGTGATGTACCTATTCCACCATATATTGTTGCTCCTACAGAAACCGTTAAATCTTTAATTGGTAGACGATTTGTTATCGCCTCCCTCATTAAATCTCCAGCGTATCTAAATGCATAAATGGTTTGCTGTTCTTCTCCAGCAAGACTACCAATACCAACCCCAGTAAAATATTTTAATACAAATTCTCTTGCATAATTATTACCACCAGTAAATACGTCTGTGGAAACAGCATCAATAAAATATCCTAAATCTCTTTTGCATTTATTAGGATTTGGATTTACAAATGCTGGGTATGCTGTTGAAATTCCTGCATACGAATAATCAATGATTGTTTGTCTATTTTGTTGGATTAATCTATAAGAATCATAGTATCTAGATCTTGCGTTTGTGGAACTTTCATTAGGAAAATAAAAATCTGAATGTGCAATTGCCACAGCAGCAAGAGACTTGTCAATAATTTCTTGTCTATTATTAATAATTAAGTTTCTGGCATCCTTTGCTCTATGGAAACTATTTGCATTTACATTATTTGGATCTTGAGTTATAGTAAAGTCAAAAGTTTGAGTAATTACATTTTGATATAATGTTGGTGGAGTTTGATTATTAATTACATATTGGGCTAAGAATTTTATGTAATTATATGCAAACAGTGCTTCACTTTCTTCACCTTGAACATAAGATACTCCACCACTCCAATAGGCAAAACCCGCCTCTAAAGATTTACTGTTACCACCATAAGAAAGATCGTAAGTGATAGCATCTACAATATATCCAACATCCCTAATACAAATTGCCCTATCATAATCTGGTTTATCTGTATAGATGTTTGGGTAATTAAATTCTAAATATGAAACAACTTCTTCTTGAATAAATTGTCTATTGGCAGTTAATAAGTTTCCAGCATCTATGTATCTACCACCTGGTAAAGAAAATGATCTAAATGATGCTGCTTGTGCTGCCTTTTTAAGAGTTTTAAATGGTTTTGATCTACCATCATTACTATCATCTCCATTTGCAGAAGATACATAATATCTATTTTCATACAGTCCATTAGTATTAAATCCTAAAACACCATCAGCACCATAAGTCAAAACCTGACCATCAGTTCCAGCTTTTGCAGGTAGAGTTAAAGTGTATGATGATACAAATCCTGATGTCTGACTTGGTGGTGTAATTGTTATTCTCTGTCCACCACTTTCGATGGCAATTTGAGATTGGAAAGTGACTATTCCCATACCACCAGCACCGTTGGTGGCGGAAATAATTCCTACTGTTGTAACTCCAGTTACTTTTGTATGTGTAAAAGTAGTAACACCAGCTACTATGTTCCTATTAACATCGACAAGTCTTTCGGTATCAATGTTAATACCGTGCTTTACCCTAAAATTTTTGTCAGCCAAGGTTCAGTATCCCCTTTGCGTAATTTTTTATCTTAGTTTATTTATATTCTATTAGCTATGAAGTTCACAACAACTGTAGTCACACCAACATTAGATACTGGAGTTACTCTTAGTGCAATATATCCAGGTGGTAATGAGTTATCTATCACTACATCATAAGATGCAACATCAACACCAGTAGAAATATTTGAATATTCTGAGTTATAGCATGTTACTCCATCATGAATGGACAATATTTTAGTTATTTGGTGAGTATTTCCAATAGAAGTTTGAACTGTATATTCAACGGATCTAAAATCAGATCTTGCCAAAGCAGTATGAACTTGTGCTGTTGCATTTGATGTTAAAGTTGTTGAAATAGTTCCAACTAATGTATTTCCTCTTATCTGAATGTCGCCATACACATGAAGTGCTGAATTTGGTGAAGCGGTATTAATACCAACCGATCCAATTCCAGATGTTGCGTCTGCAAGTAATATTGTTCCACCAACGCCAACACGTAGACGGCCAGTTGTTGTTACTCCAGTATTATGAATGTCTTGAGATCTAATGATTGGGAACGTACCTACACCAGTTATGTTGATATTAGTGGCATTAAAGAAGTTGAAGTTAGAAACATTTGGTGAATCTAATCTTTGTGTAAATGTTGCAATACCAGCATATAATAAGTTAGAACCGAAAATATCAAGATCATTAATTTCTAAACTAGTTCCCTTAATTGCATTAAATGTTGAAATTCCTGTAAATACACAATCAGAACCAATAATATCATTAACTGTAGCAATACCAGTGCTAACTAAATTAACATTTCTGAGTGTGTTAATAGTAGATACACCAGAATAATTTAAATTAGTACCGCTTACAAAAGTAATAATACCAACGTTTGCTCTTAATGTTGTTATTGACGCTATTCCAGAAGCATAAATGTCAGTATTTGTTATGCTTGTTAATGTTATATCAGTTGCTAATATCTTACCTAATGTACTTATACCAAGATAAGATAAGTTAGTTCCTACTAAGTTTGGAATAGTTCCTAAACCAGAATAATTTAAATTAGTACCTGTAATAAAGGTTACAATACCAACATTAGTTCTGAAGTTATTAAAACTTCCTATACCAGTACTATAAATGTTTACATTATCTATATCTTGATAAGTTGCTCTTGTACCAGAAATAGTAGTAACTACACCTGTTACTGCAAATAATGAATTAAGTTGTCCAATAGTATATGATACATTAGTTCCAGAAAGAGTAGTTACAAATCCAGAATTGGTGTATAAAGTATTAATAGTACCAATTCCACTGTATGCTACATTAGTACCAGTTAAATTAGTTACAACACCAACATTAGTGTATAAAGTTATAATTGTACCAATTCCACTATATGCTACATTAGTACCAGAAAGATAAGTTACAAATCCAACATTAGTGTATAATGTATTATTATTAGTAATGTTATCTAAAAATAATGTAGATGCATTTACTGTTACTAATGTAGTAACTCCAGATACTGATAGATTTTGATTGGATAGATATGTTACGAAACCAACGTTAGCATATAAAGTATTTACAGTACCAATTCCACTATATGATACATTAGTACCAGAAAGATAAGTTACAAGTCCAACATTAGATTTTAATGTAGAAATACTTGCAATACCTGCAAGATTGTCTCTTGAGAAGAATGCAGTTTCCGTTACAAACCCAACATTATTGGATGGTTGTGAAATTGTAATAGTATTTGTTCCTAAACCTACAATTCTTGTTCCAGAAGATATTCCACTTGGGGAATAAACAAAATCATTAATTTGTAGTGATAATATAAAGGATGTGGGAAGACCAACTACGGTAGTATTAATTCCAATAGATGCTTCAGTACTTCCAGTACCAATGATATAATTTGTAGAAAGAATATAATCTGATGTTAAAGTTGTTACTAATCCAACATTACTCTTCAATTGAGTAATGGTTCCAAGACCAGTTGTATAAATGTTGGTATTGTCTACTAATGGAATAGTTCCTATTCCAGCAAAGAAATTTGTAACATTTAGTGCAGTGACAAATCCAACGTTAGCAAAGAAATCTGATACACTAGTAATACCACTAGAATAAATCCTATCAGATTCTAAGTTTTCTGCTCCAATAGTGGTAGTTTGGAAGTTATCACCAACTGCGGATGTAATAGCAACATTTTGAACATTAAGATTTGCAATTGTTGAAGTTCCAACAATGTTCAAATCTACCGAATTTAGAGCGATAGTTCCTATTCTATTAGCAATAATTTCAAGAACATTTAAAACATTTGTTATTTCAGCATCGGTTGCTGATAAAACACCAACAGTTGCAATCCCAACATTTATTAAATTAGATCTTATATCATTAATAGTTCCAATTCCACTATAAGATAAATTGGTTCCTGTTAAGAAAGTTACAATACCAACATTAGTCCTTAAATTAGTAAAACTTGCAATTCCAGTATTATAGAGATTTGTATTATCAATGTCTGGATATGTTGCTCTTGTACCAGAAATAGTAGTTACAAATCCAGTATTAACTCTTATTGCTGGTGTGGTTGTTACCCCAGTAACTTCTATATCTCTACCATAAAATGTAGTAACATATCCAACATTGGTTCTTAAAACATCAATAGTACCAATACCACTATATACAATATTAGTACCAGTTAAATATGTAACTATACCAACGTTGGTATTTAAAATTGGTAATGTTGAGATTCCAGAATACCAAAGGTTTGTACCTATTAAATTAGTGACAAATCCAATATTAGTTCTTAAAGTATTGATAGTACCAACACCAGTATATTGAATATTAGTTCCACTTAAGAATGTAACAAGACCAACGCGAGCTGTTACTGTCTCAGCAGAAGAAATACCTGGAGTGTAGATATCGGTATTTACGTATAAACGTTGTGCTGTGGTTATTCCTGTTATATTTGCATTAACAGTATCAAAATTAGTTAAAATACCAATATGTGCTTTTAATTTTGAAATACTAGCAACACCAGCACGAGGATCATCAACAACAGTTATAGTAGATGTTGTTGTCTGTGCTGCATTAATAGATGATGGTGTAATAGTAATGATACCTGGGGCATCTATAGAAAGAATCGTCGTATTTGGTAATAGTTCAGTTCCTGTAGAATAAACTGTCATTTCTGGGTTTAACCCAGCAGTACTGATGGCAATTTTATTCGTACTTGGACCAATTATAGAATTATTTTGTGTTGCAATTAAAGTTTCATTATTGGTTAAAGTAAAATAATCTGCTTTTAAATTAGTAACAATTCCAACAGCAATATAAGATTGATTAAAACTAGATATTCCAGTATAATAGATATTACTACCTAAAAGATTACCAACAGTTGCTATAAAAGTAGATGAGTTGTTAACATTGAGTATTGGTAATGTTGCAACACCAGTAATATTAATGTTACTAATACTGAGTTGAGCAGAACTTAATAATTCTTGTCCGCCAATTTTATATGATTTTGATGGAACTAAGTTAAAGTCCTCAGTTGAGCTCCATGTATTTTGTTGTCTATCATAGAAAATACGTTTATCTGTAGTTCCTCTAAGTATAATTCCACCTTGATCTGCAGTATAATCTGTAGCACCCCCAACATCAAATGTAATATCACCAGTTGTAAGGTGTACAGCATCAACAGTAAATACTGAAGATGAAACTATTGATAAAATTCTAACTGTACCAGCAGCTATAGAACCAGTACCACCAGTTTGTGTTATTGTCTGTCCTGGTATTAATCCAGTTGTAGTGTATATGTTTGGATCTAAAGTGACTGCGTTTGCACCACTAACTATTGCTCCCTGTAATCCTGTAATAACAGATACAACACCAAGTTCAATATTTACATCATCTACCTGTAAAACTGAGGAATTAAACGATGTAACAGTTCCATCAACAGTAAGATTTCCACCTACATTTAAATCTCCACGTATTGTTGAAACTCCAGTAACATTTAATGATGGGGTATTTACAGTCCCAGAATTGTATATGTTTACTGAATTTATATCATTAGAGAAATTAGTAATACCATTTAAAGTTGATACACCAGCAACTACTAATTCATTTAAGTTGGTAGTTCCAAATGGTTGAATAATATCTGTAAAAAATGTAGATATACCAAGAACTTGTACATTATCAACATCTATTGCTGGTACAACTAAATTATGTCTAATTGTAGTAACGCCTACAGAATTTCCAATAACTATATTCGTCGCATCACCAAATGCATTTACTGATGTAAGTGCTGTGTTGAATAGTGTTAATGTTCCAGTGCTTGTTCCAGAAATAGTTGGGTTAGCACCATTAATTGCAAAAGAAGTTGCATTAGGTAGTGAGAATGTAGTATTTCTTACAGTTGCTATTCCTGTAGTAGCACCCCAAACAATTGCTGTTGCTGCACCAAATGCATTTATTGATGTTAATGCTGTATTGAATAGTGTTAATGTTCCAGTACTTGTTCCAGAGATAGTTGGGTTAGCACCATTAATTGCAAAAGAAGTTGCATTGGGTAACGAAAATGTAAGATTTCTTACTGTTGCTATTCCTGTAGTGGCACCGATTAATAAATCAGTAGCAACACCAAATACATTTATTCTTGTTGCAACTGTATTATATAAGTTTTGAGATACTTGAGTACCAACAACTGTTGGATTACCAATTGTTAATGTGCCGCTGTTAGCACCAATATTAAATGTAGATGCAGCACCAAAGGCGTTTATAGTTGTATTAGTATTAAATACAGTAAAACTGGATTGAGTTGCACTAATAGAAGTTGCATTTGATAGATTTACTGAAGCATTTCTTATCGTAGTAACTCCAGTATTTGCTCCAATCAGTAAGTCTGCAGCAGCACCAAATGCATTTACTCTTGTTGCAACACTATTGAAAACATCTTGTGTTACTTGAGTACCAACAACTGTTGGATTACCAATTGTTAATGTGCCGCTGTTAGCACCAATATTAATAGATGATGCCTGACCAAAAGCATTTACAGTATTTGCAATTGTATTGTAAACGTTCTGTGTTGCACTTTGACCAATTAAAGTTGATGGTCTTAATGTTAACGTAGCGTTAGTTGAACCAATACCGATCGCTGTTGCTTGCCCAAAAGCATTAACAGTAGTTGTTCCAGTATTATAAAGATTTTGTGTTGTATTACCACCAACAATTGTTATCGGTCTTAATGTTAATGTTGCATTAGTTGAACCAATACCAATAGTTGTTGCTTCTCCGAAAGCATTAACAGTAGTTAGATTTGTATTGAATAGAGTTAATGTTCCAGTTGAAGAACCAGATATAGTTGGATTATTTCCATTTATATCAACTGTGGATGCATTAGGTAAAGAAAATACAGTGTTTCTTACTGTAGCAAATCCACTTATTGCACCTAATAGAAGATTATTTGCTGCCCCAAATGCATTTACCGATGTTGCAATTGTATTGTAAACATTCTGTGTTGCATTAGTACCAACTATTGTTGATGGTCTAGCCGTTAGGGTTGCATTGGTTGAACCAATACCAATAGATGTTGCTTGTCCAAATGCGGTAACTGTAGTTGCTACAGTATCATAAAGATTTTGGGTTACTTGAGTGCCAACAACTGTTGGATTACCTACAGTTAAAGTGCCCGAGTTTGCACCAATATTTAATGTTGTTGCTGCACCAAAAGCATTAACTGTAGTTGCTACTGTATTATAAACATTTTGTGTTGCATTAGTACCAACTATTGTTGATGGTCTAGCCGTTAGGGTTGCATTGGTTGAACCAATACCAATAGATGTTGCTTGCCCAAAAGCATTAACTGTAGTTGTTACTATATTATACAGATTTTGGGTTGCTTGAGTACCAACTACTGTAGGATTACCGATTGTTAAAGTACCACTATTAGCACCAATATTCAATGTTGATGCTGCACCAAAAGCATTAACGGTGGTTGTTCCTGTATTATATAAATTTTGTGTTGAATTTCCTCCAACAATAGTTGTTGGTCTGAGAGTTAAAGTTGCATTAGTTGAACCAATACCAATAGTGGTTGCGTCACCGAATGCAGTAACTGTTGTTGTAGTAGTATCAATAAATCTATATGTAGATTGATCGGTAATGAATAATGAAGATCTATGACTAATTGTATTTTGGAATGTGGAAACACCAGCAACTCTTAGATTATTTTCTAGTTCTACATCACCACTAAGAGTTGAAATTCCAGTAACTCTAAATGTTGCTGTAGTGGTAACTCCAGTTATTTGAAGATTTCCAGTAACTTTTGTCCCACTAGAATCAACTTTAACTCTTTCAGTGTTATCATAATTAGTAATTCTAACATCTCTTCCAGAAAGACTTAGATATCCAGAAGTATTAAGATGTTGTAAAATACCATTACTTGTATTATCTGCAAATCCTATTCTAAGACCAGTTCCTGAACTATTACCAAGATTTATATATTGGTCGCTTGTTCCAGAAAGTGCTGGTAAATTAATATTTGATACGCTTAAAGAAGGAACGTAACCATTGTTAGGTCCTGTTATAATACCAACAAATGTTGATACTCCAGCAACATTTAAATTATTATCAAGACGAACATCTCCACTCAGTGTTGAGATTCCAGTAACTCTAAATGTTGATGTTGTGGTAATTCCAGTAACATTTAAGTTACTGTTTATCATGAATGAATTACTAAATGTGGTGACACCAGCAACTCTTAGATTATTTCCTAGCTCTACATCACCACTAAGAGTTGAAATTCCTGTAACTTTTAATGTAGTTAGTGTTGTAATTCCAGATACAAAGACATCTTTTCCAAATTGAGCACTATCAGTTAAGGTTGAAAACCCAGTAACTCTTAGATTTCCAATTGTACCAATTCCAGATACGCGAATATTATTGGTAAACTCAGTGTCTCCAGTTAATGTTGAAATACCAGTAACTCTAAATGTTGATGTTGTGGTAATTCCACCAACATTTAAGTTGTTAGTTAAATTAGTATCTCCAGTTAAAGTCGATACACCAGTAACTCTAAAGTTACCTACAGTCGCTATTCCAGATGCTAACAAGTTAGCATTGAACATTGAATCTGAAACAAATGTAGATACTCCAGCAACTCTAATTGAAGAATCTAATCTAACTGGTGATACAAATGTAGAAACACCAGAGACTTTAAAATCTTTCCCTACATTTAAATTGCTACTAATTCCAACTCCACCTTGAACGACTAGGGTTCCATTTGAGGATGTGAATGAATCTTGACCACCAGTTAAGTTGAATCTATAATTTCTTACCGTGGTTACCCCACTAGTAGAACCAATGACTATATTTGTTGCATCTCCAGCAAAATTTACTCTATTTGCTACAGTATTAATTAAATTATAATCTGTTTGATCTGTTATAAAATCAGAATTATAATGTCTTATTGGATCATAAAATGTAGATACACCAATAACTTCAAGATGACTTGCCGTTAGGGTTCCAGTTAGTGTAATGTCACTTGTACTTGCAATAGAAACTAGTCCAGTTTCTTGATCAATTCTAAAAATTGATCCAATTCTAAAATTGCCAGCTTGGTCTACAGATTGAAAATATACCCTACCACCATTCAATTGAATTGCTTCATTTTCAGGTAAAGATAGAGTTGGATCTTGTGTAAATGTTTTCCCAGATCCAACGCAACCAAAATTAAATCCAAAAAGTCTTAATTGTACACCTTTACCATCACCACGTACACCTACTGTACCAAAGTTTGTTGCAGATCCAATGGATCTCATATCGGCACCAAACTTTTGGTAATCTGCCCAAAGAATAGTGCTTGCAGTACCTACTTGAGTAGTTCCATTAGACTGGAAAATTCTAACATCTTGAGTTGAACCAATTCCAACAGAATTGAAGATGCCAGAACCTTTACCTAGGATAGTTATATAATCACCTTCAACAGATACTACAGTTCCGATAGCAACTGGAGTTCCACTTTGATAATACTTTACAACATAATTAGATGTAATTGATGTTGTAATTCCAGAAAGCTTTAATTGAGCATTTGCAGTACTTGCTATACCAACACTTCCAGAAATACCTTCAATACCAACACTGGAGAAATAAGTAAAACAGTTTACCCATTCAGTTCTTGCCCCGTTGGTCATCTTCAGGGCAGTTTGATTTGGTGTAATAAAAGTACACTCATTAAAGAGCATTGCAGGCTCTAGTGTTGTTGATTGAACGACACTAGCATCTATTAAAACACCTCTACCAGCAACTTTTGCCGTTGGATAATTATCTACAGTATCAAATCCATAGGGATCAGTTGGAGTTTGTGTTGACCCCCTATTAAGTACGGTAATTCTCTGAACATAAGGGCTCCTAGTGGTTGTAACCATATTAGGAGCAAATTTAAATCCATATCCAGTATCAGTTGAAGAATTATAATAAAAATTTCCTAATGCCAAATCTTCAATTGTGCTTTCTCCGTTTAAGAGAAATGCGTCATTTCTTTCTGTACCAGAAGTTGGTTGAATAAATGTGGATCTTAAACCATTTCCGCGTACAGTAACCCCTTGTGGTATAGTTAACGGGAAAATTTCAGTAAAAGTTCCAGAAGAAATTAGAATAGTATCCCCAGAAACTGCTACAGTTAATGCTTTTTTTAACGTAGCAAATGCTGCAGATATATTTTGACCATCATTAGTGTCAAGACCAGTTTTGGTAACGTAGTATGTTTGACCTGGGTATCCTCCACCTAGATTTACAACAGTTTCTACACCACCTACATCTTTTTTTAGGTACGCCTTACCATCATGTGTATTTACAGCTAATTCTCCCAACTGTAGGTCTGAAGTGAGAGGAATTTTGCCTGGTGTTGAAGACCTTTTTAGTCTAATGATTGGATCTGCCATCTAACCTCATATCTGTATTTACAGCGATACCCGTAGGGGCACTGGATCGGTTTTATCTATTTATTTAAGTAAAAACTCAATAACTTCCACCATCAATTGTGATATTCTCTAATCTTCTTTCACCACTAATACAAGTAACTGATTTTGATTGACCAGCACAATCATTAAACCATAATGCACCCATCTCAACTTCTGCCCAAGATACAGTAGATAAAATATTTACTGATTCGGTTACAACTGAAGCAATTCCAACTCTTTGAACGGAATGATCCCAGTAAAGTGCTGCTTTTTTAGCAGAAGTATCATAATAATGCATTATGAAACCAAGATCAATATTTGCATCTACTGATGGTGGAACTAAAATTCCAGATCCATCATCAACTAAACCAGCTTCAATTAAATTATCTTTTACTTTTAATGTTGTTGAATTTACTGAGGTTGTTTCACCATCAACATAAAGATCTCCTTTAATTCTAACTGATCCTGTATTTGTACCAATTCCTGCTGGGTCAATTACAATCGCAGATGGTCCTGTAATAATACCACTTCTAAATGTAAAATCTAAAATAGTTGTAACACCAACGACTTTAAGATTTTGATTAAACTCTGCATCTAATTGGAAAGTCGATACTCCAGCAACTCTTAATTCATCTTCAATGCGAACACTATTGACTAAAGTTGATACACCAGCAACATTAAGATTATTATTAAGTTGGACATCACCCATCAATGTTGAAATTCCAGTTACTCTAAATGTTGATGTTGTAGTGATTCCACCAACGTTTAAGTTGTTAGTTAAATTGGTATTACCAGTTAAAGTTGATACACCAGTAACTCTAAAGTTACCTGTAGTTGTAATGCCGAGAACATTTAAATTATTAGTTAAATTAGTATCACCTGTTAAAGTTGATACACCAGTTACTCTAAAGTTTCCAGTTGTTGTTATTCCTAAAGTATTTAAATTATTAGTTAAATTTACATCACCAGTTAAAGTTGATACACCAGTTACTCTAAAGTTACCTGTAGTCGTAATGCCCGTGACATTTAAGTGGGCATTTATCATTGAGTCACTATTAAATGTGGATACCCCAGCAACTCTTAATTCATCTTCAATGCGAACACTATTGACTAAAGTTGATACACCAGCAACATTAAGATTATTGTTTAATTCTATGTCACCAACAAAAGTTGCTATACCAATAATATTAAAGTTGTTAACTGTTGTAATACCAGTAACATTCAAATTACCATTAATCATCATATGATCATTAAAAGTTGATACTCCAGCAACTCTTAATTCATCTTCAATTCTGACACTATTTACTAACGTTGATACACCAGCAACATTGAGGTTATTATCAAGACGTACATCACCCATTAAGGTAGAAATACCAGTAACTCTAAATGTTGATGTCGTGGTAATTCCACCAACATTTAAGTTGTTAGTTAAATTAGTATCTCCAGTTAAAGTCGATACGCCAGTAACTCTAAAGTTACCTGTAGTTGTAATGCCAGTCACATTTAAGTGACCATTTACCATCATATTGTCATTAAAAGTTGATACTCCAACAACTCTTAATTCATCTTCAATGCGAACACTATTAATTAATGTAGAAACTCCAGCAACATTTAAGTTATTATTAATCTCAACATCACCCATTAAGGTCGAAATTCCTGTTACTCTCATTGTAGTGAGAGTTGTAATTCCAGAAACTCTTACATTTTTATTAAATTCACTATCTAATGTAAATGTTGATACACCAGCAACTCTTAATTGGGAGTTTAAACGTACATTATTAACAAATGTTGATAGTCCATTAACGTATAAATTTTCGGTGATTGAAACACCTAGTCCAACATTTATAGATTTTTCTACTCCAATTCCACCATCTACTACAAGAGCACCAGTATCTTTACTCGTAGATTCGGTTGTACTTGTAAGACCAAGAGGGCCAGTTACTGTGGTAATACCACTCAATACTGCATTTAAAAATCCACTATCCCAATATAAATTTCCAAATCCGTCGTTAGTTAATATTGATTGAACAATTCCTTGTGTTCCAGGAAGAGTGTATGTTACAACGCCTGCTAAAGTGTTGGGTGATTTTACTGAGATATAATTTGTACCATCTTTGTCAACCAGATTTAAACTGAGTGAAGCAGATCCATTTTCTCTGGTCCAATATCTATGAGATCCGAAAAATTTATTTCCGTTTGTTGTGCTGTTTAATCCAATAAAAAGATCATATTTATCGGTAGTAAATCCAGGCTCACCCGCTCTTAGTGCTGGTAGAGAATTGTATCCACCCCTTTTAAATTGTAGAATTGGTAATGGCATGGACCTTACTTACACTTTTACTAGTACTATTATTTATTTTTATATAATTACCAGCTTCCACCATCTAAACTTACTTTATTATCCAAATCAACTTCTAACAAAGATAGAAAATCTGCTGGAAGACCTGGTTGTTGTGGTTCTGTTGCTGCTTTTGATAAAACATAATCTGGATTGACAAATTTATACTTTAAATTTTCATAATCAAAAATTAAAACATAACCATCATTTAAATTTGAAGTGTCTATTGGATACTGTAGATCCATGTTAATAGAAATGTTATTAGTTATTTATCTACCAAGTACCAGCGTCAATATCAATCTTGTCATCAAGTTCTCTATCCAATTCATCCACAAAGTCTGAGGGAAATCCTGGTTGTTGTGGTTCTGTTGCTGCTTTAGATAAAACGTCATCAGGATTAACAAACCTGAATACTTGTGCATTACCATCAAACATTAATACGTATCCATCACCAGATCCAGCAGTGGTTCCAATTCCAGTTGTTGATCCTGCACCAATTGCTATATTTGAAGTATCTATTGTTCCTAGATCGGATATTGATGAAGACCTCACAAATCCTACTGTAGAACTATCATTTACTAAAATACTTCCTTCTATTTTCTTTGTAGTAACTCCATCTGGATCTGTCAACATTACATCATAATAATTTCTACCAGATGCTAAAAGTAAAGTTTGATCTCTACTAATAAACAATCGTATTTGACCCTGTGACCTATCTGTAAAAATTACAGTAACTGTGTTGTAATATGGTGATGTTGGGTATTTTCTAATCTTTGCAGATCCACTATATCCAGTTAAATTTAATGGAGTTCGATCTGGATTTCTAAAAGTAATATTTTGAATAAAATCTGCACCTTTTTCAAGTTCATAATTAGCAGAAATTACAACAGACATTTTGCTAGTGAGTTTATTAGTTATTTATCCTGTAGTTGTTCTTTATTTGATTTTAAAAATTTCGATAGTTCTGCTGTAGATCCAATAAACAAAGCATTATTTGTAACACTTGTCGGTCCTTTTGATATTTTTTCAGTTTCTATTTCTTTTAGTTTTTTTTGTAGATCTAATAATTTATCTGTAGCATCTGAAACATTCTTAATTAATTGTCCAACAACCTCATATGCTCTAGGTTGTCCACCATCAACTGCTAACTCCAAAGCATTATCTAATGCCTCTTGTCCTTTTTCTATAATTGAATATAAATTACCTCTTGTATATTCATAATCTTTTTTTATATCATCATCTGCACTTTTAACTTCAATCTTATTAGTTTCAATTTCTGTAGAAACTATTTCAGTATTTTCTAAATCAAAAGTACTATTTAAATTCTCATATTTATTTTTCATAATGATCCACTAAATCCAAAATCATCTCCAGCTGGAATTAATTCATCATCTGCAGAAGTTATCTTTTTAACTGGAGCACCTAAAACATGATTTAAAACCTTGGTGTTATATGCACCTCTTTCTACTATGAGTGTATTATTATTCTTAGATTTAATGTACATAGTTTCTTCATTTATCATTATATAAGTTTTAATTGGAATATCTGATGAATCATCTACTATAATTTCCATATCAGTAAGATTTACATCTCTAGATAAATTGGTTTCAATATCACCAGTATAATTTTTAGTTGCTTTTGCTTCTGATGAATATGTGACTTGTCTTGACCCACTACTATCTCCAGCAGTATATCCAATAGTAACTTTTTTGATAATATCTTTTGATGTTTCTGGACCAGAAATTGGACCAAAAAGATATGTTTTTGCTGTGAAGTTTAAAGTGTATATTAAAGCTCTCCTAGTATTAAAATCACCCTCATAATCATCTTGCATAGTAAGATTTTCGAGTGTTAATGGAACATCTCTTTTTTCACCAATCGTATCTACTAAATTAACACTTAAAACAAAAGAGGGTTGAAAATATGGCAATATTTGTTCGACTATTTGTAACATATCATCATTTAACTGTGTCATAATAGATAATTGAAAATCCATATTGTATGGAACTGGCATGTACGCCTTTCTAATATCTGTTCCGTCAGTTGTAATTGTAGTTGCAAATGATTGAGTTGGTGCTAATTTCCTACTACTATCATAAGATAACCCAACAAACTCAAAAGACATCCTAGGTAGAGTAATCTGGACTGGTTTATTGAGATCTGGAGATTGCTCTAACCTTGCCAAAAACTTTTGTGTTGGACCATATGCCAATGGAACCTTTGTTATCTCTAAAATATTTCCATCAGAATCTCTTTTCTGTATAGAAATATCATTAAACAAAGTTCCAAAAGAAACAATGGTTTTCCTTAAAATTTCGTGATAAAAATATTCAAACATTTTTTAAACTGTTCCAAATGGATTTGTTTCTGAAAAATCTATTATCTCAGATGCTTCTTGTTGAATTGTATAATTTTGAGCAAAAGGATCTTGAAGATTATCTGTATTTATAAGTTTTATTTTGTAACTAGCTCCAGAGGTTTCTCCAACCAAATATTCATTATTTGAAAATTCTCCATTTATATTTGATAAAACTAAAGTTCTAGTAATACCATCCCAACTTTTAACTTTTCCTCTAGTACTACTTATTGTACCAACAACAATTTCATTAAAACTGAAAGATCCTATTCCCGTAGTAGGTGGTGCAGAAAAACTTATTGTTGGTGATTGAGTATACCCTAATCCAGCATTTATTATACTAATAGATGTTACTGTTCCTGAAGAATCTATATTAGCTCTTGCTTCAGCTCTTACTTTTTGGAATGATGTTGTAGCAATACTCACTTGAGGTGAAGTTGAATATCCAAAACCTGGATTAGTTACAAGTATTGATGTGATATATCCAGAATTATTAACTACTGGTCTTCCTTTTGCTGTTATTAGTTTTGTTGGTGCGTTTACTGTTGCAATAGGATTTCCACTATATCCAGATCCATTGTATGTTATATTGAGTGAAGATAATTTTCCATTTGAAATTATTGGTAAGGCAGTAGCATGTTCAAATGTGTGTAAAAATAGTGTGTTTGCTGTAGTAGTAAACCCAATTACTGGTATATTTACGTCATAATTTTGACAATCATTTTCAATCCTGAATTCGTCAATATAGCAACTAGTGTTTACACTATGTTTTATCAGTATTCCTTCTGAAGAAACATATAGATTTGGTTCCCCAGAACTTAAGACGTACTGATTTCCATCAACAACTATAAATGTGTTATATCCACTATATGGATTTTGTGTTTTTTGGAATGATATAAAGTGCCACTCATCATCATTTAAATTAATTGGAACCTCTAGAGTTTCAAGACCGTTTAAAATAGATACCTCTAATCTTGAATTACTCTTTAAATCTATTTTCCATTCGTATGATCCATATAGTCCTTTGGAATATATTATAGTTCCTGGTTGAAATGTATTTTTTAATTTTAAGAAAAAGTCTACTCTACCATTTCTAAAAATATCAGATCCAATATTATTGCAAACTATATCCAAAGTTGTTCCATCTAGGTATCCACTTGAAGATCCAAATTTATACGTTGATGTTGTTAATCCACCTCCAGTAAATTTAATTGTATTTACTACAGTTGTAGTATATCCAGCTCCTGGATTTGTAATTGGGATATTTAAAATTCTAGTATCAACATCAATTACTGGAGATAATAATGCATTAGTTAAAATTGGATTTGGGAAGTTAAATTCTCTGGTATTATCAAAGAAACCTTGCTGATCATTTATAGATATTGAAGTAACAAATCCAGATGAATTAATATTTCCTGTTAAAGATGCTGTGGATGTTGAAGATGTTCCTGGAGCAGAAATTGTGACTACTGGTGGATCTACGTATCCATAACCACCACTTAAAATAGTAACAATACCAACAATTCCATTTCCTATTACTGCCTTTGCTGCTGCGCCAGATCCTCCACCGCCGATAAACGTTACTGAAGGTGTCGTAGTGTACCCATATCCAGTTTTTGTTAATTCTACACCTTGAATTCTTAATAAAGAAGAATTTGGTTCACATAAATCTGTCAATCCTCCTATCATTGTAGCAATTCCAGAAGCGGTTCCATTTGGATCTGGTGATGATGAAATTGCTACAACGGGTGTTGATTTATATCCTTTACCTCTGTTTGTTAAATTGATATATCTAACACCACCAAACACTAATCCAGACGTTGCAACTGGTAAAGAACCAATGCCAATCATCTTGAAAGTTTGTGTGTATCCTTCATTCTGCACATTATCGTCTATAAATTCTATTCCAGTATCTATATTTTCATTATTGTATCTGAATAATTCACACTTTAATTCGTAAGTATAACTTCCTTTTAAAGAATAAAAAGGTTTTTCGTGTTCGACGTATTTAATTTCAAATAATCTATCGCCTAATGGAAAATATACTAAATCACCTTCTTTTGGTCTACTGTATAATTTTACATTAGGTAAATTTTCCAATAAAGGTTTTAAATATACCTCATACCTTTCTCTAGAAATAGTTAATGTTAAATCATCAAGTTCTTGAATTCCAAACTTGGACATTAACGTGCCAACATTTCCATATCCATCATATGTTTCTACATATGCTTCTATTGGATATGCATATTTAAAATCTGAATTTATTACTTCTTCAATAATAGTTTTTTCATTGAAATATAGTCTTGGAATATAATATATGTCAACACCATAAATTTTCAAGTGCTCATTTACAAGATCTTGTACAAGACCTCTTTCTGTCTGTGATCCTTGAAGAAAAAATGGATTGAGTGCCATAGAATTTCTTACCCTATCATGTCTAGTGGTGGTAATTCATATGTCGAAGACATTTTATTCATAATTTCATCTATTTCTCTTTGGGCATCATCATATAATTGTCTTCCATTCAGTTCAATTCCACCTGGAAGTTTTACTCCTTGGAATTTAATTAAGTTTTGTCCCCATTGTCTTTTAATTAATGAAGTCAAATAGGGCTTTAAAAATGAATCGTTCCAAACTCTACTATAATCGTTTGGATCTAATGCTCTATAACAATCAATTACTAGATATTGTCCAACAGTAACACTAGACCAATCAATATCTAGATACAATCTATCCATTCTTTGATTAAATCTTATTTGTTTTTGAGTTGTCAATAAAAAGTCAATATCTTCAAGATATCTTTTAACCATAGAATATGTTAAGAGTTCCGTTGATCCCCAATAGTAAATATCATTCAAGAATAGTTGATATTTTATACTAAACATACCACTTGAGATACTATTAGATCCTTCAAAAAGAAAAATCTTATTAATACCAATGATGGAAGGTGGAACTTGCAAATAATTAGAATTTTCAAAATAATTAAATGTTGTTGGAGTTCCAGCTATTGAAGTAGTCGCACTCGTAGACGCAATACCAACCCCACCAAACGTAGCTCTGCCTCTAGAAATATCATCCTGTGTAATTTGATGCTTTAAATACATCTGAGAAACACCATCAAAATGCCTTTCTTGGAAAAATTGAATGGCATCATCAACTAGATCTTCAATTTGTTCTTCGGCAATGTTTATTTCTAAAACTGGTGCTCCAAGTTTCCTTAAGCAGTAATCTATTAGTTCTTGTCGTGAGGATGGTTTTGCCATTTTTTATAACTGTCCTAAGTTAGAAATAACCTCTTGTTGCTGAAAATATAACTTAATGTAAGATTTAGTTAAATTTCTCAAAGCATTAATATCATCTATATTATCTATATCTCTAGATAATTTCTCATATTCAAATGACTTTGAAATACTAGTTAATTCAATATCAGTGTGATCCATTGATAATCTTTCCAAGTAAATTTTTAATTTCGTTTAAATCTGACTTTAATTCATTAATATCAGATTTTAACTGATCGACTTCATTTTCAATGTTATAAATGGTACTATGTTCTCTTTTTTTAGCATTTTTTAAAGACAAGTATGCCTTATGTGATTGATCATCAGTATTGATGATTGCATTTGTTAGGACATCCCTAACCAAATGGGGATGTCCTTCAACGTTTAAATAACGCATTTCCATAATTATGCTAATGCTATTGCTCTAAGGTCCCTTATTCTTGGTGGGAATGCCTGATTTGTAGACGTTCCTACCAATTTTATACTGAAATATTTAAATTCAGGTAAATTGTCTATAGAGAACTCATAATCAGCAAAGGTTAACTCTTTACTTTCAAACCCTAAAGTTGTATTTTTTGATACAAATTTATTTGATAGACCATTGTTTCTAGAGATATCAATAATGTTTCCATTTACATCCAAATTAGAATATCCTGGGAATGGATAATAAATCATTTCACTCTCTAATGTATTAGAGATTGCATAGAAAGCTCTTATTTCGCTAGTGTTATTAACATACGCTGCAAGAAGAACTTTAATGGAAGTTGCAGAATTTTCTAACCCAATCACATTGGTTGCATAAGAAAATGCCGTTGGATCTGTAAGAATTGATGAAGTTCTACCATCGTTGGCATAGTCTTCAATTATATCGTTAACTCTATTGGTAATAAGAATAAGACCCACTCTATCTAAATCTATTACTGGAGAAACAAAGGAATCTTCAGTAGTTAGATTAAATGTTACTGACAACGACTTATTTCCAGGAGAAGTTAATAAATTGTTAGTTTCATTTACTCTAGATGCAATTAATCTAGGTGTGTTAAAATACGTATGAGTATTGAGATTTAATGGTGCAGAATCTGTCTCAATGAATGAGATTTCATTACCACTTATACTAGTTGCCGTTGTCGTTTTAATAGTAGCAGTTATATTTGTTGATGGTAATATCATTGTTTGAACAATTGGTCTAACTGCCTCAAATTGTATATTTTGTGTTGCATTAATTAAATTACCACCACATGATTTAGTTTCTGGGATATACAATTTGGGGAATGATGTTCCAACAGATCTATTGACACCATTAGAAGACATATCAAGTTTAATATAATAGTAATCTAAACCAATTGGGTTCTCGACATTTGCATCTTGTAAGTAATGTGTCTTATTAATTCTCCTTAGAGAAATACCATTTACTTCATATTTACTGACAACAGTACCACTTGGATATGTGAAAGATCTTGTACCATCTATACCCCTTACAATGCCAGTTAACTGACCATTTGTTACACCAGTGTACGAAATAATTTCATCTTCTATTATTACATATCCAGGATTAGTTGAAGCAACAGATACATTTTCAAATGTATTGAAATTAGCAGTGCTTGCAATGCTAATCGCTCCAGAATCTGAATTTGAATAATTTAGTGTTAATCTGGTAGGAATTTTATCACCTTTGATATTTGATAGTACTGCACGGTTTAAATTGGAATGCATACCATGGTTTTTATGATTTACCTTGATATGTAAACCATCATTAACCAATGAATAAGTTTCAATTTGATTTATTAATGAATTAGATCCTGAAGTTGTAACTATGGTTGTTATTCCAGTTGTTGGACTTATATATTGTACAACTTTACTGCCACTAACTTCAAAATCACCTTGAACTTGATCTAGGATTAATTCATTTACACCAGAAAGAGTAGATAATGAGAATTTCAAATTCCTACCTAATGACTGTGTACCAACTTGTTGTGCTGTTAATACATCACCAACTTGATATCCAGATCCACCATTAACTATTGTAGCTGCAATAGCAACACCACCATTTATAGTAATATTTGCTGTAGCATTCTTACCATCTCCAGTTAGGGATGTTAAAGATACATTATTAAATGTATAACCTGAAGCATTGGATGGAGTGTATCCAATTCCAGCATTTATTATGCCTAATGTTCCAGATGCAGAACCACCAGCACCAACATAATCAGCAGATGCATTTGTCCCAGATTGAATTATCGTGTTACCGAGAACTAATCCAGTTGTGTTAATAGTATTTGGGAAAGTGATTTTTATTTTTTTAGCATTAAAATCTAGAGAATCATTTAACAATTGTGCTACTTGGTTATTTCCAGTACTTAATTCTGGATTGTAGAAAGTAACAGAACCATTATTTTCCAAAAATACTGCCGCATAAAGATTATATTTCAAGTCTTCATATTGGCTTGGTGTCCATGTAGAAGCATTTTGAGATTTAAATAGTGATCCTAATGTTGTTTGATTTGAAACCAATATCTGTCTTGATTCTGGTAGGCTGGCAGTAGAAATGTCAACTTCACCTAATCTAGAAATCCATAAAGTATATTCATTTGAATCTGTAAGTATTACTACAGCATGTTCTTTAGAACCTTCTAAGTAAACTGGAGATGGGAAGTGTATCTGTGTTGCTTGAGATCCATCAAAGGTTTCAAAAATTTCGTCAGGTGTTAAAACTACACGACCAAATGGGTACACTTCTTCAGTAGGAACACCATTTCTCATTGAACGAAGTTCAACTACAACTGGAGCTACTGGATCTTTAGTCCTAAAAAATAACTCAACTGTAGTAACAAATCTTCCTGTAGGATTAGGTACAAAGAAAGACTGCGCCAGAGGGTCCTTCCCGCCTCTTGGTGGTGGTGGATCGGGTCTCCTTGGTGGTGGAGGGTCTGGCCTTGGTGTAGGTGGCGGTGGCGCAGGTTGAGGCTGTGGTGCTGGTTGTGGTGGTGGAGGAGGGGGAGATGGTGGATTCCCTGGTCTTGGTGGTGAAGGTGGTGGACTTGGATTTGGTCTTGGTGGTGGGTTTGGTGCTGGTGGTGGTGGAGGTGGTGGTGGTGGTAGAGGTTGAGTACTAACAGTCTGACTATTGCTAACAACTTGTGTAGTTGATACGTCGGTTACATCTCTTGTCTCACTAGTTGATACATTAGTAAATCTAGGACTTCTTGTTGATCTTATTGTTTCTTGTAAGTTATTAATAGATCCTTGAGCAAAATATTGCTCTTCACCAGAAGTAGAAACTAATCCACCGATAGTCGTATTTACAGAACTACTGGTCAACCTAAAAACTTTTATTCCAACTTCAAATCTTGGATTTGTTATTATATTTGGATTTGGAATAAAGAAAGAACCTATAATAGATCCAATTTGGTCAGTTACCAATCTAACACTTGTAATTATAGCTTCTCCTTGAGAACCTCTAATTCTCATCCCAGGTTGAATGAAACCACTGTATAATCCTTGAGTATTATCTGCTAATGAAGCCGTATCAACGTTTAATAAAATAGAAGAACTTGAGTAATCTGAAGGAATAGTGTAATTCTTATTATAAGGACTTACAGTAAAAACATCAGTTGGGTTGGAAATTGGTCCAAATTTATGATTGGATTTGGCAACTCTAAATGATATTGATGCTGTAGAAGAATTTGTTTCAGTTTCATTTCCCGTGGTCATTCTACCAACAACACGCTCACCAACCACAAATTGCCCACTTATCATATTAATTTCGATAAGTTTTGGAATAACAAATCTAGTAACCTCCACACTATCGAAGAATCCATAAACTGTGGTGAATGGTCTAAATTTCTTTCCAGTAAATTCTATATTTCTAGACCTCATGAAAGGTATAACCGAGGTGCTTACTACACGATCACCTTCACTCAGAATATTAATCTGCTCAGACAATCTTAATTGATTACCTTGTCTAGTTTGAGTACCAGTTCTGTTTACAGTAGTAGTTTCAGTATTTTGGAAAGTGTTTGTGGTTACAATCGCATTACCAGTATTTTGAACTGATGAACCAGTTTGAACCGATTGATTTGTTACCGTTACAGTTCTACCAGTCCAAGTTGTTTCCCAAGCACCCCAAGTAACTGGACTTAATCCTGTTTGTGGATCATATCCACTAAAGACTAATTGATTTCTTGTTTCGGTATAATTATCAACCTCAATGGTTTGTGCTGCCATACGCACTTGATCAATCCATATATCAGATGATGGGAAAAGATCAATTGTTCCTGTATATGAAGTTACTAGATATGGAGTTACATTCTCAACTCTTGTTGCAAACTGCTGTTGAAGTTCTAAACTTTCAAAATAATCTAGTGTTAATAGTTGTCCTGTTCTTCTTACATTAGTCCCAATCAAATCATTGGAGAACTTTACATCAGATAAAGGTGATGCTGATGTTCCTATTCCAATTAATGATTGAGATCCTAGTAATAAATCAACTTGAGTTACGAAAGGAGAAGGTCTCAGTTCTAAGTTAGATGGGTCAATACTATTAGTTACTGGTCCAATTTTTAGTTGATTTTTTGTATCTGAAAAATTATCTACAAAAATACCAGATTTAAATCTGTTTAATCCAGAACTATCTGGTATGTGTAAATTCTCAGTTTTTGTTTCTAATAGTGATAGTGCAGTATAATACTCTAGATTTTCTATTCTATTTTCTAATAAAGCAATATCAGACATTCTATAACGCTTATGCTCTTTCAGTCTGATACTCGAATTAACAGTATTGCACAAGTAAGGTGGATGACTGATAGTAGCAACTTCTAGAGCATCATCAATATTGTTTGGTGTAGGTGGATTTTCATCAGGAGTACCTTTTACTAATTGGAATATTCCTGTTTTGGATAAAAATAGTTTATCTATTCTTGGTAGATAGAATGAGTAATTTAATACAATTGATTCATCTGATGCTAGAATATTTTTCGATGAATTATCTAGCGAATTAAATGATCTTGCATAAAATTCAAATGGAGAATATGAAGTTGTGTTTGCATCAAATTTAGAAACTCTTGGACGAATATCAATAACATCAGTCAATTTAATGTTATTCTTAATTTGTGGAAGAATACAATAGTCAAATTGATTGTACGACGATGCTGTAGTTATATCCCCATCATCAGTAGAGGAATAACTTCCACTTTCAAAAATAATTTTTAATTTTCTTTTTGGTTCACCAGAATTATTATTTCTAATAATTCTTGCATAGTCACATATAGTTTCTCTTTGTCCACTATCAAGTGTATATCTGTTTGTAATATTGGATGAACCATCCGCAAATCCTTGGATTATACCGTTTATATTACTATCTGAAAACTTTATTCTTTCTCCAATTTTAAATCTAAGGTCATTCAAATATACAAATCCTAGATTTAAACTATCTACAAATTCTGAATAAATTCCTATGGCACCACTTTCTTCCCCTATAAACTCTTCACCTAATAACAAGTCATCAACTCTTCCAGTAGGACCATTCAGACCAATCATTGTTAATTCTGGTAACAATGGGTCTGAAATATCATTCGATTCGAAGATGCCATATATTTTAGTAACATCTGGATATAATAGACATAGATCTCTATCCTGAACTCTTAGTCCATAACCATAGTTACCATATGATAATCCATCATTTAGAGTAGTTGATCCTATACCAGATTGAGTGTATTGGGATTTATTTACAATAATTGAATTTACTCTAACTTTATTTTTAATTTTATTTTTTAAGTTTATTTTTTGTAATGTTGCAATTAATCTCCCAGTTCCAGAAGAAGTTTGTAAACCTTGTATTATTATTTCCTTATTTCCAGCAGAATACGTAAATTTATCACTAGATAAAGGTTCTACAATTCCAGTAGAAGTTATCAATACATATCTTTCTTCATCAAAAGGTAAAAATGTTTCCCCAGTATCTGCTTGTAAAGTATTTGTTGAATTTGCTGTGATGGTTATATTATATTCTTTTCTAATTGTTAGAGAAGAACCAGTTAGATCTACTTCAGATATCCATTCTTTAGGTAGAGGAGTATATAATGTATTATCAGTTGATGATTGATATTTTGATCCAATAACTGAAAAGTCTACAGGATTAATTGAAGACGTTGGTAATCCACCATCATTTATAGAATTGACGGTATTAATTCCTACTATTACTATAGTATAATCTCCAGTTATAGACTGTACTTTAGCATAAGTTTTAACTTGAGAATTGCTTGATGTTGTATTAGTGAAAGAAACTAAATCACCAACTCTTACTCTATTTGTAAATTCTAAAGAATTTGAGGTGACAGTAGATACTCCTGGTGCTGTCCCAGACTTCCCTGTAATATTTACTTGACCTATTGTTAGTTTTGGATATAGTTTAGTATCACCATTAAACGTAACACCAGTGCCAACTAAACTGTAAAGTGATTTAACATCACTAATACTATAAGAAGTTACTGCTGTTGATATTCTGTTATTTTCAACACCGTTGAAAATTAATTTTTCTCCAGATAAAAATGTTCCTTTTGTATTATAAGCTGTTAATATTCCAGTGGTTGTATTATATCTTAAATGTCCAATTGCACCACTAGATCTTCCTTCAATATACGTGGGAACTGTTAATGATACTGTTTCATTTAGCGATATTTCCGTATATGTTTGAATATCATATAAAGAGATATCCCACTCGTTCAAATCATTATTAGATGCATATGATCCAGTTTCTAATGCATAATCGTATACTCTAGCGACACCTATTTCTTTACCAGATGCTATGTGAGAATTTATACCAATTCTAGTGTCTCTTAAACTAATTGTAGATGTTGTAAATCCAATTTTAGGAGCACCTAAAACTCTATTTAAAGTGAGAGTTGGTCCAGTTATATAATTTACGCTTTGATTACTTAAAGTTTTTACTGTTCTTGTTTTTTCAAAATCTAAATATGAAGTTCCTGCGTACTCAACCTCATAACCTTTTACGTATGCCTTTCCTGGTGAAATTTTATAAACTCCAAGATTATCACTTGGAACTTTTCCACCATAAGTTAATTGATTACTCTCAAAAATACCTTGATTTCCTTTTTTATTATTTAAAGATTCGTAAGCACTAATTGTAAATGGTCTTACGTAAAAATCACCTGATTGCTCATATGTTCTTCTGGCCAGTTCATCACCAATAACATTATAAGTTGGATTTTGTTGTAATTTTGATACACTACCACTTCTAATTATTAATAACTCAATGAAATTTTCGTTTTTATCACTTTCTAGAGGACGCTTTGCTAAAATTGCAGTAATTTTTAATCTATCTGCACCTGGAGCTGCATAGTTATTAAATCCTTTTGCATTATCAGATAAAGAAGCATCTTGTGATGCTGTTATAATTTCTTCTTTTATTTCAAGACCTATTCTACAAGAAGGTGTTGTACTATAAGAATCTATAATTAATGTTTGTGATTCTACTCTAACGAATGTACCTCTAATAAAATATACACCTTCAGATAAAAATACACCAGACCCAACAGAAGAAGCATTACTTACCGAAGTTGTTAATACTGCTTGTCCTTTTTGGAAATTTAATGCTGGATCTAATATATCATCATCTAAAATTAAATTTTCTTGGTTATCAAATTGTTTCTTTTGGTCGGAACCTTCTGAGATATAATTTATAAAAATAGTAAAATAATCTCTAGAATTTTCCCAAGATGGGTTTGCAAAAAATATCTTTCCTCTTACATTTGATCTTTCACCACGAACTATTCTATTAGTTAGATTTGGAAGATACGAAGTTATTGGAGATCCTAAAAAATTATTCTCTACACTAACGTTGAACAGTTCGTTAGTGTAATTTAATCTACCTGGAATTACTTGAGATCCTTCTTTAAACAGATGATGCCCAAACGTCTCTAATTGATTTTGCAGTGTTGATTGTAAAGTTGTTAGTTCCCTAGCTTGAATTGGGAATCCTGGTTTAAACAGAACCCTATAGTAATTCTTTTTGGGATCAAAATCATCAAAATATGGGGAGACATTTAAATTTAGTTCCTGTGGCATAATTCTTTAAAATTGCAAAATAACTTTGATGTCTTCTTTTTGGTTTACCGATCTTGTTATAGATGGTCTGTTATCAACGTATATTATATTTCCAGAATATTTTCTTACTTCTGGATTAGATACCCCTTTTATAAAAGATTGTCCAAGGTAGTAAGTTCTATTATTTATGACAGTACTTATCCCAGGATTGTTTTGATTACCAAATCCACTATCAATATATAAATCTTTTGTTCCACCAACAATTTTTAAAGATCCAGATCCAGTAACATCTGCAGTAAATCTATTTAATTTATATCCATATAAAGGAGAACTATTTTTTGTTCCATCAGTATTAAATCCAACTAATGATCTATCTTGCCAATATTTTAAAACACCAGTAGTAGGATCATATGAAACTACCTTACCTATAGCAGTTACTCCTGCACCAATTGTCTGAGAAATTATTGTATTGTAAGTGAATGATGTTGTTTTATAATCATTTTGATTGGGTGTTAATCCTTTCAATAGTAATGCATATACACCACTTGCTCTACTATCATTTAATATTGCACTTGATTCGTATGATTGTGGGTTTTCAATTATTCCTATTCTTGATATTTTTGTTCCAGTTATAAAATCTGGGTTTTGGTCATCATTTTCAATTCTGCTGTAAATTAATACATTAGTTGCACCAAGTTCCCTGTAAATATCAAAACCATGACCATTTGGAGGTGGTATAATTACATCAAATTGTGGTGTGACTGTACCTAAAGGAACATTTCCTAGTTGTAAATCTACTGTTCCATAAGTATATCCACTCCCACCATTAGTTATGGTTATAGATTCTACTTTAGAATCGTTATTAATAACAATAGTTGCTTCTGCCCCAATACCATCACCATTAATAGGAACTTTTGTATATGTGGTATCCGCTGGACCAACTTCAAATCCACGATCTGTAATTGTTGCAACTTTTAATTGACCACTAGAAGTTGCATTATTTTTAATAGATTGGTATTCTAAATTTGTATCCCAGTCTATGGGTACAGGAATGAAATCTACAGATTCAAATTTAATAACATCCGATGGGGAAATTGTGTAAAGATATTTCCAAATGTATCCATCACCACTAGTACCAGCTGATCTAGGTTCTAGGTCGGTAAATTTTGGTTCATCCAAAGATGGTTTTCCATCTGGATTTTCTGGGTCAACACCATTATTTAAACAAATATAAACTCTATATTCACTGTTTAAGATATAAAAATTTGCATTATATAAACTTGTTTTATTTGATGGTTTTGATAAATTAGTTCTTGTTACGTCATGACGATACATGTCATAAATTGTTGATGAAGACCATGTGATTTTTCTAATCACTGGTTTTATATCATTAGAAGATATTTTTTTTAGTGCAATTATAGTATCCCAGTAATTATTTTCTTCGTTTAAACTGTCTTTAGGTGATGGTGGATTTGTATCCCAAGTAGATGAAACATCTGTTGGATTTGGTAACCCTAAAAATGCATAGTAAGAATTATCCGAAGAAGTTATCTCGGATATGAAATTTTTTACATTTCTTATTCTTAATTGATCCGTTATAATAGCAGACATTTTAAAAAATTTTTAGTTATTTATTATAGATTACAAGTAATTATCAAATGCCAGTGGATTTTTTCTACGTACAATTGGATTTGTAGATATACCAGAGAAACGATTTGTTTTAACTGTAAATTGTTTTGGTGTAGATCTATTGCTGAAAAGAATTTTACCCCAACTGTATGCCCCATAATAAGCAGTAGAAGCTATTCCAACAACAGTATTCAATCCATTATATCTAGAAACACTGGTAACAACTCTAATTACTGTCGAAATTCCAACAGAAGGTATTGACCTATTAATTTGAGATGTGCTGTAAACTTCATACACATTATCTAAGTTTTCTGTACTTATTCCTAGAATAGATCCACTTCTTGTTAATGTTGTTATTCCGAATCCAACTGAAGAACTTGTGACAACAAAATAATCACCAGTTCTTATACCACTCTTAGTAATTCCATGCCCATCGGTCATCAAAGGAGATCCTTGTGGGATATAAAAATCAAATATAATACCAGTTGTAACACCAACATTAGTAGTTCCAATACCAACAATTAATCCATAATCACCCTCATAAGAAACATCTGAAATTTCCTCTATCTGCATTATGGGTGGAGATATTAAAACATTTGGACCTTTAATACCAGTAACTGAAAATACCAATGGGGATGCTAATGTAGTTCTTCTATAAGTTGTTGCAAGACCAACACTGTCATAAGAATCTATGAATAATAAGTCTCCAATTTTATAATTTGTACCACCTTCAGTTATTGTTGTTGAGAAAACTGTGTTATTTAAAATATTAATCTCAATAGTGGCTGTTGCACCTCTACCAAATCCTGTTAAAGTTTTTAATCTAGCATTTGTAAATATGTTAGATGATGATGATAATGGTGGATATCCAATTCCTTGTTGGTTAACTACTAGTCCTGTAAGTGGTCCTGTAGTGTATCCAAATCCAGGATTAGTTATAGTAAATGAAGTTATAACTCCACTTGTTACATTTGCAGTTGCTGAAGCAATACCAGTTATTCCTATTCCTGGGCGTTGGATTGATACTGTTGGATTTGATGTATAACCAGAACCAGGATTTACTATATTCAACGATGTAATTGTACTTGATATAGAAACTGTTGCTGTAACAATACCAGATGACAGAGAATCATTTGATATAATTTCTACAATTTTTGCTTTACTAACTTGAATACCTTCTTTTGGATTATCAAATAGTGATTTAACAGTTGTTACATAAACAACTGTTGATCCAATACCAACATTGCTAAGAATTATAGATTGACTATGAATATTTGGTTCATAGTACTTTCTATCTTTACCAACTTCTATTTCATCAATAATTTTATCTGATGTTTGTTTTATCCAATTGATAGGTCTTTCTAATAATTCAGTATCACTAACTCCTTGACCAGCATAAGTATTAGTTACAACAGTATCTGCCGAATTTATGTCTACAACTATTCTCTTATCTTGATTTAATGTTATATCCAAGTCACTAAAGAATTGGACATCATCCCCAATTTTTAAAGTCTCTATGACATCAACTTCATTAACGTCAATTGATTCAGTTCCTGTATAAATTAATAATTTGCAAGTGTCTCCAGGAGTTGTATATCCAGCAAGTCTTGGTTTAGGTGGTTCATTAAACCTAACCGTGCTTCCTCCATTAAATGTATAAGATTCTCCTGGAACTTGTAAAATATCATTAATAAAAACAAGTAGGTTATATTGTAAATCAATTCCAGAGGATCTTCTTGGGAAGAATGATATTCTTTCACCATTTCTAGATAATGGGAATATTCTTCTTCTACCATTAAAATATTGTTCAATATTATCCAATACCAATATGTCACCGACGCTCCATCCAGAGAATTTGGAATTAAATGTTTTATCAATAGTTAATTGGAATTCTTCAAATGCATATAAAGTAAATGTGGATGAATCTGTAGGTATCCCAGTGGTCCCACCCATTGGTACAGTTAATATATCACCTTGTCCATATCCGTATCCAAGATTTTTAAGTTCAAAATTAATAACACTTGATCCTTGACCAACTGTTATATCTACTGTTGCGCCAGTACCAATACCTGATGGTGACTTTGATGAATATATTAGGGGTATATCCGAATAATTTAATGGTGGATCTATAACAACTTTAGGTGGATTGGATCTAGTATACCCTATTCCTGCATTTGTAATGACAACATTAGTTATTTTTCCATTAGCAGCATTTGCATATCCTACATATGTGATCTTAGGAGTTCCAGAACTATAGGTTTGTACACCAACTCTAATATATGTCTGCACACCAACTCTATATCCAGATCCAGAGTTTCCAACAGATACTGATTGAATTGTTCCAGCGGCGGATACTATTGCAGTTCCACCCGCACCAATTAAAGGTTGATATCTCAATCCATTGGTAGATCCAACAGAAACTATTATTCCACCTCTTGGAACTGTAGATGTGTTTATATCATTAGTTACTTGGAAATTTGCTGGATTACCTGTAAATGATATATTTGTTTGTCCAGAAATTTCGGATAATTTGTAGTCACCGTTTATATTTGTTAATGGTGAACCCAATCTTTGTGGTCCTTGGAATACATCATCTATTAAAATTATAGCATTTGATGTACTAAATCCAGTAACATTTGATTTATTTTGTTTTAATGTATAACTTGTAGTTATACCGTTAAAAGATTGTGATATGTCATCAAAAATATAATTTGTATTATAAGCTTTATCGTAAGTACTTGTAAATCCTTGTTTTAATGCTGATCTAATGAAAACTCTACCATCAAACCTAGTAGAAGTACTTATACCAAGGTAATCAACATCATTTGGGCCATTAGATGTTGTACCTATAGGTGTCAATCCTCTAATTGGTTCCGAAAAATGTATTTTATTTCCAACTATATTATAAGATCCAGATATTTTTGTCACTAAAGAACTACTTGAATGTGAACTTTCTGTTGTTCCCACCCAACTTCTGAAAACTGTAATTGAATTTGTGCTTGCCACCCCAACAGATGTGACAAACATAATTTCATTGTTAATTTTAATCAGATCTCCACTAAAAATAGAAGATATTCCACTTAGCGGGAATATAGTACTCCCAATCCCAACTGTAGAAACAATTGTTGAAGTTACTGCAGTAGAAACAACTGGGGATTGTATAATACCATTTATACTAACCAACGCTCTGGTAGTTACATTTTTCGATCTCAATGTATGAGTACTTCCAATTCCAACAGAAGTTAAAGATAATGGTATAGGATTAAACAGTAAAGCATTTTGTGCAGATGATGCTAATTGTATTCTTCTAGAATCTATTCTAATAACATAAACTGATGATGGTAATTTTGATGTAGTTCCAACACCAACAAAAAATGTTGTCCCTATACCAATAGCATTTGATGTAATACTATTAAATGGAATATATTCAATTTCTTCACCACTAACAAAAAAGTGATTTGGTAGATATATTGTATTATCAGTTAGACCAACTACAGAACCAACAGAAGCATTAAAATCAATGCTAAAAATTGGTTCTCCTTTATGATTAAGTTCAAAAGATCTAGTAGAACTATCAAATTGTGAGCTAATATCATCTATTTTTAAAACCCTATTCCCAATAAATTCTAGATAACTCTGTAAAAATGGAGTGTTAAACAATATTTCATTAGAAACATATCTATCATCGACTATTATTGGCTTTTCTCTGGAAATATCAAAATCTTTATATAAATTAATATCAACATTACTATCAAGAGTTGCTAATGAAGTTAAAGTTGTTAGTTGCTGTGCTGCAGTAACTAATCCCACTCTATCCTCAGCATCAAAAGCGTAAGATTCTATAGAAAGATCACTAAACTTTTTAAATCCTAAAGTATGATTTAAGTCACTAACTAATGAATTCCAATTTTCAATAGAAATATTAGATTTAATAGAATATGAAAAATATTGGTAATAATCATTATCATGTAATCTTTGTAAATTATCACCCAAAACTCCTATATTATTTTTCCAACCCTTCGATAAGATAGCACTACCATCTATATTGTGTTTTGTTTCGAAAAGTATAATTTGTGATATTAATCCCCTATTCTTTGTAGATTCTCCAGTTACTAAATCACCAACTTTAAAGTTTTCTGTAGTATTAATTTTTAAATATTCATTTTTAAAATCATATGACTGGGCAATACCTTCAACTCCACTTTCAGAGATTATTTTTTCACCAGAAATAAATCTATCTTTAACTAAAGTTATTTCAAAAATTGGAAAATATTTTTTAGGAGTAACAGTTCCTATAGATTCAAATGTATCAAATGTTCCAGGATTTGGATTTGGTAAGTCACCAATATTGTATGTTATAGTTGGATTTTCTCCCCCAACATCTGGATTAATATTTGTTAATGTGAATAATTTGTACCCATAATTTGCAGAATTATAGCCATTTCCACCTTCAACAATGTCAATATTGGTATTTTCTACAATAACTTCATCACCAACTTCAAAAGGAAAATCATTTATACTACTATAGCTTATTGCAAGACCAACAGTAACATCGTATGTTCCTGAATTATATGAAATAGAACTAATTCTAGTTCCATTTGGATTATTTGTTGGTAAAATTACAGGACTAATGTTATAAACACCAGTAGTGTTTCTTACAATGTTTACTTCATAATCTCCAATTTCATATCTTAAATCAACCTCATCATTTACTCTTCCAGTTAAACCATCCAATACCACTAACTGAGGAGATACAAAATAATTAACACCTGGAGATAGTATTTTAATTCTTTCAAATTTTGATAATGGTTCAATTTTAAATATTTTTGGTAAAAGTGTGGAAGGACTTAAAGTTTTATCAGTTGGATAATCAAATCCAATATCGTTTAGTTTATATTTGTAAACTTTTCCTATGTTATCGCTAAATGGTAATAATAAAGCATCAGTTCCTAAACCACTTCTAACTTTTGCTATATTTGGTAATTTTTTATACCCAAAACCACCAGATTGGATTGTTATTTTACTAATTTCACCTAAAGCTGAAAGTGATTTTGTAAAATATTTAATCTCAGATTCATTTAAATTGTAACTATTTCTTTCTGGAGGATTTGTTAAAATATATGTGAAAGATGTTGAACCAATTCCAGATACTGGATATAGTCCATTATACAAACTTTCTAAGATATTTAATAAATTATTATTTGTTATATTGTAATTATCATCTATAAGTTCTTCTTTTGCTAGTCCAAGACCGTCAAAAAGTATTGGTGTTAACTTATAGAATAATTTTTCGGGAGTATTTTCATCTATAATCAACGACACTGAAGCATTATTATCTACACCAATAGATCCAAACTTCCTTACCGAGAAAGATTTTGTATTATCGGTGTAGAATTTATTTTTAAATTCAGAATCTAGATAAAAATCGAAAGAGAACGCTGGTCTTCCACCAGAAGATAGTGAAAGATCTGATAAATTAAAAATAACTGTAGAATTTTTATATACGTTTAACTCTGGATTTATTAATGATAATGCTCCTGTTGCCGCAGGAGAAACTAAATCAATATAATCTACATTAAGTATATTGTTGAGAGATTTGTAATAATTATTTGATAGTCTTATTCTATTTTCATCTAAAACAATGACGTAATAAATTTCATCATTTAAAAGTCCACCCGTAGGTGATTGTGATGTATGTAAAACTTTTTGACCAGTTTTATAACCATGATTTTGAATGGTAATTATATCATTAGTTGTATCTACATCTAATATACCAAAACTAGATGGATTTATAACCATTCTTCTAATAGTATCATTATACTTAACTATAAAAGTTGTTTGTATTCCAGATCTAACATCAATATCCACAACATCATTAACTGTTAAATTATGATTTGTAAGTGTTGTGACTGTAGAGGTTAATTTTAATATATCACCAACTATAGTATTACTATTATTAGTTGTAAATTTATGATTAAAACCACTACCATGATCAATAAATGATAATAAAACATTTTTATTTGTAGATCCCAATTGTACAAATCCGCCAGTACTACCAACACCTATAGGGAAAGTTGAAATTCCTATAAGATCATTAGAAATTTTTCCAACATAAAATTTAGAATAGTCTTGGACAGGATATGATGTTGATCCAGTAGAAACTTTTATAGGAGTATTACCAGAGCTTGTATATGTAATCAGATCTCCAGTTTGTAATCCATGATCTCTTAAATATATGGACTGATATGGAATTATTTTTGAAGTTACTCCATAAGCAACATGAGAGAAAAATATTGTTGTCCCTATACCAACTCCACTACCCTTACCTAAACTTTCAAGAGGATTGAAATAAATATCACTATTAATTTTATATTGAATTGAAGATGTATACCCAACATTAATAGTAAATTTCCTAGGAACTTCATACATGACAGATCCTTCACTGTGAGCAACTCCAGATGTTCCCCCATATGATCTTAATATTTTTATCTTAGATAATTCCTTATCTATTTCTAAAATCTGTATCTTTTCATTGTCTACTTTGTAAATATCATTTACTTGTACATTTGGATAATTTAAATTACCATAAACATCAATAAAAGTAGTAACTCCAGTAAATGTTTGGGCATTTAAATTTTTAGTTAGAATTAATTTACTTGTAAGTATACCAACAGAAAAACTATTGGATATATTTAACTCATAATTGTTTAAATTATTAATGGTAATTACATCATTAGCAGACAAGTATGAAGGCACACTACATATTCCAAGTATTACTCCAGTGTTTGAATATGGTATGAATTGAACATTACTTATTTTATAAGATGTACATGCTATAGATACAATATTTTTTCCAACTATTTCTGATACATTTGCAAATGCATTAGATCCCCCAGCATCACTATTATCAAATACAACTTCATCATTTACTTTATAATTTTTTCCAGGTGAAACTATGGAAATATTTGTAATAGATCCTGGGAAAGTTGTATCAATTCTATTGTATTCTTTTGTATACTTATTTGGTTCTAATATAACATCATATCCACTATTTTTATTCAGTAATCCATAGTAATAAGTATTTCTTAACCATCCTGTTGAATTTATATTAATTTTATCTTGATTTGAGTTTTGATCATAGTTAAAATCTATTATTTTAGAATTAAATTTATCACCTATGATATATGGGAACACTGGTTTTAAGAATGATCTGAAAGGACCATCAGATTCTTCTGTATTATTAATTGTTGAAAAATACGCATAAATTCCTTCTGGAAAATCTGGAGTTTTACAGTATCTTCCATTATATTCATCCAAATCACCAGTTCCGTCATAAAAATAATCTTCAATAAAAAATCCAACTGGATATAGTGAAGGTCTTATTGGAGAATTGATGATTCTATATCCAGATTTCATTCTGGTTACAACTCCACCTTCTGGATCTGCATATCCATAAGGGCCATAAATTGGATTTCCATCATAGGCCCAACCTATTAATGGTGAATGGTATTTAATTGATGATGTATCATTTAAGGAATCTTCTCTGTAAATAGTTGTTCCATCAACACCAATTGAAGTTGAAAGTAAAGATTGTCTTAACTTTCTTGGTGCATATGCATGACAATACTCTAATTCATATTTTTTATTGATCGCATTATAAATTATCCCATCATCATCTGTTATTTGATCTGTTGTTATAAGCCTCTCCACCAAGTTTATATTCCATGATTTTATATAAGTTTCAAATTTAACACCAAATCCAGATGATGAAACTCGTATTCTTGTGTTACTTTGAGTATAATTTGAACCAGATTTACTAATAATTACATCAATAATTTTTCCATCACTAAGAATAGGTAGTAATTCTGCTCCAGAACCATCTCCTTCAACTATTAAATCTGGAATTGAATTATATTCTAGTCCAACATTATTAATTAAAATACCAACTATTTTACCATTAGAAATAATTGGTGATATACTTGCATCCTTTCCACTTGAAACATACACTGATGGTTGTTTTCTATAATTAATAATTTCTTGGTCACCATACTGTTGTCCATAATTGCTTAAAGAAACTGATTCTATTCTTCCCCTAAAAATAGGTCTTATTTTAACTGAAGAATCTTGCCCAGAAAAAGTTATTATTCCTACTGGATTTTCAATTTTTACTGAAATTGGTAGATAATTTAACTCATGTACTCCAGATCCAATAGATATTAAATTACTGAAAATATTATTATCATAGTAATAATTTTCAGAAATGGATCCAACTCCTACTGGAGATAATTTAATAGTATCAACATCAATGACTTTTACATAATAATTTGTAGATGAAGAAAGACCTGATATTAAAGTCTCATTAGAATCATATGTAACTACTTCCTTTCCTTTATAACCATGGTCTTTTATTCTAATAATATCGGAATAAATGTTAACATGTTCTGGTAAGAAGAACACTCTTTTATTCTCATATCCAGATCCACTTTCTACGACATCGATAGAAGATATTATATTTTTGGGGTCAAAAGTTGTAAATTTATGTACTCCAGATCCAAAAGATGTAATATTTACGGTATTTAATCCTGCAACAGCATTTTCATATGTTGAATATAGTTTTATATTTGATGCATCAGTTGGTATTGCATAATATACTGAATTATCAAATAATCCACCTACAGGAGTTTGATTATTTGAACTGTAAATTATTTTTTCAAATTTATTAAATCTATGGTAAGTTGTAAATCCTATGGTATTATTAGTTAAATCAATCAATCCAGATGTTGAGTATGCACCAAATTCAACTGAAGTGTATATTTTAGATACTTTACATTCTGCTATTGCACCAGACCCATTTCCACCAGAAATAGTTACTTTTGGTATACCATTAGTAAAGGAATAATTATTTTCTAGTATTTCAATTCTTTTTAATGATCCATTAACATGACAAACACCAGTAGCACCTATCCCAGTAGTGTCTTCAATAGTTAAAATTGGTGGATTAATAACATCATAATTTTCATCACCAAAAGAAGAAACTATTATTTTATCTATTGGGCCATAATTAATAAAATCTCCAGTTTTGTAACTTAAAAGTTCAACACCATTAAGTAACATTCCAATTTGTCCAGGAACAACTTTAGTTTTTACACTAGAATTTATTGTTGGGACGAAATTTCTAATTAAAGGTTGAGGTTGAATACTTTGATTTGCAAATTTAGTTATTTGGAATATGTTATCAACAACTTCTCCACTCACAAAAGTATAATTTTCTGTGTAAATATTTGATCTACTTGTACAAATGCGTATTACATTATCGTTTATTTTTTTAACATAATATGTTCCTTCTGGGATATTTAATTTATTATTAACACCACCATTGGTATATGATATAGAATCTCCAGTAAAGAATGGATGTTTTCCAATATTTAATTCATATCCATCATAAAATCCACTAAATTTAACTGAAAAATCTTTAAATTTGAGAGGAACATTTAAATAATTTGGTAATGATGGTGATGTGACATATACCCCATCATTTTTATCGATATAAACATTACTAACATTAGATGATATTATTTTTATACTTTCATTTTCATCAGTATTAACTTTGTTAATATTTTTAATAGCAATATAGGTCAGATTAACATTTATTGAATCATTTAACTGAATATCAAAAGAATTTTTGTTGGCAATTTTTATAACAAGAGATGTATAACTATTTCCATTATTACTCTTTAATGTAACAGTATCACCCAAGGTAATTGTATTTTGATCTTTAGTAATTACTCTATATCTAAATCCAGAAAGTTGTTGAACTGTTAATACAGTAAAATATGGAGAACAATTTACTAACCAATTAGAACTTAAAGTATTATTACGATTGATACCTAGAGAAACTATATCAAGCCTGTCGTTGTCCTCATAGAAATAACTTTCATCTAAACTATCAATATCAGATAAAACACCACTTATTCTTACTTTAATTATTTCATCATTATAATAAGAATATGCATAAAATGGAGAATAAATTTCAAATGATCTATCAAGTTCTATTACACCACTACAACCAAGAAACTGAGTTAATGTTTTAGATGTGTATTCAATGGTAAAAATATTAAATTCATCAAATCTTACCTGTAAAGTTCCAGAATCTGGAAATCCTAATGTTGAATCCACATCAAGATATGTTTGACCTTCTAATGTATTAGAAGTTAAATATGTTTTGGGGTGGTATTGAAAAACATCTGTATTAATTCCTTCAGAAAAATCTAAACTTACTTTATAATATGATCTATTATTTCTAATTATTTTCTCTACATTAGTTACTGTTCCAGATGCATAATTAATTAAACCTGGAACTTCATCTTGGAATAAAGTTAAGTTTATTAACTTTTCAACTTCACCTGTTAACTTTTCTACTACCAAATCTCTTGTTATGCGATAATCTGTATCTGATGCCTGTATTACATAATCTCTTGGTTTGATAACTTTTGCACCTATTCCAAAAATAGATTTAAATAGTAAATCAAAAGAAACATCAGACCCTTTTGAGGAATAAAAATCTTTAAGTTTGTATAAAAGATTTTTTTCATTTATAGATTCGTATAAATCAACACCTTCAAATCCTGGAGCAAATTGGTACTTATATTTTTTAAAGAATTCCTTTAAAAATAATACACTAAGATTATATACTATAGAACCACTTTTATGTTCTGAAGATACTGAGGTTTCAAACAATAATTGATCTTTTATTTCTGTTCTATATGATGTTATTCCACTAAAAGACCTTGTACACTCTCGGAAAGAGTTTTCTGTGGAATATTTGTATGATATTATCTCATCATTTATTTTTACTAATCCATTTTCTTTTGGGAAATCTTTGGTTGAAGATATGAAGATTTCTGTATCAGTAAAAGATATATCTTCTAATAATTCTGTGGTAAAAAATAGTTCAGATATATTATCTAGTTTTACATATTGATCTATATTATTTAAAATATCTAGTGGACCACCCTGATATTCTGCTGAGTTATAATATTCCTGTAAAAATTCTAAAATACGTGGAGATTCCTCAAACAAAAATTCGGGAATTTGAGACTTGATTAAATTTTTTGTTTTTATTCTAGAATTTAACATACAATTAATTTCTTATTAGATTTCCATTTAAGTAACTTGATGATACTATATATTGAGATCCCGATACGTCTCTCCCAGACGATATTGAATCTTCAATTAAATCAATATTAGACTTTGAATTGTCTAATTGCAAATACAAATCTTGTTTTCCAATAATATCATTTGACTTTGGGATCACCGAAAATTCTATGATATTAATACCATCAACTTTTTTTGAATTTATTATGTTAATAGTTGATATTTTTATCTCACCTTTAACATAATCTATGACACCAACATCAGATCTAACTAAAACTGGTTCTGAAGAAGACCCCAATTTAAATAAAAATAATCTTCCAGTCAAAAGATCTGGATTTGGTACATCTGAAAAGTACACTGTATCACTAACACCAGGTATATTTAATCCAGAAGATTTTATGTTATAACCTTTTTGACTTTTAACATAAAATTCATTACCGAAACATACTTCATATTCTGCAAATTTTGAAATTTCAACCCGTAAATCTCTTCGCATAGAGATTTTAGTGATGTTTGATGTTATAGAATCATCTGAATCATCTATTAATTTTAGAAATTTACTATATTTAAATCTTGAAGAGTATCTATTTAATTCAGTAGATTTTGCATATTTTGTAAGATTATCTAAAACTCTATTTTTAACAACACTCACAGACCTAGTTAAATTTGTATTAAAGTAGACTTGAGAATCGTATTCAATATAAACATATTTTAAGTCAACAAATTCTGGAACTATTCCCGCAACTGCGTATTTTCTAAGTTTAAATTTTAAGTTATCTTTAACATTATTAGGAATGTATGCACCATTTTTAGGCTTTACAGCAATAAAAACTTTTCCAAATTTTGGAGGATCCAATTCTTCACCACCAAATACTGATATTGATTCTACTTCTGGGTATATTGATGGTATTAATGCTTCATAATCGGCAGAAGTTACTGCTCTATTTTGTGATGCATATACTCTTGGAGCAAACTTTTTTATTGATGCTACTTCTTCTATTGGTTTACCACCAGTTGATGCCTGAATAGTTGTTATAAATGGTGTTGGTATTTGTAATTCGTCACCATTATTATCTACAAATGATCCAGAAAAAGTAAATTCGGATATTCCATTAGAACTTGGACCCGATGTAACGATATACGATGCTTCTATATAATTTTTATCGTCCAAAGGTGTTCCAAAAGTACCATCACCGAATATTAATTCATACCTCTGATCTGCTATTTCACTTAAGAAGAAAATTTTATCAGTGGACTTTACTTCACTTATATTATTAACAAAATTAAATATTCTGGAAATAGAACTTTGAATGGAATCTCTTACTACAACTCTTAATGTTGAAGTGTCTATATTGATATTATCTAGGACAAAATTTTGGTTTTTGTTTAATGAATCTACTATAAAATTACTTGATAATAATGTTCCTTCAAGAACTTCTATATCATCGAAGGATGCTATTCCATTTATAACTGGAACAGTAATATCATCAGCAATAGAAAATACGTAGCTTTGTGCCCCGAAAGAACGTGTTGTTGTACAAACTGGGCCTTTCTTTAATGTAACTGTAATTGCATTATCTGCAATTCCAATAACATCTACGAAAAAAGATATTTTTGCTTTAGAGCATGTGGTAGATCTTGGTAAATATCCAACATGCTTCGCTAATGAAACTACATTTTCCCTTAGAGTAGCAGAATCTAAAAATACTTCATTACTCAACATATTAGCATTATATGAAGAGATATAAGTATTATATGCTAGTATGTCTATTAAAATAGATAAATTGGAACCTTCAAAATCATAATCCGTGAAGGTTGAATTTGATCTTAAATAATCTTTTATTGAAGTCTTTATCTGCTCAAAATCTAAGTTTGAGAAATTTACTAATGCCATTTATCTAGTTGGTAGTAATACAAATGATAGTTGTTGAGGTAAAGCATCAATGCCAACTATATTATAGAATATCGATATATTAAAAGCATTATTTGAATAATCTGGATTAACAATCACATCTGTTAAAATTACTCTTGGTTCGTAATTTTCGATAGTATCACGTATTTCAGATCTTATAAGATCTGCTGTAGATTCATCCATATTTTCAAATAAAAGTCTTGAAACTTTAGATCCAAGATTTCTTTGAAAAAATCTTTCCCCTCTATTAGTCAAAACTAAATTTCTTATGGAACGTGCTATGGCAGTTTCATTAGTAATTATTGCAATATCTTTAGATAAAGGATTGAGTAATAAAGAATTACTAATGTCTTTAAAACCTATACTAACACGTTCTAAAGGCATAATTTTTTAATGTAATTAAAATAATTTATACATTATTTATTACATTAAATCCATTTCTTTGATGGGATTGGTTCTGTACCATAACCCCAGTCATCATAGTCTTCATCATTCCTTATTTTTTCATGAATTTCATTTTGTAATTCAAAGTTGTGCTTCTTTGGTGTAATGTCATCATTATTAATTTCTCTCAGCATTTTTGGTTGTTGATCTAAATTATCTAATGATCCATAATCAGTCACTAATTTATCAGTACCCCACATAGAATGCATGTAGTTTGGATCTCTGTCTGGTTGCTTGTTCATTGTTTACTATTTGATAAGTTAACACAGAACTTTTTAAGGGGTTTCTATCCCTTAAATTAAAATTTTATGAACTAATATATAAACTTCACAACTTTATCCACAAAAAGTTCTGATGTTTGTATCCCATAATGATGGCCATCTCTAGCATAATCAACTTTATCAATAAAAGGTATATAATGTTTAGCGATACTTTCTACTGAATTGTGGATTGTTTTTCTTGTTGGAAATGGATAAGAATTAATTTCATCATTAATTATTGAATGAATAACTTTATGATGATTTAAAGATTCTACTTTTTTTATACATCTCAAAGTATTTTTTAAATTTTCAGATAACACTTTGATATTTTTATTAGATTGATAATCTTTATTACTTAACAAAGAAATCCTTCTGTCTTCATCTATTAATGATGTATCTGGATCTTCTCTTCTATCAAAATAACTCCAATGAATTACTACAAATTTTGGGGATATTTGTTTAATAATACTTATAACTTTTCTTGATATCCATTCATTACTTGCACCATCCATACTTATATTAATTGTTCTTATCCCAGTAAGTTTTTCTAATTTTTTTGTCCATATAGAATCGTATGGGCATCCCATACCAACAGTAAAACTATCACCAAAACACCAAATACAATTTCTTAGTTCTTCAACTGTTTCTGGCCATTCTTCATCACGAAATCCTCTACTATTAAATTTATAAGATACTTCATAAGGATAATGATTAAAAAATGATTTAGATACACATTCTTCTAAGGAATCTAGTCCACTAGTACTCCATACTTGATTTTGTCTTGTTGTGAGAACAAAATTAGGTAAAATCATACTTGGGTCAACCGAAACCATATTTAAATTATCATCATTAAAAATATTTATTTGATAACTGGTTTATCTGTTTTCTTCTCGTAAATATAAATCTGGTTTTTTCTATCTGGGAAAAAGTCTTTTTGTTCTCCTTCTCTATCTAAGTCACTTGTGATGCAATGTAATCCACCATCCCAAAAATATCTATGTCTAAAATTAACAATGTGTGGAGTTATATTGTGTCTTTCAAAGGCATCAAAAACATCCTTATTATAGTTATTACAAACTACATTATGCTCATCAATGACTAATATATTTACATCAAAAACTGTTTCTTCAACATAATAAACCCATTTATTCAACCAAGATTCCACAAAATCTGTGAAATCATCATTATACTCTTCACCAGGAACCCACCATTTACCTTTGTTTTTTTCTTTTAAATCTAAAAATGGTTTAACTCTGTTCCAACTTTGATCTGGTAATGATACTACCTCCCAACCAGGAAAAGTCTTATTATGACTATAAGGTTTATTTAAACTTATAATTAAACCTGGTTTTACTGGACAAAAAGATGAATCGGTGTGACCAGAAATCTCTTTAATAATGTGACATCTATAATCAGTAAAATGTTTTTTTATTGTGTAATTATAAATGATAGATAAATTACTTTGTGAATGAACACTACCAAAAATTAAATCTTTACCTATTCTTGTTATAACCGCAGTATTTTCACCATCACTAGATATTACTTCGTTTCCACAACTTGTAACATATTCTTTTGCAGTTTTAAAAGAATCAAAATTACTATTTGCTGAGAAATGAGACAATGAATTAACTTTTAGTGTGCTATAATAATCTAATAAAAATATTTCTATCTCTTCTTTTGTTTTGAATCTTTTAATTTTACCTTGAAGTTTAAAGGTGTGTAATAGTTCCAAAAAATCTTCACTATCAAATTCTTTATTTTCTAATACTTGTTCATATAATTTCATTAATTGTCCAAACTTTTTGTCTGGTGCAAAAAATCTATTACCAAACATGCCAGTATAGTCTCTAGGACACATTGGTGGGGGATAATATTTCTTGGTTTTCTTATCGAGATATATTTCAAAATCATCAGATACATCAGTTCTTATTACCTTTACTTTAAATTTTTCTAATAAAGTAATTAATTTCTGATAATCTTCTTCAGTCTCTATAGCAATTCTCTCCATTACGGAGCGAACTTTTGGATTTTCTATGAAACTATAGAATTCTGGTGGATAACTTTTTCCTACTAGGCATACTTTTAATGGATCCCAATGTTGATGAACAGATAGCATATTATTTGTTAACCCATTTTACATGAATAATTTTCTCTAAAATTTTACTAGCAAGAAGAAAATTTGTATTAATTCCATAGTGATTACCATCTCTTGCCAGATCAACTTTTTCTTGAAATATAATATAATTTTTACATATGGATTTAATACTATTATGTATTGATCTAGATGTTGCATATGGATAAAAATTAATTTCATCACAAATCACGGAATGAATTATCGTACCTGAATGATTTGAATTTTCAACTTTTTTGATACATTTTAAGGTATTCTTTAAATTAACGTGTAGATCTTGGTGATGTTTATTATCTTGATAATCTCCATCACTTAATAAAGAAATCCTTCTGTCTTCATCTATTAATGATGTATCTGGATCTTCTCTTCTATCAAAATAACTCCAATGTATAATCATGAGTTTTGGATCTATTTCTTCAATGACACGTAAGACTTTTCTTGATATCCATTCATTACTTGCACCATCCATACTTATATTAATTGTTCTGACATTAACATCTTTATTCAATGTAACTGATATTGCTTTTGTGTATTGTTGCTCTAAAGATTTTACCCATATAGAATCATATGGACATCCCATACCAGTAGTAAAACTATCACCAAAACACCAAATACATTTTTTTAATTTTTCTATATCTTCTAACCACTCTTCATCACGAAATCCTCTAGAATTGTATTTGTAAGATACTTCATGTGGATAATTTTCAAAGTATGATTTAGATAGGCAGAATTCTTCCGTATCTAAACCATGATAATCCCACAATTGATTTGCTCTAGTAGTAAGCACAAAATCTGGTAAAATCATATCCTACATTACTTTCAATGAAGATATTTATCCTACACCTTTAAGAATTTTTTATAAGTAAATTGTAATCTTCTTCTAGTATTTCTTTTAAATATTCATCATCCCAGTATTTGTAGTAGTCAGTTTCTAATAATTTTTTTCTAAATTTTGCCAACTTCTCTTTTGGTTGAGATAAAATTAAATTATATCTACCATTATTAGTCTGAACACCATTGATATAAGTATTTCTCCCTGCAGTATCCTCAAAAAACTTATAGTCTTGATGTTGATTGTTATAAAAAGAAACCCATTCTAGTATTCTTTCTAATGTTATATCTTCTTCTAATATAAAAATAGCGACATCATACCCAGGAACAGGTACAATATCGCTACATGAACATTCTTTTATGTAAGTTTTTGATTTGGAAGCAAAAGGACAGATTGAAAAGTTACCCAATTCGGGTCTTTGTTTTGAAACTTTCTTTATCCATTCTTTGATGTATGCTTCCTTATCACTCATATATTACTTTCCTTGTCCCCTGTAAGGCTTACGAGCACCATTGCGAGACGAAGCGGCATATTTGGTCCCATTACCTTGTCCTTGTCGAGACTTTTTCGGTGGTCCAGGGCTATAAGTCTTTGCTTTATAAGAACCAGTAGATTTTGCTTTAGCAGCCATCAGTCAATTTCCTCCATTTGTATATCGTCTGGGTTAATCTTTTCGTTATTGTAATACTTTAATGCCAGTTCATGAAGGGCATCAGCGGTTTCGTCATAATTTAAATTATCACGAAAAACTTCACCCTTATAAGTAACTCTAAACCTTTTCATCAGATAACGCGAGTTTTTTCGTGACCAACTCTGATACGAGGATCGCACCAGGTTTCCATACCTGCCTCTTTTGCATCGAGACAGAACGAAACGTCTTCTCCGCACATATCTTGAACGTTACCAGATTCGAAGACTTGCATCTTAGGAGCAAACCATGGGTACTCTAGACGCTCAAAGACACCTTTGCGGATCATTACCCAACCAAATCCAGTGTAATCCACTGTGAAGGGTTTACGACGCTTAGAGATGCTATCTACGGTCTCGTGGTTCATTACACCACCGTTTCTGCGGAAATCTTCTTCATCTAACCAGTGTGCAACGGAAGTGGTGTGACCATCTTCTGTAGCATACCATCCACAAGCGATTTCTTTTTCATCACCCTCTTCTGGAACTGCAAGATCGCACAGTTGCCAGAACTTTTCAGAGTTAAACACAATATCATTATCAATCCAGAGTTGATAATCATACTGAAGTTTTCCATCCCAAGGTACTTGATTTGGACCACGAAGAACATTTGCACCTAAACACTTGCAACGTGCAAAGTTAACCATAGACGAGTAATCTTGAGAGATCTGAATGCTCATCTGGTTTTGTACCATGTCAAAGCAAAGTTGTACAAAACTCTTGAGGAACGCATAAGAGCATCCACGACCAGGTAAGCAGAATACAATCGACTTACCTTTCATTCTTTCTTTAATTGCATCATAGTCCCACTCTTCCTTCGGTTTCGTTGGAGCAGTGGCTTTAACAGTAAATCCTTTTGCCATAAGTTGAAATAACCTTCAATGTCAATTTTATCGTTCTATTTAGCGTTTGTCAATAGGAAGCATTCTGAGAAATTTCGGGATTTTGCTCTAATTCTTCATACTCATATTCTTCTTTTTCCCCTGTGAGATGATTCCACTTCACTCTGAATTCTTCCTCAGATAAGCATGGAGACACACACTGATTTGTTTTATCATAAATGTGATAAATTTTATCCATAAACGTATCATCTACTACTAACAACATTATATATCATCGCTAGTAAAAATCCAAGGGGTAGAAAAACGATCTTTGGATATCGGATAACCCACCCTGCTAAAACTACTCTCCAAAAATTCCAATAAGGTCTTGGACGACCCTTATAACCATAAGCAGAGACGTTCATAGAGGAACTCGAAAAATTTTTCATAAACGTTTAAAAACAAAATCCTAGTAGTTTCTCGGAGACATATCCAAATGTAGTATACCTCATCTATGGGAGTTATGGTAGTCCCATAGCGATTATAGTACAGAAACCTTATGGGAGCAAAAATTTTCTGGGGAAATTTTTTTATGAACATGGAATCACTCACTCGAATTGTCACCTCTGTAGGTTAGGGTAGTTAGGCATTTTAGCTAAGGGGGGCATCACGCCCGCCGCCATCACGATACCGTTATACCGTATAACTGCTGTTCGCCACGCACGAATAGGGGTGCTAAGTATAAAGAACTCAGCACCCGCTAAGTGTTAATCAGGGCAGACAACCGCTGGCGTCAAGCATACCAATGCTGAGAACATTGTTATACAAACCAACGTAAAACCTGCCGATTGATAACCCAAACTGTTCATCATCTTTGCCCGCCTTAGTATCAACACCAAGGTAGAAGAATTCGATGAATTTGTGAGAAGTTGCGAATTTCATTGTTGTGGTGATGATGTTAACGAAGGGGGGAGATTGTCTCCCCCGTTGTGATCACATAGCGTCGTTGAATGCCCTCTCTTTAATGTACTCTAGAAGTGTATCCCATCGGCGGAGATCTGCCGATTGTAGTTTACCTTCCTGACACATGTAGCGATCGGATTCAATCAACGCATCACACATTAACTTAAGTTCGCGGGGGGAAACTTTCAGGTTAACGGTGCCATCATTGATGAAATCATAGTGGGGGATTTCATCAATCTGCTGGCGGTCGGTGAAAGCGTAGGCGGTCATTTGGGGTGTCCCGTGTTGACTTTTAAATTCTACAGGGTGGGGGCACCCTATCGCGCCCCCGTTAACAATTGTTCACACTCCAGAGAGGGCAGCGATGATACGATCCCGCTTGCGAATCTGATTAGTACGAATGAACCACACGTCCCGCTTGCCTGTGGCATCGTTGCGGGTTGCGTCTAGAACGCCTGCAGTCTCAAGATCAACCATGAGGGCGTGAATCGTGCCCTTATGGCGGCGAGGATCCAAACCCATAGCCCGCACCAAGTCGCTGCAGGTCTGGGGGCCGTTCTGAATCAGGTGGGAGCGGACGGAAGCGCGGATGATGGATGCGAGCATGATCTTAGAAAGGTGAGGCGGGATCTCTGTCCCGCTTGAATGTATCCTAGACGGTCGGGGGGTCAGACCGTGATCAGATCGGGCGTTTCGTTACAATCCGAAATAGTATAAACATCTAGCAGCAATTGCATCATTTCATCAGTAGTTAGAATTGTGCAATTCTTTTCAACCAACTCAGCGATTCTTTCAGCGGGAAGTTTAAACCGAAGGCGGGAAGGATAGTGAGTCATTTGTTGGAATTGTTGGTGTTGAAAGTAACAACCTCAGCAGGAGATCCACAGGATTTGTAGAATTCCACCATACGGTTTGCCTCATCAATTGTGGGGAAAGTTTGCGTCCGCCACTCACACTGATTGTAGGGAGTTTGGAAGCGGATAGTGATTCCGAGTGCCATGATGTTAGGGTGTTGGTGGTGAAGAATTGGGGGAGTTTTTCTCCCCCTTAAGTGTTAATCAGAACAGCAGATCTGCGATCCCTTGAATCACATCACCATACTCTCCCACAATGTTACCCGCACCGTCGCGGATGTAAGCGTAGGAGTCACTTTCCTGATGCATCGAAAAACAGAGATCAGTGGCACGATCATAGTCGGTCACAGTCTCACCCTCACCAAGGGCAGGGCAGGCAACGTAGAAGGTGTTGATCATGGGGGTGTCCCGTGTTGACTTTTAAATTCTACAGGGTGGAAGGGCAGCACCCGCTGCCCCTGTTACAAAGGTTCACACTAGACCTTTGTGTATCCTACGATACGCGACCCATGTGATCGCTTGCACTTGTGCCGCTGAATGATAAGATCCCGACACCTTTGAGATAATTTTAGCGGCGTCACGGTAGGAGTCTTGAATGTGCTGGAAAGTTTTAATACTTAAAGTGGGCACCTCTTTAAGATTAGAAACTGTGCCGTTCCAGATGTTGTAAGCATGTCCATCAATGCAGGGGGTGTCGCTATCACCATCCGATGCAATGCAAAGGAAGAATGCAATAGTTTTGTTGCCACGCAAAACTTTAACAATCTGATCGCGATTCAGTTGGCAATCGAGAATAGTTGCCGCTTTGTCTTTGTTGTTAGAATAGGTGGAGACTTTCACCTGAGAATAATCAATCTCCGCTGCCCATGCTCTCAGCATTGTTTCAGCATCGATGATGTTAGATTCCCATTTGTTGTTAGGTGAAAGTGCAGCGATGATGCCTGCCACGATGTCAGAATGCACACCGTACTTTTCACCTAAAGTATAACAAACCTGGAAGGCATTGTTGTACCATTGCAGACCTACCTGCCGATCGTAGGCATTGCTCTGGAAGTAGGTTGCCAGGATGGAATCGGTGTGTGCCATGGGGTTGGTTGGCGATGTGCAAATCCTACAGCATCGTGGGCACCCTGCAACGGGTTTTATGATCAGTCTCGCTTATGGGTCTCATCAAAAATACTTATGAGCCAGGTCTTGACTTTTAGGGGCACTGCCCCTAACCTAGAGGGCGGGAGGGGAGGGAAGCATAGATTACTTAAGTATAAAAAAACCCCGCTAGTTGCGGGGTGTGGTATAATCTTAGAACTCTACGATCCAGTCTGGATCTTTGTTAAGATTTACCCAGAAATGGTTTTTACCATTTACACTGGTGAGAAAAACTTTATCACCTTTGTGTTGCTCTATGATACATTCATCAATTCCATCCATCATGTTAGCAAATCGGTTCTTTGCTTTCTTAGATACAGGCGTGACGAATGCGGTTTCCATAGTATCAGAAATCAATGAGTTCTAGAGTAGGTTCACCAGCATCATCGCTGCTAGTGATAGTTTCAAGAATTTGCAGGATTTCTTCGCCAGTTTGACCTTTGCGAAGCATCGAAAGCATGAGCGAACGGTTTTCCATGATAAAGAAAAGAATTTCACGTAATGGTTTGTGTGTGTATCTCGTCGAGATTTTATGTATATCTCGACTAGATTTAATTGATACTCTAGTCGAGATCAATCATAATCGAAATCAGTTGAACTTTCTGAATAATCATCATACTGTTCAACTTGGTTTAGCATTTGCCTTGCCTCAGGGGAAAGTTCCTCATAAGGTTGGCATTCATCAACTAGATCAAAGGGGGAAAAGTCTTCGGTTTCGAAAAATTCCATGGTTCTTTGTGTTGATTGTGAAGGGGAGGGGTTGCCTCCTCCCCCGTATTGTACTATCAGGCGGCAGTCACTGCAAGCAGTTGCTCAGTCTTGATAGCATTGTTTACAAAACGACCCACGGATTGTTGCTGAGAGATGACGCTGCTCAGTTGAGTCACAAACTGCTCAACATCTTGCACACCGTAGGTATAATCACGACCACCGTTGAAGGTGATGGTCACTTTACCATCTTGCACATCAGAGATGTTTTCGATGGCGCTGGAAGTAAAAGTGAACTGAGACATAATGAATTCAAAAATGAATAAGTGGAAAGTGAAGTGTTTTGAGCGGGATGCTTCACCCCCGCTTGTTGTTCTTAGATTAAGCGATCTCTGGCAGCATGTCAAGTGGTATGTGCCAGTTGTAAAAGTGGTTAGGATGGGAAGCACTCAGTAGAGTTTTATGGTATCAATGACAATCAAGATACCAACCATCCTGTAATAATTTATACTTTAGGCATTTTCTAGAAGTTCAGGGTTATACTCCTTCACTTCGTTAATCAATTCCTCATCAGTATAAGATGCAAGATTGTCCTGCAAAGTTTCATAAACAAAGCATTCCATTGTCTTCATGTCCATTGAATCTAGGATCTGCTGAGCATAATCAGCAATCAGAGAATCACGATCAATTTGCATTAGGAACCTCTTGGATTACTTCAGTTACAGTGATGATTTGTTTGTCTTCGTTGATGTAATTAGTTTGGATCATGTTAGGTCCAACTTGAACCTGACCGATCATGTAAGCAGCAGCAAGAAGTTCAAACATGATTCAATAATGATGACGGGACATTACAGAGTTGGGATCATTGTACCAATCAGAATCCTCATAATCTTTGTATTCAGATTCTTTATAATCTTCCTCTGCCATGTTGGGCATAGGAACATCATCGATCCAGATCATTTCAGGCATTGGTGGTTCAGTGGTGAACGAAGTAATCTTAGAGGATGGTGGGGAGCATTGCTGCCCCCCTTGTGCCAGTTTAGATGGCGGATTTTTGATTGCGTGACCACAGAGCAAGTCGCATGGTGCTAGCTTTGCGGGCAGCAGTTTCTTTGCGACCGTTTGCAATTGCAATATTGATCAATACTTTGCGATCAATACGCTTCACCTTTGCACTCAGAATGTCGCGGGAAAGTTGCAAAATTTCTTGGTGTTTCATGATGGGTGGTTCAGTGGTGAACTATCAAATCATACCACGGCGACCGAGATCTGCCCATACATGGGACGGTGCTGCAGCTGGCACACCAGTGGCGGTGTTGTTCTTCACCCACACCAGTTGGCGGGTGGCGATGTCAGAGGCGCAAACCAAAGTCATGGGGATCTCCCGTGTTGACCCTCAAATCATACCACACCCTCAGCGGCATCTGTGGCATGTTACAAAACATAAAAAAAGACCTGGGCACCACCCCAGGTCTGTTAACCCTATTCTCTATCTCACTATGAACCAAGGAATATGAACGCAAACAGTGTAACTTTTAGGGCAAACACCTTCCCCTTATCACATAAACTCTGCCATATAATAGTCTACTGTGATCTCAAGTTTAGATGCTTCTTCCTCCATTGCAAGCATAAATGCATTGTCAATATCCAAATCGTCGTTATCATGAGAGCAGAACATATCAAGCGTGGATTCGTGCATGAGTGCCTCTAGAAGGAGAGTTTGGACCTCTTATGGTACATTATACCATTGAAGAGGTAATAGGGCGAGGGAGACTTGAACTCCCACGGGCATAAGCCCAACAGATTTTAAGTCTGGTGTGTCTACCGATTCCACCACCGCCCCGTGGTATGATCATATTATAGCATATGATCGAGATGATGTCACGTATCTAGTCGAGATTGATTTGATACGTGACGCGCATCTAGTCGAGATCTGTGTATGGTTTCATACCAATTCGATCTGCGACACACATAATCAGTTCTCCTAGAACTTCATCATCAACTTCACCAAGTTTATCGGTGATAATTCCACCAATGTTAGTATGGAGGAAATCTAACCATGCACCAGTCTCAACAAGTTCTTCAGCAACTTCTTCAACGAGTGCAGCAGCAATTCTGTTGATTGAATTGTTTGAGAGTGCCATGTGTTTGTTTGAACTGAATGAAGTATAAGGCAGTTTAGCGTCTTGCCTAGGACCAGTGTGACAGTTATGCTGCTGTCACATAGTTGGGAATTTCAATACGCTCTACAGGACCCCAACCGATCTTGTATGCTTTCCAGTTACCATTGAGATCATACAGGTAAGAATACTCTTCAGCAGAGTTACCTGATACAAACTCATCGAAACTGGTGTGCTGGACAGAGACTTCTTCACCACGTTCAGTGTGATAAAGTGGTTGAGCATCACGGGTTGGGGACATAACCCAACTACCATCAGGGTTCTCTACAATGTTACCATCTGCATCACGTACTGCTGCAGTCTCCCACAGATAAGTTGTACGCAGAGATGACATTGAACCACCATCGATGAGTTCCATAACATCATCGCGGTTCTGATAATGCTCTACCAGAGTGCGACCATTGTTCTCTACATAACCATCATAGTGGCAATAAACACTGACCACGGTGTGATCAGGGAGTTCATAACCGATGCGTGAGCGAGTTCCCATGGTGTTGTGAGTGGTGAACGAAAGTAATTTAACCGATTGTGGGGGTCTTGTCAACCCCCTTGTGCCAGTTCAAATATTGGACATGGCAACCAAGCGGTTACGGATATCGTACACCTCCATGTCGTCCATGTCAAGGGCATCCATATCCACAGGAGCGAACTCCTCCAGATTAATAGTTCCATTTGCATAGATGGGTGCAAAATACAACTCATCACCATCCTCTTGAGAAAGAGTGTATACACAACCGTGATTGGTGGAAGTAACAAAAATCATTGGTCGAATTGCGTTTGCCCCACAAATATAACCGTTGGGATCTCTCCTGTCAACTGGTCCTTGTGCCAGTTCTCTTAGTGTCCTTATAGTTGATTATAAGAGGTTCTTATGGTATAATGCTACCAATTGTAATCCAAGTCTTCCACATAAGATTTGACAGTCTCTGAGGGATTAAGATCAAACAACTTCTCCCAGTTGATGTTACGAGGATCAAAATCTCCGAGAACGTCGAGTTCCAGAGTGACCCTATACTTGTGCTTCTGTGCTTCGTGATAGACGGTGTTACCCATGAGAACTTTATGTGTGAACTGTGTTTATTCTACATGACAGTGCATAAGATGTCAAGGGATGCACGATCTTGTCGAGATCACATCATGTATCTAGTCGAGATGTGTATTATAATGATACTGTTATATTATGATATCATGACATGCACATCTCGTCGAGATCTTATGATAGTATCGTCGAGATCTTATGATATAATGATATCGTTATATGATTGTGTAATCTCGTCGAGATATAACCGTGCAGTCTCGTCGAGATCCTGGGAGTTGACAAACGGGGGCGTGTGTGGTAAAATGCCGCGTCCTTATATTTTTATGGCGGGGGTCTTGACATTTTTTCGCGGTTGTGCTATAATACGCAGTCTAAGATCACAAGGATCTGGCACGATTATAAGGAATTATAAGAGATATAAGAGAGATTATAAGAGAGATATAAACTCTACAATACTATCATATAACACTACTGTAATACAATACTATAAGAGAAACAAAACACACATATATGTTTTTTAATACATTTTTTAATATAAAAAACAATAATTAAACACTATATTGGTTATTTTCCTCATAACTATCATAACCACAGTGACCTCTTACTTGCTCACTATCAACACTATCATCAATCATTAGATCATTCATTGTAAGAGTATTAGGATCATAGTCTTTTACTGAATTAAAAGTAAAAACACTTTGTTCATCATTAACATCATACTCTTCATATGCTTTCTTTACATAATCAAGATATTGATCAAATAACTCTTTATCAGTCATAGATGTAAATTGATGATTATGATCAATAACCTTTTTAATTAACTTACATCTTGTTTCCCATGAGATCTTTTCAGTTTTTAGTGTATTGAACTTATCTCTATCAGTTAGACTATTATCCTCTACAACACTTTTAATATAAGCAATATCTTTCTTTACCATCATATCACATTGATGGCAATATGATATTTTAATCTCATCTAATTGATTTTGCATATGAATTAGATACTCACGAATTAGAACTGATTCTCTTTCTTTTGAGAGATCAAACATAATATCATTAGTTAAATCATCAACAATTTTAAGTCTATCTAATTTCATAATTGAATGAATGTACTACTGATTACTTATACTATTTCTCCAATTCAATTGTATAATGCGTTGTTGATCCACCTAGATCATGACTAATTGTTTCACTATAAGATTTAATTCTAACCTCACCTTTTTTAACCTTTTCTAATACATTAATAACTGATTTTGTTTGACTATCAGTAATCTCACGATACTCTTTTATTTGTCTTTCTACTTCCTCTTTGATTACATCCTTAATATCCTTACCATCGATCATAAGAGATGATTTAATTGATGGATTAGATGTAACGTAAATATGATCATCATCACCACCTTCACCATAACAATATCCAGAAGGAAATGGTGTTCCTAATGAGATAGTATCATTACTTGCACTACCATAGATATAAGATGCTGTTGATGATGCACCAATGATTGTATCATTATTATAAAACTCAAGATATTCTGCTTTAATATCTTTCTCTTCTTTTGGTTCTATTTTAGGACCATAGAGTTCATCATACTTTTCTAATAATGGATTCATATCAATCAGGAGTTAGATGTTTGTACTGTAGTTTATCCATATAATCATAAAGAGTTTGATCATTATAAAACTCATAAAACCTTTGTGGATTATATGCTTTTAATTTAAGAAGTAGATTAACCCATTGATAATCACAATCTACTTCATAACCATAATGTCTTTCATTCATATGAGTTAATATTTTCGATCATTATAACAGACTAAGTTCTTCTTGGCAAATTAAACTTGTCAATGATTTTATTTGCTGTAACATTATAAGTCTCTCTTCCTGGATGAGCAATGTAAACCCCATCATCACATTCTCTCATATCTCTACCATTATCAATTTGTGCAATGAAATCACACTTTAAAATATCTTTAACATCTTTAAAAAAAGTAAATTCATAATATTGTGTTCTTTCCTTCCACAACTCATTTGTGATCTTTACTGTAAATTTGAAATGAGTAAGGTTATTATATGGATTGTCATTCCATTCCTTAACTAAGGTCTCATATTTTCCAGTTGTCCAATCTCCCAAATTAAAAACATAATCTCTATTATAATATGCAAATCTTGATGGTGTACTCCACATTGATACAATATACTTCGGTGCAGGGAATGACTGTATTAATAACATTGAATTATGTAATGTTAATATTGGTGATGCTCCACTTATACCAAGATTAATTGTTGGAATTCCAGTCATTCTTTCTATTTGAGAGGATATAGTCTCTTCTTCACTTACACCAACACCAAATACCATTGAATCACCAAAGATAACGATTGAATTTTCCCAATCAATCTCATTCAATTCTTTAGTTCGATATCCTAAACTATTCAGATCATATTTAACATGATGAGTTCGATAATGCCAATCTCTTGGTTGTTTCATGATGTTCTTTTTATACAAATCATGACTATCTGGTTCATACCACAAACCAGATGTAATGTTCGCAGGAAGTAACGTATTATAAGTATCAATTGTTTCAAATATACTTCTTTTCATTCGTTATAACTCCATATGCTCTGATATTTGTCATATTTGCATTTGTAAGATTAGAACCTGTTAAATCTGTGACATACAGTTTTGCACTCATTAGATTTGCACCACTTAGATTAGCATTTGTTAAATTAGTATTTGTAAGATTTGTATACTCCAAATTCACATTATTTAACTCAGCATTCATTAGATTGACATCTTCTAACACTGCTCCATTTAAATTAACACCAGTAAGATTTGCACCATTTAGATCTGCATTTGTTAGATTGACACTAAACAAATATGCATTACATAACTTCGCATTCTCTAAATTGGCATTCTTTAATATGGCATCATCTAAATGTGCATACTGTAAATCAACATTTGGTAATTGTGCATTTTCTAAATTAGCACCATCTAAATTAGTACCCTTTAGAATAGCATCAATAAAATAGCAATTCTTAAACACAGTATACTGTAACCTGGCACCATATAAATTAGCATCCGATAAATTGGAATTGGATACATCAGCAAATGTAAGATCAATACCAACCATATTAGCACCACGCAAATCTACGCCACGCATCACTGCATCACGACTATCACATGCACTTAGATTAATATCCTTTAAATTTGCACCATCAAAGATTGTATAACGAAGGCGAGCACCATATAAATTTGCATGGCACAAATTTGCAGATGATAGATCTGTGTTTCTCAGATCAGCACCCACAAGATTTGCACCTTTTAAATTAATTCCTTTTAAATCTAAACCAGATAGATCAGCATTGACTAAATTAGCATCTGGTTTTAATTCATATCCATTGATATTCATTAGTTTAAAAATCTTCTCTTTTCCGTATCAAATTGTGCCCATCTAGCATCTTTCATATTCAGACACATTAAGATTGTTTCATGTTCTCTGTGCTCTCGTGGCGTGTTACGATACATATGTCTTCGCTGATAAGCACAACACCATACATTACGATAAATCTTTGCCTTCTCCGTCAGTTCCATTCTCTTTCAGTTCTTTTAAATAATCACTAATTAAATTTTGAAAATCACTCTCTGTCCAGTCATTAAAAACGCTTTCTGTTGGATCATTCTCATCCCATGAAATATCAAATGATCCGTCATCTCTTTGTGTTACTTCAATAGTCATTTTATTCTAATACCTCAAAATCTTCAAATTGATCAGATGATACTTCGTGCTTACCATCAATAAGATACCAATGAGTTCCATCACGTTCACCAAGATATTTCATTTGATCTTTACTGAAAGTATTTTCTCTCATTGCTGCTTGAATTTTATAATGAATTAATTCTGATTTATTTGGTACATTCATAATCATCATCCCATGGTGCTTTTTTGTTTAATATCTCACGAAATCTTTCTTGTACTTTTGGATCTGGTGGTTCGTTCAAGCGTTCTACAAGTGCATCAAAGTTTTCTTTTGGTAATACAATACGCTCAGGTGGATAAGAACCCTTGCCCCAATACTCTTCAAAGTTATACACATATTCCATGTGTTGCCATCCATGATTCAGAGAATGCCAGAACTCTCCCCATACATGATAATCATCAAAGCGAAATCCTTCATGAGAGATTAATCGATACCACCACCAGAATGGTGTATACTTAATCGGTTTAAATCCGATTATCCACTTGTTTAAGACCATCTACCTAACCTCAATTTACGTTCAGGTGAAATCCATGGATTATAAGGATCATCATAAGGATAGATATACTCACACATCCAACCCCACGATAATGCCTCCCAGAAGTCATCATAACCATAAGGTTCTGGAGTATTATAACATGACATGATATATGAGATGTTACAAAAACCTTCAATAAACCATTCCCATTTGGTCATCTGCCAGTATTCTTTCCAGGTCATGGCGTTTCATCACTCCAATAGTATCTCAATTGATCACCAGTGATATTTAAATGATAAATCTTACCATCTTGTCCATAAACACCAATCCACAGTGCTCGTTCATTCATACTTTCCAGGTGAAACAACTTCACCTCTTCCAGTACAATTTCATCTGGGTTTTCAGTCCAATTTACTAATTTAGTCATTTTCTTTTTGTAAATAATTTACTAATTTCATTACACCATCTAAATTATCTCCCAACCTTGCTAGAGCACTATTACAACCAGAACATAACCAACCACGAAACTTTCCAGTTTCATGGTCATGATCACAAAATAGTTTTTGATCTTTTCTGTCACATAGTTCACATGCAGTTCCTATAGGAGGTCTTTTCAAACCTTCCTTTTTCATCAACATTCCAGCAGCAGAAGAGTTTGCAGGACCATCTTTAGATCTACACTTGGCACATTCACTTCTATACCCATCAACATATCTCGGGTGTCTCTTTCCTTTCCATCCAGGTTTTTCACCAGATTTATGAAACTCTACAATAGGTTTTGTTTTTCCACACAATCTACATGTTTTTGTTGGTACATTATTTACTGAATTATTAGTTTCAATATCCAATAATGTAAAAATGTTCATAACAATTCGTGTTTCATTCCCATCAGTTTACCATAGATTTTAGCATAGAACAAATGAATAAACTTATCGTTGTCATCCCGTAACATTTGACCTTTGACCAGTGCCATCAATGCTTCAATCTCATGATGGTTCCAATCACCATCTACATTATGTTCAGTGACTTCCATTATGAGTAATTGAAATGTAAATGTGTTTCCCAAGTAAATGCTGGTTGGTCTCTATGAGAAATCATTTCTGCAACAAAATATGGAATGAACCTTGTATATTTGTCTAGAAACTCTCTCTCTGTAAGTTCATCAAATCCGTGCATATAATGATCACAATCAACAAACTTTGCAAACTTTTCATATTCACGGTCTCTATCATCAACTCTTTGATAGTTGCGACAGATCTTCAACCAGAATGAACGACCTTCACCAGTCGCACAATAATCAATCGCAAAGAAACGATAGAATGGTTTGTCACTCATTGTTCTTCCTCACTCTTGCAAGAAACTCATTACTCTGTTGATACAATCCTGCAATCAAATCCTTGATGTCATCAATTGCAATCACAGTATACTCCACATTCATATTTTCACAGATGAGTGCGTCAACCATACATTCCAATGCCATTGCTTGCATATGCTCTGGTGTGATTGGTGTGCCATGTGGCATCCCAGAGCATTCATCATTGTAAAATGCATTATATCGTCGAAGAACAGTTTCACTTCGTTCTTTGCGTTCCCATTCTTCTTTTTCAATTGCTGCAAGTTGTTGAAGTGCATCACCATTTTCATCATAAAGTTTATCAAGAGCATCAAGTGCCTTGCGTTCTTTCTCACGACGCTCTGCTTCTTCAAACATAGCATCAGGATAGGGTTCTTGGTTTCTCATAAGTTCTTTTAACCTTTGTTTACCATACTCTGTAAGTTCATGTTTCTTGGTGCGAAGTTCATCAACTTCCTCTTGTGTGAGATTTACCCATGGCATGTCTTCATTCATTTGTTCTTCTCACAATACAGGAAATACTTGTACTCTGCAACTTGATGTGGTGCATATCTTACGACATCACACTCTTTATACTTATCAACCACTTCAAATGATGCAGAGTTGATTGGGTTATCCCCAGAGGCAAAGTAAGCAAGTGCAATCAGAATAATGATGAATACAGCAGAGGCACCAAGAAATACACCAACACCACGCAGAAACTCTTTGAGAGCATACTTATCTTCTTCAGTCATTTTGCTCCACAGCATACTCTTCCTGCTGTTCTAACTTTCTTTCAAGTTTCTCAATTCTATCACACAACTCGGTGATAATACAAATCAAAGAAGGATAGCAAATAGTTTCAGTATCATTCCCATCCTCCATATCAATATATCGGTGATGGCAAAGTTCTTTGGCAAAGTTGCGTTCAGTCATCGTAGCATCCCCTTAATTTTTTCAAGACAATGATTAAATCCATCCACAAGTAATTCAGTATCTACATTCTGACTTCCTGCTGCTGATTGTTCTTTCGGCAACCATTCTTCTACTGCGGATACAATATCATCACAAGTTGCTGAAATATAATCATATTTGTTTGACAAAATATTCCAGAGTTTTTGAGATTTATGTTTCTCAATTAACCTATTCACAACCTCATCCATAGGTTTTAGATTGTCTTTCTCATCCCAATATGCTCTCACATTCTTATAAGGTTCATCAACTACATCATCATACTTACCTTTTTTTACATCATTAAACCACACACCTTCAAGCAAACGACTAGTTTCACCATCAGTAATCTGCACCAACATTATACCATCACCAGTATGCTTTCTCTTATACCAAGTATGACTTTCATCATTAAATTCAAGACGATAATAATTCTCATTATTATAAAAGACAATCTCAAACTTTCCACCAAGTTCAAAGTTCATTCTTGGTTGAGATTTATGTGTCTCAATCTCTTTGAGGAGTTCCAGTTTCTTTTGAAGCACTTTGATTTCTGCTTCTGTTTTTTCAATATCAGTCATTTCACGAATGTGTAGTTGTGTTTTAGGTGCTACTGTTCCCAATCTACCACTTGCTTCAAGTTTTATGGTAGTTTCTCCACTTGGTGATGTGATTTTAAGGTCAGTCATCATCAGAACTCCAAGTATTCATTTTGGTGCTTACATTACTACTTTCCCAACCTTCATCAAGTGTCCTACATACCCAAGAGTTTTTTGTCGGCATCACTCAAAGAAGCAAGGTCTTTCTTGAGTTTTTCAAGTTTTAGTTCCTTTGCCTTTGCTTTTACTGCCTTTTCTTTCTCCAGTTGTTTCATTCTCTTATTGTATTCTTTGTCGTTTTCTTCACGATGCTTGTAAAGATAATACTCTACAGCACCATCATAACCATAATGTTCTACTTCTATACCTTCCCAACCAGCATCCAAATCTTTTTGGAGTGAAGCAATAATACTCTCAAGAGAACCTTCAAAGTCCCCCCAATACCTTTGAGTTTCTTTGACTTTGATGCGTTTGATAGTCATAAGAAGTTTCTGTGTGTATGAAAGTATTATAAGGCAAAAAGGGCACCTGTGAAGTGCCCTTGTGACGGTTTCTCAAGTGTCCTCAATAATCAAACAATAACGACACTGAAAAATAAAAGTTTCTTTTTGCCAGGTTTTCTTCACACCATTTTCTTCCCAAGAATACACAACTTCGTGCCAAGGGTCTGTTTCTCCATAAGAATTAAAACCCTCAACGGTCACATAACCCTTGGAACCATCTGCCCGTGCCCAACGAGAACCAACTTGGATTTCGTGTGGTTCAAAGAAATGACGGACAACTGCTTTGTGCCCATCTATGATTTCAGTTTCGTAGTTCATCGGTTTGGTTGCTTATGAAAGTATTATAAGGCATCCAGAGGCATCCAGAGCATCCCCTGTGCCAGTTCGTCAAGTGTCCTTACACCGATGTAATGGAATACGAAGAAACTGAAAGAACCTTCCAATATATCCTATCTGTGCTCCACATTTTTGACAACGATAAGATGCATAAGTCATTTCTCATCCACCCATCTAAAAGAAAGACATTTATCCATAAACCAACGAGTAATAGCATTCGGTTTAGTTGTCATATAAAACCTCAAATAACCATTTCCAATCGTATAATAACCTTCGTGTTTATTTCCTTGTTTGATTACAAAACTGGAAGTAATATTACTACCAGTCGCAATAAGGTTAGAATATGTAAGTTTAGGTGGAAATTGTCCGTGTTCCTTCGCATACTTAAAGTCCTCAATAATTCTATTGAACCTTTGATTGTAAAGATACTCTTGATGACATTTGAGTTCAGCAAACTTATGCTTGATACTCTCAATTCGTTTATCAATCTTCTCATCAAACTCTTGTGAGATTTCTTCCAGAGTTTTAGG